CGAGGAGATTATGTGTTACGAGGATAACACAGGTGTACATTGTCACGACTTGCGTAATACAGGTAGTGGATGTGTACAAAACGCTCCACAAGGCCTTAACGGAGAGCTTCGAGTGTTCAGTCGTACTTCAAGATCAGCCTCTATTGTAGACACAAATACGGAGACTGTATGGGGTGACATTGTTTGCCAATAAAAATAAAGAAAAAAGGAGAGTGTAATACTCTCCTTTTGAATTTCGTTTCCTATACATATATGTGGAAGGAAACCACATTAAAAAATCCTTTACATACTTACCCACTTGGAGAAACAACAATGACTAATAAAATGACCTTTAATGAAATGATGAAAGAGTTCAACTACGACTTGGACCGTTGTCTGGAATATATTGACAATGCTGTAGAGCAAGGGTTGGTTGAAATCTCTTGTAATACCTTACCAGTGTACGTACATACTGGAACTGGTTCTTATGACCAACCGTTGTTTTCCGCTAAAGATGACTGGCAACCCAACGTTGCAGGATATACAATGTACATCGAGAACTGGTACGAAGACGAGGATTGTTCTGAAACAGCAGAGATCGTGTTTGAGTTCGAGGACATTGAATGGTTTGAAGAGCACATCTGGCCAGAACACAATGGTATTATCGAGAACAGTGAACTGTACTGGAATGACAGCGAACTTAGAAGACGGTTCGGATTATTATTACAACTCAAACTGGTTCGTTCTAGATTGTTAAATGCTAAACAGTATCTTAGACAGTTCATCACAGAACTGAAAGATGACCAACTACATAGCCACTGTAAGGCTATCGCTGAAATGGTCGAAGAGGAAAAGGTGCTCCAACGAGGGTTGGAATGGGCTTGGCATGGTAATCAACCTGTAGTAGCCTAATAAGTAACCTAGGTATCAAAGAACCCCTACAAGACTTTCACACCTTGTAGGGGTTCTGTTGTTTTTTAGATTAGAATAAGGTAACCTTTCTAAGATTAGGAGGAACATCTTCTATTGTTAGGTTGTTCTCAGTTAAGTACAACTGTTCCAAGTTCTTTAAGTTCCCTATCTCTTTTGGTAAACTAGATAGATTGTTACTATATAAGTCCAAGTATAACAAGTTCTTTAACTTACCTATTTCCTTAGGTATACTTTTTAGGTTGTTTAAACTTACACTCAAATTATACAAGTTCCTTAGGTTTCCTATTTCCTTTGGTAAACTGGTTAGGTTGTTCTCCCTTAACAACAACTCATACACGTTAGTTAAGTTTCCTATTGAACTAGGTAGACTGGTTAGGTTGAAATACTGGAAGTCCAACTTAAGCAAGTTTTTCCACAGAGGGTGTTTTGGATACTTTTCTAAAAGTTCCCAACCTAATCCATCTTGTTTCCAATGTTCTTGCGTGTTGTACCTTCCAGACATAATAACCGTAGGAATAAGTAAGTCACCTATTTCTTGGTCTATAAGCCCATAACTTTCATTTAGTAATATGGCTTGATTAATTTGACCCTCTTCACCACTATTAAGTAAACTTAACAGTTTTTCCTTAAAGTCTGCACTGGCTAACTTTTTAAGGGTTCTTACTTCTGTAAGTAAAGATTTATAAGTAGACACGATTAAACTTTCCTTTATTTAGGTATTGTTTACAGTTAACTTAGGTTATTAAAACATTATTGGAACTTAGCACTTAACTTAAGTTCCAACTGTTCCACTGTTAGATTGTCTTGTACTGCCTTATCCCTTGTGTTGTCCCATAACTCTTTCGAATAGGAACTGAAACTAGGTGGGAACTTAAGTTACACATTACTTGTGCAAAGATGCTATCCATAGGATAGTCCAACCCATCAAACCTAAACGTTTCCACTACTAAAACTTAGTACTCGTAATACTCACTAGGTACTTGGTCATTCCAAGCCTCTTCTAAGTCCTCTTGTTTACGTTTAATAATTTTCTCTACTCTATTCAGAAACTTAAAGTAATCAGTAGCCCTAAAACTTACGTTACCTGAAACATCCCCGAACATATCTTTCCACCCTTTCCTTGTTAGGTTAGAGTCTTCTGGGTCGGTACTGTCCGAAAAAGAAAGTGTGAAGCGTGATGGACCTTGTTGTGTTAACTTTATACTATAACTTCCACCACCGTAATGTTGTCCATCCTCCCAATGTCGTCTAGGACCCTTAAAAATAAAATACCCACTTTGCGGCCCATAATTATTATAGTAGTCTATGTTGGAAAGACTTTCACAGATAAACTCTAATTTCTCATGTATCCAAGAGTAATTGTATACATCAGTTATATGTGCAAAGGCTAATTCCAAAACTTCTTGTTCGGAAACTAACTCTAATGTTTCATTTAAAACAAGACCTTGTTGAACCAAAGATGGGTCTTTACTGGATAATAAGTTTTCTAGTTTTTGTTTTCATTCATAACTGTACATCCTTTTTTAGTTACAATAGTTAGTTTAGATAAACCAATTATTAAGACACATAAGCCCTTGGAGATAAAACACCTCGTCCCACATACGGACCAAAGGAACTACGAATACCCACACCATACTTAGATTGCTTTAACCCACGCATATACTTAACTGTTCTAGACTTAGCTTCCGTTAACTTATCCCATTGATCTTCTGCGTTAGATTTCATACCTTCATACTTAGAAGACTTTTCAATGTTAAGGGAAATACCACCAATACTGTAATCAAACTCGTTAGCGATCCAGTTATAAACTAAGGCTTGAGCTGCGTTTACCAAAGCGCCCCATAACAAGGCGGCTTTCCAACTTGGATTCTGTGAACATAGTCTATCGATGCTAGTAAGATGTTCTGTACTTGGTGGATGTATATTCCACTTCCACAAAGCAATCTCTAAGTACTCATAGAACTCTTCGTCTGTCCATATATAACCAAACACTTGGTTATAACAACCAATCGTACCTTCACCCTCTGGTGGATTAAATCTATAGTTACGATCTGGATTGTTGTCTCTTGTAAGAACTCTCATCTTATGAATAAGGTCTTGTACACAATCCGAATAAGGGCTTACACTTATATCTTGTTGTTGTGTTACAATACCAAACTCTTGTACAGCACCTTCTAATAAAGAAGTAGACAACTCTTTAATGTGCCAACGAATACGATAATCACCTGGAGTAGCGTTAGCGGGTACCATTAAACTAGCATAGTACTCACCCACTTCTGGGTTCATTGGTATTCTATTATCTGGACCAATACGAACTTCTTGGTCTGTGCTAGGGTCTACATAATAGATACTGTAACTAATGTAGTAAACGTTTGTAGGATTACCACTAGAATTAGTTAAGAATATGTCTAGGTCATTGCGACCCAACACTTGCCCTTGTTGAAATACTACACTCATAACAAAACCCTTACATGATTGGTATACACATAAGGGTTTGTATTAACTGTTTATTGTTTAGACCTACTTACGACTCAGTTTCTTAAGGTCCTTTTCTAATGTTCGATATATGTTTCGCAAATCGTTATCTTGATTATGCGTTAAGTCGAACCTATAAGACTTAACAACCTCGTACGTTCCTTCCCTTATGATTGAAACATAAAGTGGTGTTGCGCCAACATTATCATAATCTATCAAGAACTGTTGGTGCTGGTGTTGTAGTGGGTCTGCAACACCACGAAACAACGTGATTACTAAATCCTCATCTTTCCACCAAGGTTCAATTTGGCTTAACCGAACAGGTTGTGTTCTTGTATAAGTAACATTCGCCATGTCACCATTAACTTGAATGTCTGTAATACGATAAGGTGAAACCATACCCGACAAAGCCTGCTCAATCTTACCTCTAACCTCACTAGGGTCTTCGTATTCTATTACTTGGTCTACCAACCAATCTCTACTGGCTAGTTTCTTAAGTTCTCTTACTTCTTTAAGTAAGTTCTGTACTGTTAGTTTTTTAGACATTGTTTACTCCTTAGTTTATAATCTTACATCAGGATTGTTTACCAACCATTCATCGATGTCATCCGTAATAACATCCGCCTCGCCTACCTCAATACCAAGTCGAGCTGCTACAATAGGAATGGCCACCTCTGTAATCGGTAATTGTGATAGAATGGCTGCCAGTACTGGACCAGCGCCAAAGAATGTTGCAATAGCAGGGATAACAAAAGTTTCTATAATTTGAATTAAGGCTAAACCAACACCTACTTTCCAACCATACTGTTTTACCATGGCAATAATAGCCTTTACAACATTGACAGGATTAATAGTAGACCATATAGCCTTTAACTTAGTGAAGACCACATTCTCTGTAACATCGTCTTCCATTTCTTGATATATTCTCTTTAAGACTTCCCTTTGTAGTTTCTTGTCTTTCAAACCTTTAGATGAACTTATGCTTGGAGACAAGTATCCTTGTAAGTAACCTTCCACATACCAGTCACAATCACTTTTACAAGTAGACCCAGACATACCTTTATACTCAGGTCTACTACCTCGAACACTATCTAAGGCCCCAGCTAAAGCACCTTGTTCATACTCTTCAAATGTTTTCTGTATAAGTTGCTTCTGAACTTCTTCTACAATAGAAGGAGCAATGTCTCTAAAAATATCGTCCACAACTTCATCTACAGCACTATCTAAGAACTGAGGTGCTCTTTTCAGTAAACTGTCTATGGGTCGTGTTACCCAAGTTTCCCATATGTCTTTAAGACCTGCCTGTCTATACTCATATTCTAACTTAGAGATACTATCCGCATGTTGTGCTAGAATATATAAAGAGGCTACTTTATGTGAACTTGTCTTATCCATATTAAATACCTTTATTTCTTATCTTGAAATGTTAAATTCTTCATTAATTTAATTGCTTGTACATAAGACATAGCATTAACTTTAGCGTAATCTGAGAAGTACTCTTTCTTTAAGTTACGCATTATGTCTTGACCTTTATCCTCGAAAATGAAGAAAAGTCTTTTACCTTCCCACTCGGTGTCTAACAACTTAACACCCGCAACTTTTAAATAAGCCGCAAAATATAAATCACTTGTTCTATACATAACCACAAACCCTTTTAAAAAAGGTGGTAGTAATTTTTACTACCACCTATACTTACACATACAAACTTAATTAAGCCAGTACATTACCAGAAGCGTCGTATACAACAACAGCTCTTCCAGCAGTTCCTTTGTATGAGAAAGAGGAACTTGCCAACTTAGACAATACACCTTCTCCACAAGACAACTGTAAAGATCCAGTGATGTAGATTTGGCGATAACCGTCATCGTCAAATGAACCTAAACCAGATCCAGCAGCCAAACCACCTACAATAGATCCAGAAGGAAGAGTGAACTTACCACCACCTAAGATTTTAAGAACGGCTTCCAAAGAACCAGTAGACCCACCAGAACTTAATGCAGTAGCCGCACCAGCGCCGTTAGCAACCAACTGAGCGTTAACTACAGTCAAGGTAATAGCAGACCCAGCGTTCTTAAGAGCGATAAGATCAATAGCAGTATCGTTAGCAACTGCTACAGTGATAGTAACACCAGAAACAGCGTCGATTACATTAGCGATCAAGTAAGCCGAAAGACCTTTGTATTCTGCAACAGTAGCATTAGCAACCAAAGCAGCCAAAGTATCGTTTTCCGCGATAGCAGGTACATAACCAGATTGAGTTACAGGATGGTAAACACCAGAAGCCTGAGAAGTGTTAGGATGCAAATCAGTAACTTGCATTGTTCCAGCAGGGATGTCAGAGCGAACTCGACAGATATAAGCATTATTAGCCATTATATTCTCCTAATAAATAAAACATCACTTTCGTGATAAGGGGTTTTGGATTATGTGTTAACCTTTTGGTATCACACAATTTAAAGTGAAGGTGGAAGTACCACCTACGGCTCTAAGAAAGATAGTTGAAGTTCCAGAGTCGTGAAAGGTAATAGAATCACCATTCGCAACTTGTACCTCTTGTAAACCTGAACCTAAGGCTATAAAAATAGGATTAGATCCAGTATTGTAAAAAGTTATACGCTCAACTTTACTTGGAAACAATACACTCATACTATCTACGGGAGGTAATCCACTATAAGTAGTAGGTGTACTTACACTAGGGGCTGTTCCATTGACGGCCAGTAGACCTTGTTGAGCATGTACAAAACTAGCGGTAGGTACAACTAACCAACCACCAGTTTTAAGAACAGATCCAGCACTATCTAACTCTAGTATACGAACAAAGTTAATAGCACCTTCTCCATGAAAGGTAGTAGAAGCGTAATCATCTGGGTCAATGTTAATGTACATACAACCTTTTCTAGAACGCTCTACTATATTTGTACGGTTCTGTTTAATAGAACTAGACATATAGTCTTGCCCTTTTAACACTGTAACCATATCACCCGCAACAGGTGGATTCAGTGTTTTAGAACCTTGTAGTTTTACACTATAAGTGTTTTTATCTAAATGTTTCTCCACAACCTGTAAGTATACAGAGTTATTGAATCTATCTATTAGATTTGGATATGTTACAAAGGACATAAACTTCTCCTATCTAACAAAACTAAATCTATAAACACATTATTGTTATGATTCTTTTGATTCTTGGGCTTTCTTTTCGTAAAGTGTTGTATCCTTCCCCTTAGACTTGGCTAACTTAACAGCCTCACCCCACGATTCTACTCTTTCACCCTCAACATTCGGAGCCAACTTTACATTTAACTCCTCTCGTTTTATCTGGTCTTCTTTTTTGGATAACTTTTTATTTTTCATACCCATCTGTTGTTTAATACGAGCGTTCTTATCAGCCCAACCGTCACCCTTAAACACTACTTGTGGTATCGTGACTTCCTTGTGTGTATTGGTACTGTTACATTCTGTACAAGTTTGTGTTAATGTGGACTGGGAGAAAGGTAGTAACTTTTTAAAAACACTTGTACACTCTACACACTTATAACTATAAAAAGGCATGGTTAAACTCCTTACAATAAACATATTATAGTACTATACACAATATATAATAAACAACATGAGGAATAGTTATGTCTATCTTTGACTTACACGCCATAACCTTTGAGGATTCTACTCTGGGGGAGTTATACCAAACATTTATTTATGATTATCCTTCAGAGATAGCAAGAAGGCCCTCTAACGGCGAATATGGTAAGAAGATACAAACAATTTTAAAAACAAACGACCCAGATTACTTCCAACAAGCATTTGAACTAAGTGTTACTTTGGAACCCGAAGAGAAAGGTTTAATAGCACTTGTATACAAGGCCTTAGTAAATTATTATATAACACCACTTGAAAGTAATTTTCAGGATTGGTCTAGCCAACCGTTTAACGACAACTTATCCTACAGAGATAATTACCTTTACTTTATGCCTAAGGTATATAACTATGTATACAAAGGTAAAGTTATATCTTCTAGTGAAGTAGAGGACATGGTAGCCGAACACTTAGGGATGGAACCCTACGCTTTATTTTCACAGAAGGCCTATAAGATAGATAATGTAACGGCTTTAGAGGGTACTCTACTTATAGACTACGATTCAAACATTGTAAGTGGAGAATTAGAGTTAGAGGCTATTGTAAAAGACGAAACAGGTATTCACCAACAAGAGTTTATAATGCGAAAGTGTGTTGTAGATAACATAGATGTTCGTCATGCTATTGATATGTCTGATGTTGTTATAGACGAGGACAACCTAGTTCAAAGAAACTTGTTTTCTTTGAGTATACCTAAAGACGCTAAAAAGACCCTTGAAGGTTCTATTATGACAGACAAGATGTCTTACACTTTAATACTAGAGTTAAACTTCTTAGATCCTAATGGTATGGAAACATATAGTGGTGGTGATGTTGAGGTTAGGTTTTTACTAGACAGACTTTAATAAAACGTGTAATAAAAAAGGCTACCCACGATAGGTAGCCTTTATTGTATTTAGTTATAACTAAAACTTACTCTGCAGAGCCTGTGTCTTCTACTTGTTCCTCTGAACCTGTATCTTCACCTTGTTCTGCTCCAGTATCTTCTACTTGTTCTTCTGTAGCTGTTTCTTCGTTTGAAGGTTCGGTTAATGCAGAGTCTTCCGATTTATCTCCACAAGCCAATAGCAATACTAACATTGTTAACATTATAGTCTCCTCGTTTTAAATGTTACACTCATCCTACGGATAGGAAGTCTATTGTAACACATTAATCGTTAATGGTAAACTCAAGCTGAAACCATCCTTCATGGGGTTCTTTGTACTCTGTTACAGCCCGTCCTTTCTTTAAGGCTTCTAACACACCTTTTTTAAAGGCTTTACCATACTGTCCTGTTCTAGGATGTGTATGTTCTTTCCAAGTAGTGTTATCACCACTCTCCAGTTCCATAGTATTAAGAAAGGTATAAGTGTTAGTCTTAGAGTTAATTTTATACATATTTATTGTAATAGTCATTACAGTCTCCTTTTTAATTTTAACATGAAAACAATACTTAGTTTATGTTTCTATATAAACTATAAACTAATAAACAGGTATAACATGAAAAGATCTAACTTACTTAACAACAATGTTAGTCCTAAGTCCGTTTACAACTTACCAACAAACTCCGACAGAGAACCGGACTCAGCATTACCAGAATCCCGTAGTGAAACTTACATAGATAATGTCGAGTTTACAAAACCAGAGAATGTACAACCAAGAACAGAAAGCCTACCCGGTGCTCAATATGGTGTACCATATAAAGAGGATGGGTACTCTGTTACTAGAAGAACAATGACTGCCAATGTAGTAGACAGATATATGTCTATAGAAGAAGGTATGGACAAAGAGGGTGAGTTAGAAGAAGAAAACGCTTGGAAAAGACAAAAGAAACAAAAGGGTCGGGATAAACAAAAGTCTAAAAAGTACTATCGTAAGAATAAACAAAAGATCCTTAAACGCCAAAAGAAGTACCAACGCAAACCAAGTGTTAAGAAACAAATAAAGAAACGGCGTCAGAAAAATAAGAATCGTAATACAACAAGAAGGGCTTCTGTTTTAAATGTTGTACACGCGTACACAAAACAGTCTAACACACTACAAAGTCTAACTAAGGGTCTTAACCCTAGTATTAAACAAAACGCGGACAGTGTACAAATTAAACAACTTAACAGTAAGAATGGTGTATTACTGTTCAAGGCTAATGATTATAAGGTAAAGGTTCAAACAGAGCCTTCTATTAATGTAGTCTGTGACTGTAACTTTTTCCAATACTCGGGTCCTGAGTATTGGGCTTTTAAACAAGGGTACTTACTAGGAGAGCCGAAAGGTACAGCCACTAAGCCGAAAGTAAAAGACCCAAACCAAAACAACAAACTGTGTAAACATATTGTAGCAGTTATCAACCAACTTTGAGGTACAGATGAAAATCAGCCAAAACTTACTTCAAATCTACCAAGACAAAAAACACTTAGTAGATTGGAATAAAGCCACTAATAAAGACATCTCTAACATCCTTGGTATCTCAATGGGGTACGCTTCTTACATTAAGAGATACCACAATGAAACTAATAAGGCCCCTTTAACTAAACAAAGAATCGATACTTTGTGTGATGACGAATACGAAAAAGAATACTCCTCTATTGGTCGTAGGGTTACTTCTTTAGAAGAACTACTACAAGCAACTAATACAGACTTAGATAAGTGGACAGTAGTAGCACATACTATTAATACATGGGAACAAGCACAAAGTACTGAGAGTGGAACACCTCAGATTGTTACTTTGTATCAAATCAAAGCCCGTTTAGAAAGAAGACTTGTAGACGAAATTAAACCCGCTAACAAGATCGAACTTAAAGCACCTAAAACACCTAAGAAGTCTACCAACCATAAAAAGGTTTTGTTTATTCCAGACACACAACATGGTCATGTTTGGAGTTCAGACTATACTAAGTTAGAACCTATCCACGATCGTAAAGGTATTGATGCTGTTATTAAACTGGCTTATGATTGGCAACCAGAAGTAATTGTTCTGTTAGGGGATATGTTAGACTTAGCACAATGGTCTTTAAAGTTTCCTAGACCTCCTGAATATAGACAGACAACATCTGTAACTATTAATGAACTGTATTACGACTTGTGTCGTATTAGGGAAGCGTGTCCTACAGCACAGATAATATGGTTAGAGGGTAATCACGAACAAAGGATTCAAAAAGCCCTTACAGAGTTATTACCCGAGACTACTCATTTAGCACCTGCAGGTGAAACATTACCTGCATTGTGTATTGAAAGACTACTACACTTAGACCAACTTGAAATTGAATACATTAAACCATTCCCTGCGGATTACTGGTTATGGGATTGTATTCAAATCTGTCATGGCGAAGGACATGGTAAAGGTGTAACAAGTAAGTTAGCCCGTACTAAGTCTTACTCAATGGTGAAAGGACATGGTCACGGTTTAGAGTTAGCTTGTGGTCGTGTAGAAACACCACAAGGGTCTAGAAACATTACTGTAATGCAACCAGGTTGTTTATGTCGTATTGACGGTGGTACACCTGGTGTATCTCCTAGACCAGATTGGCAACATGGTGTTGGTTTTGGTATCTTAGATAGTAATGGTCAAGAACATATCTGGGCTGCTCCTATCCATGACGGTATTCTTTACTTCGAAGGTAAGATTTATAAAGGTGAAGACAATAGAAACCAACTGGCTAAAGAGTTAGGTATTACTCAACTAGCATTCTAAAGTTCTACAACACCTACAGACATTCCAGTCTTTAAAGACTTAGGACCAACCTTAGTAACTCCCTTTGTTAACACATTGGGAGTTATTTGTATTTGTACACTAGGGTCTTCCCAAAAGTATATTACAGTACTGTTGTCTTTTAATTCCATAACTACAAAGTCACAGTTACTTATAGCCGTTGTTAAATATAACAAGGCTTTAATAACCGCTTCTTCACCTGTACTACAATGGAAAGGGTCACCCTGTGGATAGGACTGACCCTCTAAACTAAAAGTAAACTGTACTGTATACATACGAACCGATTATAATCGTCTAAAACGCTTTAAGGCTTCGTTTACTTTTTTAATGTCTAATACAGATCTAAACTTAGGCCAAGTTAATGTGATAACTGTTTCGTCACGTGGATAATCGACTTTAATGTTTACTTGTTTATCCACAGACTTTATATCCCCTATAAAAGCCTGAGTGTCTGCGAAACCCAGACTACCTAGGTTTGTTAATGTGTAAGAGAGTGGGTTAGAAGATTCCCATTGGTAATTATTCATATCATCATACTCGAACCATTCATCGCCCAGACCGGCTTCAAAAGTTTTTTGTACAATGTCTAAAGCACCGTTAAAAATCTGTTTATGTAAACCCGCGTTTAAAGCAAGGTCTAATTCTTCCAACTGGATTAAAAGATCCAGGTCTTGTTTTCTAATAGCCGGGGCTATTAGGCTGTATAGTTTTTTAATTTCACTCATAAGAGTCTCCTAGAATGTTATACGCCAAGTAATTGTTAATCTAGCAGTGGATGGTTTTGAAATAACCGAAAAGGTTAAGTAGTTAATAAGAATGTCATACAATGTTAAGTCTTGTGTTAAATCCCTTGTAGGAAAACTATCTGGATTGTCATTCTTAATACCAGTGTTATCCGATATAGTAGACAATAAACCCATTTCGTTTAAAGGTCCTACAGCCTCCCCTTCATCAAAAGTACAAGTAAAGTCTACCACATTAGTAGGTATACCTACAGCGGCTCCACTTGCGTCTCTAAAGACAGTTTGTGTAAAAGGTTTACGAGAGATTTCGGCATTGAGTTTACGTTGTCTTTGGTCTGGAGCGTCTGGTGATAATAAAGCACCTGTGGCACCTGTACCTACAGCCAACATATTAACACCGTTATTTCTTGAACTTGGATCTTTAAACAAGATAGCGGCTAAGATACCAGCGTCTAATGTAATGATGTTCTTTTTGTGTTCTTTATGTAGTAATTCACCATTACTATCTACTAACTCAATAAACACTTCACCTTTAAACGATGTAGTTTTATCTGTATGTTCTAATGTAAAACCCATATTCATATTTCCTTTGGCTTTTCTGAATGTTTCTTTTTGTATACTCATAAACCGCCTACCTTACATCTTGTATAAAAACATTATTGTCTAATAAAAAAGGATGACTATAACCGTCATCCTTTTATTGTACTCTACTATGTATAGGGATTAACACACTTACATTAGTAAATCTAAAATCATCTTTTCGAGTTCTTCAATAGCCCCAATTACATAGGCAGGGTCCTCTGTCATCATTATTCCTTTAGGACTCTCATATATGTCAGCGTACAAGAATTTAGGTAACTTTTTTAAAGTTTTATCTGAAGTCATCAAGGCCCAACGCGTCTCCAGAATTTGTCCGTAAACCCCTCGGTCCTTGTCCCCATTAATATTCACAAAAAAATCACCACCACCGTCATTAACCCAAGTTAGATTAGGCATACCCATAATAGGGGGTTTTCTTTCCTGTATTTTAAAAGCCTTATCTAAAGCTTTATCTACGCGCTGGGCTCGTGCTACTTTATTCCTTCTCATTTTTTTACTCCGTTTACAATGAAAAACACTATGTACACATACATACTGTACATAGTGTTTTAGGTATAGACTTATTATTGTTTATTTAAGAAACTTCTTAAATACAGTCTCCCATGAACCAATAGCCGCTAATCCTGCGATTACACCCGCTTCGAGTGCTACACCCATAGAACCACCAGAGGCTAAAGAAACACCTACAGAACTAAGAATACCAAGTACTAAAGACACATAAGGAATGTTATGTGCTCCAACCTTTTCTTTTAAACCGAAACGATTAGAAGCATATACTAATAACATTACAAGGAAACCTGCAGCCAGCGGCCAATCTTGAGTTTCAACAGCTTTGTAGAAAGCCTTTGCATCTTCTAACGCTTCTTCGTCTGTAGTAGCAATAGTTTCTTCTACTACAACCTCTTCAGACTTAACCTCTTCTACTTGTACTTCACCTTCTTCCGATTTAACTTCTTCCGATCGGGGTTCACCTTCTTCTTCAACAGCAACTTCTTCTACAGTCACTTCTTGTTGTTCAGGTTGTACTTCCGGTAAAGTAGGCTCTTGGGCAAAACATAAGCCCGTTAATAATAAATACATAATGTACTCCTCTATTATAATAAAACAGGGTAGGTCGAAATACCTACCCTAGGATACTATATAACAAGTTTATTGTTAATAGTCGCTGGATGTGAACAAGTCCACAGTGTCTGTGTCACTATCCAAATCCAAAGTTTCTGTGTTCTCTACAGTTTGTGTAGTAGTGTCTTCTGTAGTAGTTTGTGTAATAAGAGCATTTACATACTCTACAACAGTATCGTTCTCAATAGACATAAGTGTGTTAAACACTGGTTCGTTGTTTTGATAAGCAAAGATCATGTCGGCTTTTGTATTGTTATCCCAAGTTAAGTCGTACTCGAAATCTGTTACAAAAGTTTTCAACATATCTACTTTAATTTGGGCTTCTTTAATAGTTGCTGTAGGTGTTCCAGTAGAAACAGCATTAGGTAGAATGTCTTCCAAGGTATCTCCAGCCATTGCTGTTTCTACATCTCCAGTATAAGTAGTGGAAGCTGTTTTTACCTTTTCAATTTGTACAGTACTATTATCAATACTTTGGATTGTAGTATCTGTAATCTGGTCTACTCTAACAGTACCAGCCTTTGGAGAGTTTTTAAAACGAGCAATAACACGACCTTCGTTTTGATCACCTGAAACAGTAGACAAGTCTTTTGTTACAGTACTTACTTCTCGTTCTTCTTCTACAATAGTTTGTAGAGTTACCTCTTCTTGTTTCTCTCCAGTAGAAATAGCTTTATGTACTTTTACACCACTTGCTTTTGGTGTATATGTTGCAGTAGTGTTTTCTACTGTTACAAGCCATCCTACTTTAATAGCCCCTCGTAAAGAAGGAACAGTTTCTTCGGAACCACCTCTAATCATTGTAGTACCATCGAAAGCAATTACTTCATCCTTTTCTAAGTTAGTATCTAAAGCCCCTACATTAATTTTTGTAATCGCTCTATACTCTTGAAAGTCACCTTTTGTAAACATAATAAACTCCTTATGTTATGAAATGGAAATCTGTGTTTAACATTATCTTAGTAGGTGTTACTGCTATACCTACTTGTACTAAAACATCTAAGGCATCTAAACTAAACTGGTTAGTTACATACCCTGGTGTTTTAGACAAGTAAACAGAATCACCTACTTCAAATAATACACCGTTTTCTCTTAAAGGAGTTAAAGTTGAACCACGATGTGAAATTAAGTTAGCAAAATTACCACTTTCCACACCTCTATTAAGAAACCCAATAAACTTATCCCCAAAGTAACTACAACCTACCATCTTAACACCTAGGTTATTACTTACAGGATCGTTTACAATACCTACCGCAGCGTAGGCGGGTATGGTTTGAATGGCTCTTACACTATCTGTCATTAAGACACCTGTTCCAGCACTAGGTATTCTTGCTATAGCCATTTTATCCCCCGAATGTGTATATAGTGCCTAGTGGAGTACTTTCGATTGTTTCTTTTACTCTGTTAAATAATATGCTTAGAAACTCTTTTGTTACTCTTAATCTAGAAACTAACTTTGCTGTACCCAAGTCTTCTGAGTACACACAAAAGTCTAACAGGATGTCTATACCATCATGTAGTATTCGAAAAGCGTTTACATACTCTCCAAAACAGTTTTCACCTTGTATGGTACAATCTACATCCTGTAACATTTTTATTCCTCTTGATGAATATAGGCTTCCAACACTTGTCCTAAGTTATCTAACAAGTAACTAGTACAAGCACTAGCAAATCCAAATAAGATAGCACTTAGGAAGTCTTGCCAATTAGATAATACACTACCTTTAATAACTAATGTGTGTAGTACAAAAGAAATCCAACCTGTGTGGAATCCTGTACAGAAAGCACATTGGAACATCTTGTCAAAGAACGCTACTCTATTATATAGAAAAGTAGCCTTATTCATTAAAAAGAAACATAAACCATAAGCGGTTAATAACATTAAGAACATTGTATCTCCTCAGTTCTATTTTTGTCTTCTAGAAGAAGAAGTTTTTCTTCTTTGTGTTGTTGCTGTAGAGTTAGTAATCCTACAACATGAAGTCTCTGCCATAGTATCTAAGTCAATGTCTTGGATACTATCTGGAATCATATCCATATTACAATCCATACCGAAATCCAAAACAGTTTGATTTAGTACATCTTTAATAAGGGCTAACTTACGAGTTTGTATTTCTGTGGCAATACCCCTTACTGTTAACTCTTGAAGGAAGAACATTTCTAAAATAGTGTCTCCTAAACCGGCCTGTAATTCGTTTGTACTGTTTAATTGTACTTTGGATCTTGAATACTTAAACATAGTTTCCTACCTGTATGTATAGTTACAACATATAGACCATATAAACAAAATAAAAGGGAGATAGGTTTCCCTATCTCCCTAGCCACATTACTTAGTAGAACTAAGTAAACCAACTAACCTAGATTAGTAAGTCATGATGTGACGGATTTCCAAGTACAATCCAGCAGCTGTCATCTTACCGATTTGGATTAACTCACCCGCACCAGTAGTAGATGGAGCAACATTAGTCATTTGACCACCAGCACTCAAGAAGATGTCATCACCAACAGCGAATCCTGAAACAGCAGCACCCATATCTTGGATAACTTGGCCGTTAACGAAGATCAATTGGTTTCCATCTGGAGAAACACCAGCAGACATTGCGAATACTCTTTCTGCGTTATCTGTAGGGACAGACAAGTCAGACTTCAACAATTCGTAAGCCGCTACTGATCCAAGAACACCTGTGTCTTGAACAAGTTCTTTGCTGAAGTACAAGTGTTCTGTAGCAATGTTAGCATCTAACTCAAAGTGAACAGTGTCAGTAAGAGGATCAACAGAAGCAAGAATTCCATAAGAACCACTAGAAGTGATTTTGAAAGACTCACCAGAAGCGAAGTCCAAAGTACCAACAGCCCCGTTAACATCGTAATCCCATTGAGAAGCCGCTGTGATAGCTGCTTGCAATGTAGACAACTCTGCTTGTACATAGTCGACGATTGCTTGAGTAGAAGCAAAAGTACCTTGTGACGCAGCACCTTGAGCAGGGAAGTTAGCGCCGTTTTCTTCGATAGACATACTCCATTCGAAGTCTTTACTAGTACCGTTAGCATCAATAACCATGTAGTTATTAGTAAGAGCAGTACCTTTAACAGTAAAGCCAAGACGTTTGCTATAGTTAGAAGCCAAACGAAGATCAGCATCGCTCAAAGTAGAGTCTAAGTCTTCGATAGTAAGTACTAACGGAGCAGCGACAGATTGGTTAGAAGAACCAATACCAACAAACTTCAAGTCAGTGATTGCTTGTGTTCTATCAGTAACTTCTTGTGCAATAGCATCTTCGTTAACTTTAATAGCAGCATCCAACTTAGCATCTGCATCATCCAAAGAAGTAGCAGCACCAATGTAGTTACGAGTTCCAACAGCAGTGTAAGAACCATCCGCTGCAAGTCCAGCACCTGTTTGAGTGCCATCCAACTCACCTTGTACAAGAGCAATTTGAGCGTCCAACTTAGCGTCTGCGTCCATCATAGATGTAGCGGCTGCTAAGTAGTTAGATCCAGCAGGTGGTGCGTAAACATAACTAGCAGTAGTGTCAGAACCAATAACAGCAACTTGAGTAGCGTCTAATTCTGCTTGTAAGTTACTAGACAAGTTAGAAACAGCACCTTCTACGAAAAGAGCGATTGCCTTTTCAGTAGCGAACTCAGTGTCACTAGCAGTTAAAGAACCACGAATAGCTTCTACAGAGTCACGATAAGCTGCTGAGTCCATCATTGAGAACTCAACCGCTTGTGGTTGGATAACAGATACTAAGTTAACACCAGCAGAACCATCGAAAGAAACCTTAGCGGCAACGATGTCACCAGAGATTTCAAAGTCTTGTGGGTTTAACAAAGTAGTAGCAGTAGAAGCATTACCTTCTAAGTCAGAAACAATCAATCCAGGGATGAAAGTCCACTTCATAGAGGTCTTGTCAAACTTGATAGAAGCGATTGCTGGAGCTGCTCCGTCCCAGTAGTTCAACTGGAATCCGTAAACATTAATACCTGCAGAGTTAACAGTAGGTAATCCTAAACCACCAAGACCGTTATCTTCCATACCTAAATCAATGACAGCGTCAAGAATTTTCGCATCCTTGATTTCGATTTCAGAAGAAGCACCTAGAACAGTCAAGTTACCTTGGATAGTAACATCTTGTTGAACAGATACACTTTCAGAGACAGATAAAGAACCTTCAAGGATCATCACTTCTGATGCTTTTACCTTTTGGATTTTACCTGACGCTTCGTTAAGAGAAATAGCCTTAAATGCCATAATAGACTCCTTAGTCTAAAAAATACATTAGCACGAGTATCTCAATCTTTAATATATCTAATATGAAGTCTATGTACCTATATGGAACAGGTATAGACTAACTATTAAAAAATAATTAAACTTTTTTAAACAAAAATAATCTAACTATCTTTTATATACTAGGACTACTGTATAAAGGTACTATTGTAAACTGGAGAGTATAAAAATGGCGTTCACTAAAACAAGTGTAGGAATAACCCCTGTTAAAACAACACAATTACCAATTGCTGTGGGTACACAAAAGGATAATTTATTTTGGACAGGGATTAAATGGGTAACAAAAGAAGAGTTTGAACAACTAACAGAGGGAAAGAAAAATGGGTAAGTGTGTTATTGGTGACTCTTATACTTTTACAATCTTGTTCTTAGACGACGCTGGACAAAAGTTTGATCCAGACATTGCCTCTATTGAAGTTTTTTATTTCGATACTGGAGGTACTAAAGTTCCTATTGTACCAGAGGGAACTCTAATGGACCCTGTACCCTCGGACGCTTCCAGATATAAACTTACAATGTTAGTACCTAATACACTTACACCTAGTACACAAATATATGGTGTAATGACAGGTGAGATACTAAGTAGGGGTGTAAAAGTAGTGTCTGAGGAGATTGTAGATCTGTTTTATGGTGAGGATTGTGATAAAGAGGTTGTATATATAGATAGGGGTCTTAAAGTGTCTTTTACAAGACCTAAGTAAGGAGTATACATGATTACTTTAAACAAAGAGTTTTTACAAGACAGAGTTAAAAAGTTTCAAGCGGAACTTAAAGAGATGTCTAATCACTTTGGTCGTATTAAACAACACAACGAAAGAGAAAAGGCTCGTTTAATGGAAATGGCTGGACTAACACAAAAGTTCCAACAGATGGACGAAGAGTTAGAAAACTGGAAAGTGGAAAACCAGAAACTTGCGGATAACATCTCTGGTCGTATTTTCGAACTTAAAGAACTAATCGAAAACATCGAAAAGTTTGAACAGTTAGAACAAGACTTACCTAGTGAAGAAGAATCTCAGGAAGATAAAAACTAATGGTTTATGTCACTCACAATCTTTTATATGTACCCCCTATCTTAACACAAGATAGTTTATCACCATTATTACAAAACCAACCTAACTTTAAGATCGTTAGTGGCCATATTAATACATTCGGATTACCAATGTCCTTAGTTAAAAATAAAAGTGTTGTTGCAGGTGTTACTAACCCTTGGAAGTGGTATGTAGACTTTTATGTCTCTTTACAAAATAAACAGGAACTTTTACAAGTTCTTGGTAGAGGTAATACAGACTTTAAAAGTGTCCTACACACTTTAACACACGCCTTAGATGTAATACCAGAACCTAATAGTGTGGTTTTATGGAACACTACAAATATGAATGATGTGTATGATGACTATATGTGTAGTGGTTTAGGATACTGTTCTTGGTTGTTTAAGACAACATATAAGAACACTCCAGATTTTTATATTAACCTCAATAAAACACAAAGTGGTTTTGATACTTTGTTGTGTTTACCAGAGTCTAACTCTACTGTAGAAACAGATTACATTAATCTGTATGACGAAGAAATGATAGACTGGGTAAGGTTTGCGGATAGCGTCTATATTAATTGTTTTAAGTGGACAATGACAGACACAGACACACCCTCTTTATATGTAAAAGAGGATATGGACTTTCCTTACTCTTTTACTCACTAGTTTACTTTTCTTGTTGTACATAAAGTATTAGTTGAGTTTTAACAGTTAAAGTAAACTAACTTAAAACACCTTCTGTGATTGTAGGAGGTATAATTTGTGTACCTCCTTGCAGTACAAATAACTCTACGGATTCTTGAACACCACCACCCAACAAGGCTTCCGTTAAAGATGTTAGCCCACCCCAAGGCCCTAATCTGTCTGTACTAATACCATAATCCGTTATAGTGTACGCACACGAGTTATTATCGTCAATACCTGTAAAAGTATCCTCATGTGTAATGTTACTTAACTGTATTAGTGTTTGTTGGTTCATACCCATCTGTTGACCAGGTATGTTAGTGTACAACATTGTAGAGACAGTACTTGTTGGTAATACCATACCAGTGTAAGACCCACCACTTAAATGTAATGCCGGTGCGTTATGTAATGTGGCCGTACCAGATATAATAGAACTACTTTTATTATACACACCTGCAACACCTTGTTCTAAAGGTTTGTTGTCCGTTGTAAAGTGTCCTTCTATTTCTATATCTTGAAAGCCTGTATTATCATCTATAAACGTAATTGGTACATCATTACCTTGTTCTTTTGTACAAACCTGAACATCCGAATAGTAATCTTTACTTGTTGGGATTATTGGTGTACCTTCGTTCAGAACTGTAACAGTTTGGTTTACAGGCTGTGAACATAAGTAAGTTTTACTTATAGGATTACCGGGATTGAAAATAACTCTTACAGTAGAACTTGTTAGTGGTGTGCTTAATACAATGTACTGAGTTAACCTATCAAAAGTATAGTCTGTACTAGGTATTACTACATTGTCCACTATTAACTTAAACACTCTAGAAGCATATACACCACTATCAGGTATATAAACTAAAGTAGAAGACCTTGACTCGAAAGTATAGTCCTCTAAAGATATGTCGTAGTTATATTCTCCAGAAGTTAAAGTAATAGCCCTGTTTAAAACCATACCTTGTGGGGCCACACCATAATCTACATTAGGTTTCTTTACACTGTATGTAAAGTCGTCCACTACTACTTGAGATATAACTTGAGGTAAAACACTACCAAAGCCAATATGTCCCCTTTGTGTAATATGTACAGGTAAGTTTCTATACTCAACATAAGCCCAAGCGTTACTTACTTCCTCTGTCCCTGGTATGTAAACATTACCATTAGGCATTAACTCGTTTGGTAAGTACAAAGCTAATCCTAGTGTAGGATCTCTAAGTAATCTAACTTGTAAGGGTGATGTAAAGTCTTGTTCAAAAGGTATAGCAGTTAGACTGGAGTTTAGAGCCTGTGTACCATCTGTTCTAGGTATAACATAACTGTTTATGTCATTTAAAGAACCATCCCTTTTAAGAAGTCCTATTGTTGTCTTTTGTGAAGGATGTAAAGTGTATGGGATTAAGTACAAGTAGTCTAAGTCTATATTGTAAACAGATGTGCCAGTACAGTTAAAACCTACAGAAAAGACTTTAGAACTTAAAGTAAGACTACTATATAAAGTAGTACCTTGTAATGTGTTGTCTACAAATAAACTTACAACATCACCTTGTGGGTCACACACTAGTTTATATGTGTGTTGTGTACTGTCTACAAGACTTATTGGGTAAGTTATTAAAACAGTGCCTACACTATCCGTAACTAATACTTGTGTGGGTTCCCACTTTATTATTACTTGTCTTGACTCTCCTACACCTACAACATCTAGGACTACATTTAAAGGCGCTGTACCTAATGTGTAAGAGTTAAAAGTTAAAGTGGTTTCGAACACACAACCTAAACTAAATTGTGTATCTGTTAGACTCTTATTCCACGATGTAATTTGTGTACTAGTCTTGTCTATATTTAAAGTTTGACCTGTAACTGTTGTATTAACATCTACTGTACCTGTAGATACCCACCCATCATTTTGTGGCGCTAATAAACCAGACAAAGATATAGTAGGTGTATCTGTAAGTAAATATCTACCCACAGGATCTTCGTAGTACCTTAATGTGTATAAAGAAGCCCTTCTTTTACCGTCTTCCATATATACTTCATGTTCACCATAAGAGTTATTTCCTAGTGTGACATTGAAAGTGGTTTGAACATCTACTTTGGTTTTATTACTTAAATAAGGCTCTACTGTTTCATAGTAGTTTGTTACATCAATAGTATTAGAAGAACTATCCGTATTTAAAGTTAACAACCCACTGTCTACAAATTGTGAGCCAAAACCTCCAACAAGATAAAACATAGATTCTTGTTGTGGTAATGTGTTCATATCTAAGGAAACAGTTTTACCTTGTAAGGTTTCTAATAACTGAACAGGACTGTTAATATACTGTACTAAGTCCCAAGTACTTGTGTTGGTGGCCTTACGAGAAATAGAACCCCAAAATACAACACCTTTATCTGGATTAGGTAACAGTAAACTAGTTTGTGCTGGATAAGGTATTAATGTTTGATTACTTAAGAACAATCCTGAGATGTTAGAGCCTATGTAAACATCAATAGTACCTGTCGGATAGTTGTATACATTACGAACACTTACTAAGTCCGTATCCCATTTAGTTTCGAAGTATATGTTAAACTTGTCTTGTCCTATCTGATTAACATTTAAAGGTAATGTCTCTACTAAAGTAATTTCTACAACATTACCAGCCAAGTTTAAACCACAAGAAGCTATAGTATATATACCAGACTGACCACCTTCATATATTACAAGACGATCCCCACTAGCCACACCATTAGGTAAACTACTATAATCTATTGTAATAATGTTTTGTGTTAAACCAGTGGCTTCTACTTTAAAACCTATTTCCCAACTGTCTTGTAGATGTGGATTAGTACCATCTAACAATAAACCAAAGTGTTGAACTCCGTTTATATCTAAGGCTCCTACTAGGCCTACATTAGACCCATCATAAACACCTACACCCACACCTGTAAACACACCATCTGGTGTGTAAGTGTCTATTTTAAAACGACCAATTAAAGTAAGAAAAGTTTCTAAACTTAGGTCTGTTTCCTTATAGTAGTTAGCCTCATAACCTAAACTGTAAGACCCACTTGTGTTGTCTACTAATGTATATGTGCCATCTGTGTTTACATAACCTGTATCTAAACCAAAGATACTCCAACCAGCCTCTGTTGGTGTTGTTCTTCCGTTAAACAAACCTTTATCTAATACCGCTGAGGCTTGTATATTTCCTTCACTAATAGCGTGTGGATTTTTGTTTAAAAGTAAAAGGTGTTGACTATTAAGTAAGGCTGAATAATCATTTTGGAAGCCTATGTACTTATAACCTATTTCCTTTGGTATAGATCTTTGTGTTGGACCTAAAGAGATACCCATCGGAAATCTATTAGTCTTAGTTACACCTAAACTAGTTTGTGTAGAAGTAGTATTCCGGTTTATACTACGATCCCAAGTGTTTAAGTTAAGTCCATGCTTGTTTAATCCAAGCATACCCATCTGTGGGTTCTTAAACCACTTGTAATCCACTGTTATTGTAAACAATCCAATTGGTATAAGTGGAATAGGTACTAAAGGATAAACTTCCCCTATGTACGGATTTACGCCTTGTAAGGTTATTTTTAAACCGTCTATATAAACATGAACATCTTCTATTTCAGCTGGAGTGTTATCACCCCAACCTCTAACCAGAGGACCTCGTTTGGTTTTAAGTGTACCATTAGTAAGTAAACCAGAACCTAACAAAGAGGTTGTCATATTATGAATAAAGTTCCAAGCATTAGTAAATAATGTTTGAGAAGAAGTAACTTTTAGTTGTGTTAACTTTAATAAACTAACATCATAGTTTCCATCTAATACAAAAGAAACACCAGAGGCTATTGTAGGTGTGCCGTTTACAGAGGTAACGGGAAAACTATGTTGTGGATAACCATTACAAATTACAGTATAAACACCAGCCTTTTGATTTCTTAATAAAGAGATCCTAGAACCATCTGTCCAATCACATAAAACTTCGGTTGTGTATGTACCGGATACAATTTGTATAATTTTGTAACCACTTACATCTCGTAAGTTTAATGTAATACCTACAAGACCATCACTAATATGTAAAGTAGTAAAGATACTATCCAACACTGGTGGATTGATAGTAGTTTGTGTAAAGTCTAATTTAAAATCGAATCTAAAAGAAGAGTTAGGTAACAGTTTTGTACTTGTGTCTAAAAACTCATACCCATAAACATTAGAATTTGTTTTAGATAAAAATAACCCATCTGTAGCAACACTGGATGTACCAACACCTACAGGTACACCTGTAAACTCTGTACTGTCTTCGGGTAAGTACCCACCAGTATAATCCATACTAGAAGCCGGACCACTAACAACATCATAATCCAGTGTTGTCATATAATCCACACTCATTCGTACTGTACTTAAGTCTAGATTTTGTACAACACTTGTTATTACTGGTTGTATAGGATAGTCCGTATTAAAACTATAAGAGTTTACATCCTCAACACCAGGTGAAAACTCAAGTTCTGTTAGTAAAGGTTGGGGTCTATCTAAGGAATCGTAAAACTGTAAGTTAACAGTTTTACCATTATCGGGACTATCTAAAGTGGCTACTGAGTACCCAGTATCTCCTAAAGTATAGAAACTTATCTCATTACCAGGTGTTATTAATTCCCAACCATTAACAGATGTAATAATGTTAAAAATCTGTAAGTGGTAGTTTCCACCTAGTGTTGTTCCTGTATGTATAAGATCTATAGCAAGAACACCAAACTCTCCAAAAAGAGCTGGTGTTACTTGTAAAATAGTAACAGGTACACCATATATTTCTGAGAGTAAGTAATTGTTTATATTAACTAAATCTGCGTTGTTTTCTATTTGTGCAGAAAAGTATACTCTAATAACGAACCCCGATAAACTTATGGCGTAAGTTATTCTAGGTAAGTCATATCCAGCACTTCCATAAGAAGATGTAGAATAGGAATTACCACCAAAACCACCTGTGGTAGCCACAGGTGGTCGGGGTAAAGCAATACTGCCATAATAGTAATCCCCGTAGGTAGAACTACCATAACCAGTATTACTTAAAGGACCTGACAGGTAAACAGGCATTAACTACCTATTACACAGCAGGGGTGTCAACATAAGAATAAAATACTCTTAAGGCACCAGCACTCAAACCAACTCCACCAGTGAAGTCAATTTGGAAAGCCGCTGCAGCTGGACCACCGTTGGTGTAAGCAACATCAATGATGTAAGTTCCAGCGACAGTAAGATCAATCTCACCAGCCGCTAAGAAAGCTTCCGCGTCACCAGCAATACCTAACTTGATAGTAGAAGGTTGGTCATAAGCAGTAGTTACATCAAGAGTAACTCTTAACACAGAAGCACCTACAGGCATAGTAGCGGTAGTAGCGAATACTCCGTCACCATCGGCTACAACGTGTGTGTCATAAGCAACTTGAGTAGAAGACGCTTGGTTAGCGTTTTGAGCATCTACATATGCTTTAGTAGCCGCGTGTTCACCTGCAGTTGGTGTTGCAACAGCAGCCGTAACCAAAGATCCAGCACCACCGATAGAAAGAGCACCACCAGAGTTTTCCAGACTTAAACCTTGAATAGCATATGTCGCTTTAATGGTCCCGTCATGATTAGAAAAATTAGCCATAATAAATCTCCTATTAAGACTTTTGAATTAGCACAAGGATTGTCCCTGTTCCTTGGGTTGAAGTACCCAAGTTTGGGTAATACTTTATATTGGTACTAATAGATATGGAATCTATTGTTAGAAACTCATACTTACCGACAGATGTTAAATTAACATCTGTGGTAGATACAAACCTATTTACATCTAAGTCATCCCCTATACTAATAGTGGGTGATAGACTATTAAAAGGAGTGTCACAGTTAATAAAAACTTTTATTAAACACTCCTCTGGTTCCATAACTGTAATAACTTGTGGCACTGTACTGTTAAAGTCAAAGTTATACCTTTTTACCTCTATTGTAGGTTTTGTGTCTTGTATTAACTGTAATAACTTTAACAAGTTATAGTTTTGTGTGTCGGCCCAACCTGTTGGAGAGATGTCAGAGGGTATTGCTGGTGGTCCTAATGTTTCACCACCTGCGACAAGTCGTAAAGAACCATACTCTGTAAGAACTGTTAACCCAACAAACTGTTCTGTTATCCCAGTACCATCTGTAAAGATTAGTCTTATTAAGTAAGTACCTTCTTTGTCTAAAGTAATTGTACCGGGGCTTTTATTGATAGGAGTACCCGAAAAGGCTACTGTAGATAAGTCTGGCTTATATATAACACTCCATGAGTAACTACTACCAACATCTACAGAGTCTAACAATACAACATCACCTATCTCCAAGTCTTCCCTAGAAGACCCGACAATAGTAGGTTTTCCTGACACCGATGTTTCTATTATAGCTGTTCCCATAACTTTTCCTTATCTCTTAGTGTCTCTACACAACCTCGAAGTTTAACTGAACATAAATACCAGACCCATCAAAACTAATAGAATCTGATACTAACTCTATTGTCCAAGAACCTTGAGGTACAAAAGACAAGTCCGAAACTACACTAGTTAAAGGTACAATACTTACAACACCGTCTACCAAAGTATTCATGTCAAACAAACCACTTAAACAAGTATTACCTGTACCCACATTACTTACCTGTAATGTGTAATTACCTTGTGTGTTTACTGTATCCATCTTAACAGTAACACTAGTTAAACTACAGTTATAATTTACCCAACCACTATATGTAACAGTAGTATTAGGACCCTCTACTAACTTGTTTAAGTAACATATAGGTGTATTTGTTATAGAGGTAGAGGCTACTTCTAGTTTTTGTAAGTTACTATTCTGATCATTAGCCCAACCCTCAATGTCAATGTCGATAGGTATAATACCAGTAGGATCTCTACGCTCCCCACCGGCTACAAGTTTTAACCCTAACAAAGATGTTATTACTCTCACACGAACATATTGTACAGATTCCGTTATTAAACCTGTATCTGTAGTTAGTTTTACTAAGTAAGGTCCTTCTAAGTCCACAGTAAAAGAACCTGGTGAAGCATCTGTACTTGTACCAGAAAAGGTAGCTGTAGACCCTTCTGGGACAAAGGAAAGTTCCCAATTATAGGTAGTAGCCCCATCTATGGAAACAACAGAAACAACATTCCCAATGGAAACATCTTCCCTACTTTGTTCATCCAAGGGGTTAATACCGTTTACTGTTGATCTGATTCTAGCGGCCATCTGTTAATCTCTTTTTTATTTTTTAATAAATAATAAACCTATCCGTTTACTATATACTGTTATAGAGGAAGTATTATGTCTGAAAGATATACCACCATCGCTACAATGTTAAAGGACACAAATAATTTGGCTTGTGTTCTTAGAGAACTATCCAGACTTGAAAAGTTAAATCAAGTTAAGATTGTACCTCCACCATTATTTTTCGACGATGGTAATAAGGTTATATTTCCAACCTTTAGAGAGTACCTCAGAATGAAAACTTTAACCTGTACTAACCCACAAGAGATAGACTACTTAATGGAAATCTATTTTGTGGGTAATGATTGTTGGTTTATATGTGCTCCAGACGGCACAGAAATAGGTCCTTTTGACTCTCGTAAAAAGTGTATTAAAGAAGTGTACACACTGTTACACGATTACAAAGTACTAGAACAACACCCATGGTCAGAAGAAGACCTTAAAAAGTTCGTACTATAGAACCCAGTATTGTTTATCGTTATCCCATAAACAATTAGTAATGTCTACTGTCTTATAAGAATCACACACCCAAACAAACCCTATAAGTTTGTTTCGTTGTCTTCTACATCTGTAGATTGTACCATACCACTTCTCTACACTATGAAACAACCTTGTACCCACAATAGGTAAATTACTATCTACTATTTTCATTTTCCTGTACTACCATACCCGCCAGTTCCTCTATCACTTTCGGACAAACTATCTACTTGTGTGAACTGTACCTTAGGATAAGGTAGTATTAAAATCTGGCCCACTCTCTCACCCTCTGTGTAAAAGGTTCCATCGTTTAATAAACGATACTTTAACATTATCTCACCTCTGTACCCACTGTCTATTACACCAACACTATTAGAGAGTTGTATTTCGTGTTTGTACACACTTGAACGAGGAAACAGTAGTCCAACATACCCAACAGGTATCTCCATACACAATCCTGTTTTATAAGTGACTATGTTATCTTGTACACTAACCTCTGTACAAGTTAAGTCTAAACCTGCGTCTCCAGGTTTAGCATATACTGGAATAACGGCTTTTGGATGTACAGTTTTAATTTTAATGTTCATGTTCATTATCATATTTGGCCCCTAAGTTAAGTACTTTTTGTCTTCGTTGTTTATACCATTCGATAGAATACTTAGGTGTTACTATTATCTGGTCCTCACGAAACTCTACGATGTATCCGTTATTTTCTAACTCGTCTACCATAAAGTCCGTACTTATTCTAATACCCAAATAAAAACTTACTCTGTAGACAATAAAGTTACAAAGTAAAACTACCAATATACTTAATCCTATATACACATAAACCTCGAAGTCCTTATTCCTTATTACTGTACCACAAGTGTTTTTGATAGAGTATTAAACAAAAAAGGGTTCTACCTTTTGAGTAGAACCCTTTACTTTTACAACCTAATGTTCAGATTATGAACGAACGATTGACAAACGAGCCAAACCTTTAGGGTTGTAAGCACCGATTCCCAAGTTTTCGAAACAAGAGAAACCGATTGTACGAGCTTTAGGATCGTCAGCAGACAATACAGTCAACTCTGTACGAACTGGAATACGACCAAACATCTCAGGCTCACAACATACATAAACTGTACCTACAGGAACCAAACGAGAAGTAATGATTTGAGCACCCCAAAGAGTTCCCATCAAACCAGTCTTCAACAAGTCACGTTGTGTTTCAAGATCCAAGATGTCACGACCGAACTTACGCAAGTCAGCGTAGTCACGAGCGTTCATGAATACACGAGCAACACGCAAGTCATGTCTTTCAACTTGTGCAAAGGCGTCAGCCAATACAGAACCATTCAAAGGAGCAACAACAGGAATGTCTGGGTTTTCACCACCAGCAATTGAATCGAAACCATCAGAAGCGATAGCATCAAGAACAGCGAATACTCTTTCGTCTTCTGCTGCTTGGATTTGGCCACGAGCCAAGTCTTGTGCTCTTTCAATCAAGTCGAAACGACGCTCTTTGATTTGAGTCAAAGGAATCTCAGGGTTAGAAGCAATCTCGAACAATGGGAAGATAACACGACGAGGCTTAGTAACAGCGATGATGTTTTCACCTTCTTCACCAACTACATAAGCAGTTACATCAGGATCTTTGTCATAGATTGGTAATGCACCATCTGGAAGTTGCTCAACCAAAAAGGTTTTACGACCAACAGCCATATAGTCTCTACGAAGACGCAATGGTTGTGTCATAGATGCTGCAAGTTTAGCACGGCCACCAGCTGTTCCAATATAATCGGAAATCAACTTTGCCTTAACGGAATTAGATACGGACATTATTATTTCCTCCTATTAGATTCGTTGGTCGAATACGATTTCTTGTTGTACAGAATCTGCAGGCATTTTAAGGATACCAATAGTGGTAGTTCCTTGCTTAGCAGAGTTCTTAGATTCGAATGAGTTATTAGTGTTGTCAAGTTGAACACCAGTTGCACCGTCAAAACGAGGCATTAAGTAACCATTCAAAGAAGCCATTAACTCTTGTCCAACAACAAAAGTAATGTCATCACCAGCAGATAAACCACCAGTAGCTACTAAGATACGAGTTTCGTACAATGAAGAAGCGTAAGTACCTTGTCCAGAAACATAAGGTCCTTTTCCTGATGCGATACCAGGTGTGTTTTCAAAGGCGTTTCCAACAGCGTTGTTAATGAAAAGACCCAAAGGTGCTTGGAATGCTGCGTTTGTAGCACCATCAGAAGGACCACCAATGTAGTTTGATCCAGCGTCTGGTCTAGCAAATGCAATAGAACCACTCAGAACACCCAATACAGCAGTATCAAGTCCGATTGATTGTGAGATAGTAGCAACACCAGTTGCTGTTTGAGGAGGATTGGTCTGAGTGAACGCATCGTCAGTCAAGATTCCCACAGTATTACGAATACCGACGTGAAGGATTCTCAACGCAGATGAACTCTCAGTAAATCCACCGCTCGCTTGTCCAAGTAAAGGCATAATTACTCCTTATGCTTTAACTCACTGTTTACCAGTGAGGGTTGATTATGAAAGTCAAGTAGGAACACACTATGTGCCCTACATATAAGTTAAAGGTATAAACTAAGTATTGTAGTTTTTTATAATAAAAAAGGGTGGTTTTAAAACCACCCTTAGTTTGTTTAAACTAATCTAAGATTAGAAGAAACGACGAATGTCAGGAGCAGATGCCCAAAGTTTAGACAAGTCAGAAAGATCATCAGAGGCTTCTTTAGATACACCACCCAATCTAGTGGCTCCAGTAGCAGCCTTCTTAGGTTGTGGTCTTAAAGAGGCTTTCTTTTTAGACTCTTCTTTCTTTTCTTCTTTGGCTTCTTCTTCTACTTCCTCTTGTACAGTTTCCGCCGCTTCAGACTCAGCTTTTTCTTCGTCTTCTTTTTTCTTTTCAGCATCTTCTGCGTTCTTACCAAACAAGCGTGAAAGGATCATCATTTCAGCATCAGACATAGACTCATCCATTACACCCATTGGGTCGTCAAGGTCAGACATCATTTCCAAAGCTTGGTCTTCCATCATTTCGGCTTCCATCATTTCAGCCATTTCAGGAGACATTGCTTCTTCAACAATTTCTTCTTCAACTACAGGAGCGAAGTCTTCACCCATCATGTCCATCATGAACTCGAACATTGCTTGTTTTTGTGTACGAGTCAAGTTAGCAAAAGCTTTTTTCTTGGCTTCTTCTTTAGATTCCTCTTTAGATTCCTCTTTAGATTCCTCTTTAGATTCCTCTTTAGATTCTTCCATTTCCTCTGCGGCTCTTCTACGACGCATGGCTAACAAACGGGCTTTCTTTTTAGACTCTTCAGGCTTTTCTTCCGCTTCTTCTTCCATTGCCTCTTCTTCAGCAGCAAGTCTTTTTAACTTACGCTCTAAGAAAGACAATCTACGAAGCAAGGATGCTTTTTTCTTGGCTTCCTCTTTAGATTCTTCCTTAGATTCTTCCTTAGATTCCTCTTTAGACTCTTCTACTTGTTCTTCAGCCTTTTCTTCTTCTTCGGCTAACTTAACAAGTTTAGACTCAAGACCAGCCAAACGCTTTAACAATTGTGCGGACTTCATGCTTTCTACCATTTCACTTTCTTCCATGGCTTCTTCCATCTGTCCATCCATCCATTCCATCTTTTCTTGCATGGACTCTTCCATCATTTCGTGTTCCATTTTTTCTTCCATAGAAGCCAAACGATTTAAACGACGGTTAAGAATAGCATCAGGAGTATCCATTAAAGACAAAGCTTTGTTTTCAATTTGTCTAGCAGAGGCTGTTCTACCTAATGTAAGTTCTGCGATACGAACACACTTAGAAGCCTTGCGCTCCAAACGAGCCATTTCACGAGCCGACTTGTATGCTGGATGTGAAGGACCTTCATCTGGTGTTGCTGGGTGTTCACCATTGGTGTAAGGACCAGAGTGTACATCTTCACCCCAAGCAGAAGTGTCACCTTTTTCATACTTGTTGAAAGCAGGTTGTGCTTGTGCTGCTGGGTGATCCATTTCACCTTCTGGCAAAGAGGACAAGGCTTCAAGTCTTCTTAAAGCTTGTCTACGAGTTAACTTGGCTTTTCTTTCAGTGTTAGAACCAAAAGAACTATCCCGTCTAGCGGTGTTTGCTGTGCGGGAGTTGCTCATAACTGAGCGGTTTCTAAAAGATCGTCGTCTCATTTTAGACTCCTGTTTATTGTTTATTGTTAAAAGATTCCCACTGGGATAGTAATGTGCCAATACGAACTAACATTCGGATACCAACAGCATTAAAACGATTAGAGGTTGCTACCTTTGTTAAGGCTTTTCTGTATTCATTAATACTCCCGTATTTTCGAACAGAACCTAACTTAATAGCAGCCACATATAAACTTTGAGGTAAGTAAATACCAAAACTTTCATTAACTTTACTTACACCCCTTACAACATCAAAGTGATCCTGACTAGTCTTTACTAAAGTACCCATAGCAACTTTATAAATAGTTTGTGCCTGTTTTACTTTAGAACCCTCTTTAATAATAGAGTCATTAGGACCATCTGCTGGAGGTAAGTTAACATTAGAGTTTTCCAACTCTTGTTTAATACGATCTTGTACTCTGGTTTTAATACTGTTGTACATCTCGTCTTCTAAATCTTTAAAAGAACTACTAGGGACTGGTGTTTCTTCTACAACCTCATCCCCTTCTTCAGCATGTCTAAACATTTCATAACTTGCGGCTTTTAAAGATTGTGTATTATCCCATTGTGTGGGGACAGTATTTAAAACTTGTGTGGCTTGTACTGGAATAGACTCTGGTGTAATAATGTTCCTCATTACAGCGCCTGTAAACGCAGGTACACCAACCCAAGAAGCCTCTATAAAGTTTACACCACCATTAGTACTGTAATCTTTATGTCCACATAACTCTGCTACAACTCTTTTCTGTCCACTCTCGTCCATAAAAGTATTAAGTTTACTGTACTTAATATGGTCACACAATTGTGGTTCGTCTACAGCCAAGTTTCCGCACTGAGAACAAATAGTAAACTCTGTCGTACAACCCATAGATAATGTAGTAAGGTTTCCATTTTCAATGTCACTTACTAACTGAGCGTGTTTTCTATCTGTGGCCACAAGGATGTCAATGTATACACTATCCCCAATGTCTCTAGCCACTGCGTCAATAATACGACCTTTAGACTGTTCTTCTATTTGAACATGCTCTTGAAAGTTATGTGCTCCAATAAAACTTCTGTAGGAGGCTAATAAAACTTCTCTAGACCAACTGTCCCCGTTGTTATTAACAAACTGTGAACATTGTGGTTTAATATAGTAATCCGCGTAAGGTCTTTGAATAGTCTTATTACCTTCTACGACCTTGGAACCTGTTTTAACACCAGGTACAGTATCTGTATCTACACTAGCAACAATAGTACAATGTGTAAACAAGTACTTATTAGGATCTATATCACCACCTAAAATGTCTTTTGCTTGTGTAGTAAAGTTAGAACCATTACCACTAGCCGTTCTAATGTTAGACCAGTTTTGAGTATTAATACGAGGATGTACTACAACAGCATTTGCTTTCTTAAGGAACGCCATATTATTTACTCCCAGTCTGTTTCTTTAAAAGGACTATTTAAAATGTCTAAGTCCTTTACTAAGAATAAACAGTTTCCACAACCTAATAAACGCTCTCTAACACCATCTCTCATCTTATAGTTAGTAGGACTTAAAAGATGGTCTTGTCCACATCTTGGACAGTAAGCCTTACCACTTGAGATCTCATTTTTGTTCATTCGGTATTGTCTATTTTTATCTGCCCAATATAAAGCAACTCTTTTAGTCATAGCAACACGACCACTTTGTGTTAAAGGAGGTTCTACATTACCATTACTACTAAACAACTGTAACTGCTCTACAGGATACCTTTTATTACCTTGTGGAAATTCCACATCAACCATTCCGATACCTGGGTAAACACCTGTAACACGACCAGCGAAATCTTTACGATACCCATAAACAGTTACAGTGTCACCTACTGTAAACTGATTGGCTCTCTCTTGGTAATTAACAAAGTTTTCTGCTACTTTTCTGGTCATTGTTCTATCTATAGACATTAAGTTAAAGTGATCACTACTAATAGGTCTACGATATAGAGAAGGTATTGATTTATTTTTACTTATACTGGATTTTTTATTTTGTGTACTCATCTCTTCATTCTTCTTTTCTAACTCTGCTAAGGCTTTAGCCCTTTCCGCTTCTAACTCTTTTTGTTTACGTTCTAACTCTCTCACATAATCTTCACTTGTTAAAATAGGGTCCCCTTGTATATCTCTAACAAAACTTGTAGCCTTATCTATAAAGTTTTGTACTAAGGACTTGGTTCTTATCTTAAACTGTGAACGATCCTTAGAACCCCCTAAGTCCGCGTCTTGAATCTCGCCGTAAACTTTACTGGCTTCTACTTTGGCTTCTCCTACAGTTTTATCTGGTCCAGATAAGGCGGGGTCCATAAAACTGGCTTCAGCCTGTAACATATCTTTAAGCCACTCACCTATCTCGGCTTTATCCTTTTCATTAAGAAATCTAGCAGGACCGTTTTTGGACACATCAGACAACATTTTAGCTAACTCTCTACCAGGATGATCTTCTGGTAAGATATGCATTAAGTCGTTAGTAGGAATAGTATCTAAAGTATCTCTATAAGCGGCTTGTGTGGCTACGGAGGCTTCTTGTGCCTGACCTCCGTACAAGTCAGACATAATAAACTTACCGATTAAGTCTTCGTTCCCAGAGTTTACAGCCTGATTAACCATCATAGAAGCCGCTGTTCCAATACCTGTAGCCTCCTCACCTGCTTTTACTGTTTCTAAAACGCGTAAAGCACCTAAGTTTGCCATTGCCTCGGCTTTTTCTTCATCAGAGGCGTCTGGGTCTTTTCCTAAGTTACTTAAGTAACTTTCCATACTGGACACTTGACTTTGTATAGAATCTAAGTCCGCATCTTTAAAGTTATTAAATGTTTCTAACCCAGACTGTTTAATTTGTTCCCTAACCGCGTCTTGTGAAGGGGGCTTTTGGCCACGCTCTTGTCGGTCCTTTTCCTTTTGGTCTTGTTCTCTCTTTTGTTTTAACTGTTGGGACACATCATTTAATTTAGGTTTAGACTGTTCCCTTTGTTGTCTCTTTTGTTGTTTAACTTGTTCTTTTTGTTTTTGAACCAACTTCTCTTCTTCTTCTAAGAACTCTTTAAGATCCTCAGTGTTGTAGTTATCTATGGCTTCCTGCATTATATTGTCAGGTACATTAGGATACTGTTTCTTTAAGTCCTCTTTAGAAGGTTTAGGTGTTTCTACATTTTCAGTACTTTTACTTTCAGTTTCTTTGTCCTTAGAAGAATCTTCCTCTTTAACTTCCTTGTACTTGGAAGGATCTGATTTTAAAGTCTCTTTGGTTACTTGGGTAGCCTTACCAGTTTCTGTATTAATTACATTAACTAGTTCACCTTTACTCATTACAGACCTAACAGCCAACCTTACTAAATGTCTATTACTCATAGTCTCTTACCTTCTTAACATCGCAAGACGAACAGCTACTTTGTTTAAGTATCTCGTAGCCACTCTTACACTAGCGTCTTTATCGTTATTAGAACGATCCTTCTTATCTTGATCCCTATCCGAGTCAGAGTCTGTGTCTTGTACTCTATTTCTACGCTTGTCCTTACGAGGGGGTTTCTTTTTAGGAGAAGGTCTTACTAATCTTTCGTCTTCTTCTTGTTCCTTTTCACTATCTGACTTTGTAGCCATTTTTAAAGAAGTTATAACAGTACCATCTTTAAGAAAAGTTTCCTCCATATGAGGAACTAAGTATTGTCCTTTTAATGTGGCGGCTTCGTGTCCAATAACTTCAGAAGCCTCGTCTATGGCTTGTTTAAACTCTTCCTTTAATTGTTTTTCCCTTTCTTTTTTATCTTTAGGTAACTTACCGTTATCTTTTCTAATGTTTTGTAAGCGTTCTTGTACTTCCCTATTAGCGTGGTAACCCCTTAAGTCTTTAGCAGTTACACCAAACTGTTTTAAGTATTCGTTTACATCTGTAGAGGAAACATCCATTAAAATACAATCTTCTTCATCATGTTCTTTTGTTAAGTCTTTTAACATTTTAACAAGTTTTTTGTCCGTGACATCTTTTACATGATCCACACCACTTTTACCTGTATATGTTAAAGTGGCTTTATCTCCATTAAACTTAATGTGTTTCTTTTGCCAACCTGTTACACCAAAGTGTCCATTGTCAGCACTACCATCATTCCCTACTCTTTCATAAGTATGGTTGATTAAGGCAACAGCTAAGGCTACTTGTGACTTTTCTTTAGAGTCCAAGTCCTTACTAACAGTCTTCTCTAACTTCTCGATACTCTTACGAAGTTTTTCTACCTTTTCAGACTTTTCTTTATGTCTTTTATTAATGGCCTGCGGAGAGTACTCGTATATAGTACTTTCATCTCCATCCTTAGTTTTTACAACTTTTTTATCTTTGTAAGAGTATCTTGAATACATTGAACTTCCTTAGTCTATGTTCCACCCATCAAAAAGTATACTGGATAACTTTTCTGTACTCACTTCTAAATCTGTACTAATGTTATCTAACACATCGTTTTGTAAACCGAACTCATTAGGATTATACAAAGGAGCATTCTGTGAACTGAACATAGAGGCTGTAGTTTCAAAGTCTGTCATGTTAGCACTTTTAATGTTTTGTTGTTTAATGTCTTCTGGAATAACAGTGTCGAACAACAAAGTCTTATTAAACAAAGCACATCTAGGAGTTCCATCGGCTGTAACATTGTTATGTACACAAGTACTACATCTATCCATTGCAGTGACTGCTGGTATGTTATTAACTCTATGTTTAAGAGCAGCTTTTTCACAACCTTTTACACCTGTTGGACTAGCGTAGGCTTCTGTGTCTACATATAAGAAACCACTTGCACCTTCGTGGTTTCTTCTTGTAGTAGTTAACTCTTGTTGAGCATCCGTTAAGAATTGTGTAGAGAACTTACTTTGGATTAATGAATCCAACTCATCTCCAGCCACACCTTCCGACATCTGTTGTCTAACCCACTTACTGGCTACTTTAATGTCGTTAGGGTTAACAACTCTTGTAGCCTGTTTTGCTGTGTGTTGTGTATATACAACATTGTCATAAGTATTAGTTTCCACTTCCGTTTCTTCCAACGCTTCAGATAACCCACTAACTTTAAACAATACTTGTTTAGCTAATTTTTGTGGTACAGTACTAAGAATAAACTCTTGTAATAAGTTTCCAGTAATACCTCTGTTTACTTCAGACTGTACTTTATTAATTAAAGACTCAATCTCCTTAGAAGTAACTTGTCTTTCTACTTGTGTTGTAGGATTGTGTGGTGTGTACACAACATCAGAATAAGTAGCTGTTTGAGTAGTAGTGTTACTTAAAGCTTCTTCTAACCCACTTACTTTTTCTAGGACTAATGTTTTAACTTTGGTAGGCACAACTCTATCTATATAGTCTTGTAATACGGACCCCTTAACACCTCTGTTAATCTCACCTTGTACTTTACTAGCCATTTTTTGTAATACTTGGTCTGCTTTATACTCGAAAGTACTTTCGTACTCTAACTGACGAGCCTTCTTTTCGACTTGTTCTTGTATTCGTTTAAGATCATTTTGCTGTCTTAATGCTCTTAACTCACCTAAAGCCGTCATACTCTCTAAACTATTAGGCTGACCACTATAAGTTCCAGTTTTAATTCTAGTAGAAATAAAAGTAGCAGTCTTTAAAACATCTTCTGGGTGATCCGTACTTTTTAACAAAGAAGAGGCTTCTTCTTCTGGTAATAACCCACCCGCTTGTAACAAACGTACTTTATTATGTACGGCTTGTCTTAACTGTACCAACTCTCTAGTTTGTTTAGCGGTTTGTATCTTACTTGTAACATCTTCTGGTGAGTAACTTTGTACTGTTTCTAAGGCTTGTTTAGAACTAACATCTTTTGTAATGTCTTTTTGTACAGGAAAGTTAGACTCTACTTTAATAGCCTCAGGTCCTCGTAAGAAAGCCTCTTTTAAAACTTGTCTTCGAGTTCCTGTACCTAACTTGTGTCCTGTACTAACTAACCGCTTAGAATAGTGGGAGAAGGCCTTCTCCCACGGTACACTTGTAACAGCCTGTTTTCTAGTCATGGTACACATACCATCAGTAATGTAAGTTCTGTTAAAGTCTGTGTTATCTACAACTAAGTACTTAACATTACCAAAGTGTTTTCTAATATGTTCAGTCCACTGTCCACTTTCATAATTTGGATACGCTGACTTTCTTAGAAACACTTTACCTACAAGTCCGTGATCTTTAACAATCATTTCCATTGCTTGTTTGTAATGTGATAAGTTTTCTGCGGCACTCAAAACAACTTCATCCAGAATAGTATTTAAGTCATGACCCATAGCGGATCTTCTCATGGCCTTACATACTATCTCTGTGTAAGTATTTACATCGAACTGTTGTGTACTTTCTTTTGTTAGACCTTCTTCATACTTAACACTATCTAAGTCTTTAGTATTAGCCTCTAACCATAAACCATTGTTGTCAGAAGTTCTCCATAGATCTTCTAACTCTGGTATAGTAGTATAGTCCTCTACCTCAAAAGACTCTTCTTCAAGGTCTAACCAAGATAAATCAGACTCTGGTGTAAACAAATAGTCTTGTAATTCTACTTGTTCCCCACACCCACAATTAAGACCATCTATAGAAGGTTCAATGTATTCCACAGAAACATCAATGTCTGCTGTCATACTAATAGCAAAGTCTTCACACTGTACAGTACCCTCTGTTTCAAAGGCACTACCGAACACATCGGTAGGTAGGTGTGATTCTTTTAAAAAACTTTCTTCTTTCCTAGACATAGATTAATCCTCACTATCTTGTTCAAAGTCTGAGTCATTGTAATTTTCAACAGCCTCGTCTACTTCTTCATCCAACTCTTCTTCGGCTTCTTCTGCGTACTCTTCTGGATCTTGTTGTATTTCGTTCACTTGTTTAACCAACTCTTGAACCTCGGCTCTATCTCTAGGATGTAGTTCATCCTTTTCAGGGTTCCAGTGTGGTGCACCTAACTCGTCGTACATACAATCAGACATAGCAGATAAGGCTTCAATACAGTTCATTAAACCTTTTCTGATCTTACTAATTTCCATTATATAACCCATACCACCCAAGTTTCCGTCTGGGGATATGTTTCTAGACTTAATCTTTACAAAAGTATTATATCCAGATGTAGCGTGTCCTAAGGCCATTAATACAGACCTTAATGTTTTAGCCAAGGGTTTAAGTTGCTTTGGATTAAACACAAAGTCCTTACCAATAGTTCTAGCACTAGAACCTGTATTCTGGTAAGCCCAATCTCCAGACAAGTCACCAGAGGTATTGTCTTTAATAAAACGAACTTCACCGGCTTGTTTTACCATGGCCTGTTTTGTTACTTGTTGATTCGCCGCGTATCTACGAGCCACATTTTTTACTATCTTAGACATATCTATTACACCTTTAATGGATTACCATTATCATCGTATAGTTTCTCTACTGTAATGTTTCCATCTGCATCCTTTTTAAAAGACCATAAGTCTTGTGTACATTTATGTACAAGATGATCAGTACTTAACACTAGGAATCTATCTAAGTCAGAAAAGGACTTAACAGTGAAACTTGCTTGTTTGATTACTTGTGTGTCTGTTTCTACAAGTCTTAAATGGCTTGTATGGACACTTAATAGTTTACCGTTATCGAACTTTACAAAAACTAAATCCTCAAAAGAGGTAGATTCCCCATTAGCGGATTTTGCCGTTACTACTGTACCCATATCCTTATCTTGTGGTGGATCTGTGTAACTTAAGTACGACTCTAACCAACCCATAAAGGCAACTCGGGTACCCGCTTCTACTGGTAGATGTAAAGCACTTTTTTGTCTGTAAGTGTCTGTTAACTCTTGCATAGATACAAAAGTACTACCTTGTAAATGTTGGTCCATTGCAGTTACATAACTACTTGTAGAAGAACCTTGTTTTAACTTATCCCAAAAGCTACTCATTTTTAAAACCTCTTTACTATACTGTTTATAGTTCCTGTATATAAACTATCACTTACAATAGTGAAACTATTAACTGTCTTACTAATCACAGAAAACTTAACTGTTAGGTCTGGACTCTCTACTAATACTACATAATTTGTATCTGATTGTGGAAAAGGTAAAGACACTACCTCATTATTACTAGCAGTAAAAATAGTTTGTAATAATACTGTATTTTCTTCTACTGTGGGTGTGTCTATATAACTACCCCCATCCCTTTTACTATTATACAACTTAACTGTACGATCCCCACTAACAGTTAAGTTAGATAAAACACTGTTACTAATAACAGTAGACCCTACACCTGTTAGGTTAACCGCAACATTACCACATTGTACATTACTTAGTTCATATAAACTTGTAAGTATGGAAGGTTGGTCTAAACCGTTATCGTAGTTTAGACTTACATCTGTAAAGTCTTTTACATTGTAAAGTTTTAAACTAGCCACATTAGATACCAACATAGACGCTGTTAAAGCACTACCATTACCACTTACATTATTTAGTGTAAGATTATTCATTGTGTCAGCATATACAAAGTAACCTCCTACACCCGTAGAAAATAAGTTTACATTACTAATACTTATTTCCTCAGACCCTAAGCTAGTTCCAGCAGAACTACCACCCACTAAGGTTGGTCCGGATAGGGTAAAGTTTCCAGAAGCAGTAGTAAGTGTATAAGTATTACCAATACTACCTGGCAGTACACTTGTAAGTGTAACAATAGAACCCACAACCTCACTTGTAACAAAAGAAACAAACCCATTATTTTCATCCATAAGGGCTTCTGTTATTTCGATTGCTATATTATCTGTTGAAACCCCATTAACAGAAAAGTTATTTAAACCACTTGTACGATTACCTTCCACACCTAGTAAGGTCACACCATTAACAGTAAAACTATCTCCCGCTACAGGGAAACCAGAGACTGTAACTGTACCAGAAGCAAACTGATTAGCACCTAAAACACTTACACAAGACTTACCATCTTGTGTACAACGAATGTCTAAGTCTTTAATCTGTAATTTATTAGGAGTACTTGTAGTAGAAACTTCTACTGTCACTGTGGAAGAGTTTCCATCATTAACTAACACACCACCAATACCTTGTAGTATCACATTGTCCTTTGTAATACTTATATTCTCTGTGTAAGTACCGTTTGTAACTAATACCACACTTGTATCGCTAGAAGCGTCTGGAATAGCGTTTAAGGCGTCTTGTACACTTGTATAAGGAGTATTTTCTTTACCTACAACATAAACATCTTTTAAGTTTTGTAAGCCCAACAACTGTTGTAAGGCTATACCTGTTGGTAAGTGTGTATCTGTAAAAGTTAAGTTACCTGAAACATCTCTGTTTATTACAATAGTATCCCCTGAACCAGGTTCTATTTGTAACTGATCTACTTGAAATGGTGATTGTGGCATAAGACCCCCTTATTAACTTTTAATTTACTATTGAAAAATTATTGTTAAAGGGCGAACTCTCTACCAACGACCATCCCCTTCGTCTTCTGCCGGTTTTAACTTAAGACCTAACTCTTTGGCAATAATCTCATTTACATCAGAGTTCTCTTGTATAAAGCCACCGGCTCCACCATAAATGTCTCTCATCATTTCATTGAATGTTGGATCATTAACTGTAAACAAGTCTCTCTTAATGCGTTCCTTAACAGCCATTGGATCTAAGTTTAACAACTCTAAAATAGTATCTACATCTAAAGAGCCCTTTGTATACAAGTTATACAACTGATCAAAGGTATCTTGATTATCCCTTAAGGCTAGTCTAGTGAAAGATAATGTTGGTGTAATAACTATCTCGTCTCCGAAATCATCGTACTCGATAAAACCCATACGAGCACACATCGGTTTGAAAATAAACTTTTCAACAAACTCTTGTAACTGTTCTCTAAGTAACATATAACGAGTATTGATTACTTCTAAGTTAAGTCTGTCTCCAGAGTAAGAACTTTCTCCAGACATTAAAGATTCTGTAACACCCAATCCAGCGTACATCTGTCTATCTGTTAAGTCATACTCTCCACTTAAATCTAATAGTCTTTGGTCAGCACCCATTTCTTCCCAACTAATTTGAAAATTAGCAATAATAGAATAGTCTGGATCTTGTAAAGCCTGATCAACTTGTTCTCTTAAAGCGTCTACATCTTCCATACTCAAGTCTTCTCCGTAAACAATACGGATAGGTGTCATATGTCTGGAAGCAATACTAGTTTGGGCTTGTCTTAACTTGTCTCGGTATACCAAAGGACGCATACATCTTTCTAGAATAGAACTACCTCTAGTATCATAGTCAGACTTACGATTAGCCATATAGTAAACAAAGGACCCTGCATATGGGTCTGTGTTTAAGGGTATATTACGTTCCTCTGTTACAGCCTGTACAACATCTGGAGGCATTGACTCTACAATACGTTGTGCTTGTGGATCACCGGCTATAGCTTTGTCTATTATAGACTTAGTTTTACCATCTGGTATTAACTCCACAATTCTCTCGTCTGTAAAGTTAAAAGTTTCCATCTGAATTTGTTCTGGAGGTAAAACCCTTACAGAGGTCCACCCTTTATAGTTTTTACGAACCCAATTGGCGGCTCTTTCATCTGCGTCTGGTCTTAATGTATAATCCTCTGTCACTGTACCGTCAGGTTTAACAACTCTTACAAGTTCTTCCCTAATGTCTCTAGGCATTTCTGGATTAGCGTCTTCACACCAGATAAACACTTCACCGATAAGATTTCGGTCATGTACAATAGCAATAAGTCTATGTAGTAGTCCAATGTTATTAGCCCACTTCTCACAAAACTTTGTAGCCTGATCCCCTAAGTCTTGGTTTTTACACCTAGGCTTACCAATTCTAATTTTAGATAAAGGTAACTCAGTATGTAAGTCTATGGCCTGACCAACAAAAGGTTCGGACTTGTAAAAGAATCTGTAGAACTTCCACTGTTCATGTAAACTTTGTGGTAACTCTAAGAAATCTGTAGACAACTCAGGTGAGTAGAAGTTCTGACCCATACCGTTAATAGTATTAGCACCAGCATAAGAGGCTGTTCTGGATTTCATAGAGGAGGTTACAATTCTTCTAGGTTTACCAGTACTAGCCTTGTGTTTACCATCACCCGAAGGGATCTTTTTAATTGGCGTTCCGTCCTCGTTTGTTGCCATCTTTATTACCCCTTGTCTTCTTTACATCTTGTTCTTGTTCTTCGTTTACTAATTTTACACGACTACTTTGTTTTATTAACATTAAAACAGGATCTAGTTTTCGTAAAACTTTTTTACGATCCTGAATACTTAAAGAACTACCACTTACAAGTCTTAAAGCCGACTCTATTTCCCTAGTAGCCCTTTTTAAATGTTCATCATATGTGCCTTGTATATTTCTCATTAGTACTTCAGGTCTATACCTAAACGATTAAAGTTACTTTCTTTTGGAACACTACTACATAATCCTACTTGTGTAGGATTAACTACACCTGCAGCTATTAGATTCGCTTCTGAGTCATTACATAATAAACCATTTTCAGAAACTCGTAAAGCCTCATTTAAGTTATAAGTAATAACCCCTCCTGTACGAGTTCCCCCACCTGTCAAGGCTGTGGTTTCAAAGAACTTAAACATAGCCCTTGTACCACCATTTATCATTGTAGCAACATTGTTACCACCTACAGGAGCCCGAAACTGTTTACCAATAAAGTTTTCTGGAGACCCTGTACTAATACCACCAGGTGTCATTGGAGTGTAGTTTTCTGATTGGAATAACAGAAATCCACACACATTAGAACCATCACTAACTTCTACTGTATACTCTTGTGTTGTTTGTACATATTGTACAAACAAACCACCTCTCCAACCACGGGCTCTTAAAGTAGGTCCTACTGTAACTGGAAACCTATCACCAGGGAACTGTAACTCCACATCACCACTATCTACGACACTTGAATTAACTAAGGTTGCCATTTTTATTTTCTCCTATTATTTCTAGGTAATTGTCTGGACTCATGAGACCCACTACGAGTTTTTGTAGTAGACCTTCCAAATCTGGAATTACCACTTGAGTATATATTTCCACGAGTACCAGATAAGATAACCTTTTTATTTGAATCCTTTGTAGCCAACCAACACATTCTAACTAAGGCGTCCGAGTAGTCATCGTGCTTACCTTCTGTCTGTGGGGCTTCTACTTCTATTACATATTTACTAACCTGTGTGGCCTGTAACTCTAACAACTCTTGAATGTAATCGGCATGTCCTTCTTCTGTAGGTTCATCATATATTTTTAACTTACTATCAAACATTAAGTTTTTTAAGTTATGGAACATCTGGGATGTTAACTGTTTTGTGTGATGTAAAGACTTTAACTGAGGTAAGCCTCTTTTTTGTAAAGCCTGTTCCATTGGTATACCGACCCACTGGTCAAACACACCTTCTCTAATATAAAATCTACTAGTGAAACTAGTAATCCAATCCGCTACCTCATCAAAGTCTAATCTTTCTAAGTCTTGGTACTTACCCTCACCGGCTTTAATACGCTCCATACAATCTACAACAACATTACCATTTTGATCGTTATGTCCAATTGCTACAGCACACCAGTCACCTACAAGTGCGATGTCTATCCCCATAAAGTAAGGTGCTTTCGGTAAACCAGATGTTCTTTTTCTTAAAGCGGGATCTATACAATCTAATAAGTCTTTAGCGTCTTGAATCCACCCACGAGTTCTATCCGAAAACACAGCCCCAAATTCCGTATAGAAAACATTAGGATCTTTTAAGTAAGAAGCCACAAAGGTTTCCGCGGGTACTGTTGGGTTTACTTCCCAAGTAGGTGCTTGTATACAAAGAAGATTATCCGCCGCTTTGTTATTACCAAAACCTAACTCAAACTGTTTATAGAACAAACCTTGTTTACCTAACGGAGAAGAAATCATAACAATACGACCTTCGTTCTCGCCAACAGGTTTTGTAGTGTCTAAGGGGTCCTTAGGAGAAAAGGTTCTAGTAGAAGGTTCTACAGCCTGATACACTTCATCTGCAGAGGCTTGTCCTTGTTCACCAAAGTGAGCAACCTCGTCCAGTGCAACCATAATGTTAGCGCCCCCGCGAAGCCCTTTTGCCACACAAGACCTAAAAGTAACATTAACTGAATAACGGGCTTTTGGATTCTTAGAATAACTACCATAAGTTTCTATATCAAAAGGTGTTTGAAAAGTTGCGTAACTTTGTGTAGCATTCGCAGTATAAGGTTTAAAGTAATCACACTTTTGGAAGTGTCCACTAGCCTCCCTATACAATAAAGAGGCCTGTGCCTGATCTGTCGCAACGGAAATTAACTGTATAACATTCGACTGTGAAGACCCATAATGTTTCTGTGGATTACCAAGTAATAATAATTTATAAGTTTCGTACGCCACAATACAAGATGTAATAAGTGTTTTTCCAGAACGACGACCCACACTTAAAACCATTTCTCGTCTTTGTACACCTGGTATTACTTTATCTGTATTACATCTACCTTCACTATGTAAGTACTTTAAGTAACCGGCCTCTGTGAAGTACTGAACATTCTCTCTTCTAAAGTCCGTAATAACTAATCTATACTTGTAATAACCATCCCTATCCATCAACTCAGGGTCATAGTTTTCATGATCTTCGGGTACAGGTACATCTAAAGGATAATCTAGTTCGTTGTCGTCTAAGGTCATACCATAATGTGTTTTAAGTATAACTCGTTGTACTGGAAACAACTTTAAACCTAAACCCCAAGGAGCCTCAATAAAAGTAATAATGTCTACAGGATCTCTTTTATCTGTTGACTTACTTCTACCAATAGTGGCAGCTAAATCTCCTAAACCCATTAGTTACCTCTTTCTTGACGCATTCTTCTTTTGGCTTCTTCCTTCCACTGATCGTCTAAACTACTTACTAACTTAGCGAAAATAGTTTCTATGTGTTCATCGTGAACACCAGATTCTAACAATGTTTCCTTAAAAGTTTCTAGTATTAAACCAAACACTGCTTCGAAAGTACCAGACTCTAAGTCTATAATACCACCTTCATCTAAAGACTTTTTACGAAGCCATATATCAGACATACCTTTTAAGATACGGGCTTTCTTTGTTAGTAAACCACTAACATCACCTCCCGTTCTACTAGCCTCGTCTTTCTCAAAGTCTATGGTAGCCGCGTCCTGAGCCATTTCTAATAGAATGTTTTCTATTACACGATCAGAGTTAGAGTCCTCTTTTATTGTATTAGACAACTCATTAGCAGAAACATGCTCGTCTCTTGCTTGACAAGTTTGGGCGATTTGAGGTGTTACAGCATTACGAACCACTTTTGGTTTACGACCAGGTTTTCCCCTCATTACAATAGGGGCTCCGGTGGGTGCTATAGAAATCTCATCTGTGTCTATATCCACTTCGTCCGGTCTTTTATACTGTTGTTTACCATTAGGAGAAACAACTTGTATCCTTCTCGTACCTTCAGGTAAGTTATCTAGTATATGTTGTTTTTCTTCTTTGGTCTGTTTCATGCTTATTATCCTATAATAGCAGGACCAATATAAGGTTCTCCTTCCACAACTTGTGACATCGTGTAATCACCTGCGTTAGGTCCTGTAACTTTTGTGTACATACTATTATACTCTAATCCAACAGGTAAACTCACTGTTACAATAGCCCCTACAGCCACTGCAGAAAAAGGTGTGTCTGTACCAATAGTAGTAGCCAAATTAGTAGCCGTTGTATTTACATCACCATTAACAACTACAAAGTCTACATGACTTACAATAACATAATCACCCATTACAAGTTCTGTAGGTTCCATTGTACTTAAAGCACTAACAGCATTATCTACAGAAATCGTAAAAGTAGGTGCAACATTACCTTGTACAATATGTCCCATTCTAACACCCGTACCTGGTGTTTTACCACTCTTACCTTCTTTAGGTATACCTTTACCCGCAACTTCAATAAAGTTTTGTGTAGTGTATGTTTTGCGTACGATCTGTGGGTTTCCACTTTCACCTTTAGAAGGATCAGATCCTTGTCTAAGATTTGCAACCAACATCTTAAACGGCTTTTGTCCTGCAATACCTCGTCCCATAACAATCCTCTGTAATAACTTGTTAACTATTGTATTAGTATAAACAAGTTATTTAATTGGGAAAGTTAACACATTACCATCATCTGTAGAACTGTCTTGAGGACCATATAGTTCTAAGTAAACTTCTATAAACTGGTCACACACTACTAAACATATACACAAGTTTTGTACTTCGGTGTCTTGTCCCATGAAGTCTAAAGGGGGTGTGAAATAAACATGACTTCCTTCTGTGAATGTAAGAAGTATTACAGGCTTGTTGTTTTTAAGTACTGTTAAAACATCCTCATTTACATCATAGGAAGTCTCGTATATAAAATCCTCTTCTAAGTATGTTCTTAATAAATACTTAAGTTCCATACCTTCTACAGGACTTAATTTTAAAGATAAACCATTATAGAGTCTTTCTGTATAAAAGTCCTTTTGTAACTTTTCTTTAAGGTCTATAATGTCAGCCATAGTTTATCCTATTAAACCTTTACTGAACTGTTTGTACACTGTATAAAAAGACTTTACTACCATAAACAGTTCTTTCATATTCTCTATGTCATGAATACTATTATCACCTGTAGCCAATAAAAGTATCATCTTATTTTCCACAGCAAAACTAATACGACCTAATAAAGCATCTTGTGAGGATAACGCTAAGTAAACATCAAAGTCTTCCATAGACTTTTCTACTTGTATATTGTGTTCGGCTTCCATATAACTAAACAACATATCCTTAAAGTATTGTTGCTCCTCTAAAGAAAAGTTTAAGTCGAAACCCTCTGTTAACTGTTCAATAGACTTTTGTTTGAACACCATACCTTTAATGTCATTGATACCAATTACTTTCATATGCCCTCCGTATATATTTATATACTACATACTGTAAACCTTTTATACAGTATTAGTTAGCAATTAATTCATAATTAAAGAATGCTAAAGTATTGGTATCATTACCACCTATGTCCGAAACAGTAAACTCTACAAGACTGTTTTCACTTAAAGTAATTATTTCTTCTCTATCTAAAGCTACGGCTGTTGTAATAGCATAAGGTCTTACCACATACCAAGAACCACCATCAGGTTTAATTCTTAATGTGACTTGCACAGAACCATTAGAGGTACCCGCTGTAATAGTAGAATACACATTACGAATAATCATTGTATACCCACTAGGTACTCTGTATACAGATTGTTGTGTTCTACCATCTGCTTGTGATATGAAAGCAAGAACCGCACTACCTAAGTTAGGAACACCATTCGTAAAGTTATTAGCATTGGTAACATACACATCACCACTTAATGTTTGGGTATCACCACTTAGAAAAGCCACATTACAATCTAAAGCACTAATACCAGTAGATACTGGTATTCTACCATCCCCACCATTTAAAGTAAGTGTATGAGTTACAAAATTGTTGTTACTATCATTAAGTTCAACTGTAATCTGTTTACCAGCGTCTAAAGCATTATTACTAGCCACCCAAGCGTTACTCGCAACAGTCTGAAAAGTCTTTCTAGCCACTCGTAAAGGTGTTCTACCATCATCCGCCAAGCGCCATATAGTTAAAGGTTGTGCGTCTGCGGCGTCAATCAATCTAATAGAGCCAAACTTAGTACCATTACTGTAACCAGGTATATTACCAAGAGCGACTTCTACTTGAAAATCTGTTGTTACAATAGCACCGATGTTACTAGTTCTAAACGGAATGGTATTGGTTCTTAAGTCACACTCTAAAAAGAAACTTGTTTGCGCTACAGAGTTATTAGTATAGATAACTCTAAACCCATCTAACCTAGTTCCAAAGTTAATAGATAGAAATCCTCTATCTACTTCGTCTTGTGAATAAGTATAAGTTTCAATGGCTCTTACTGTAGCAGCCCCTTGCACATCATCCGTAAACAGGATTTGAATACCTTGTGAGGAAGATACTTGATCAGTGGCTATAAACAACTCTACAGATACAAAACCATCTGTGTCTACCCAACCACTATCATACACACCACCAACACCTAATGGTACAACACTTACAAAAGCAGTACCGTCAGCTTTTGCGTTTACAAAGTCGCCATCAGGTTGTTGTCCAGTAGACACAGAACGAACATTAATAACATCTTCGTTTCCTACAAGGTCTTGGTTTAATCTAGAAACAGAACTTACTTGTGATGTATGATAGATAGTCTGTAAGTTAAATACGGTTTGATCAACACCACCATTGGTATATACAACTCGAAAGTATCTAGATATAGGCGCTAGTGTTCTAGAGTTAGCAGTGTCTATATCTTGTATGTTAATTTGGATACTTTCATTAACAGTAATACAATCCTGTGAGAATTGCATTTGTAATGTACCAGGTGCTGTGGATAAGGACTTACCATCAAGGAAAACACTAATACCATTCCATAGTGTTATATCTGTCCAGCCTCCAGTAAAAGTTTGACCGGCCAATAAAGGTACAATACTACTATTCGCCTCATCTATTGTATTTCTAACTTGTGGACTGTAAGACATATAAACCTACCATATAAACCAATTTGTACCATTACTAATAAAGTTAACTTGTTCCCATTGTGTGGTTAAAGGAAGACCTGTAACGGAGTAATCAGTACCATCTATTAAAACACCCGCCCCATGAGTCTTAACTTGTATATTTGTAATGGTGGGTGTTATCACTTTTACTGCAATGTGATCACTTACATTAGGAACAGGTAAAGTTATTGTAACTGGGTCACTATCAATAAGAATGAACTCTGAGTTGGTAGCCACCCTATCTACAAGTGTAGTAAGCACATTCCAATAAGTACTGGCGCCACCACCTACAACGACTACATCTACAACACCACCACCTACTGGTGTGGCTGTAACATTACCACCAATAAAGTTAAGTGTGGTGGTTTCAGTTTCTACAGGTACCCCTTCATCTTGTACAATAATAGAAGAGGTTTGAGTAATAGTGTTGTGGAAACTAGTACCAAATACAAACACAGCCGTTAAGTATCCAGTATTAATCCAAGCACGAATAGCTCCTACTTCAAAAGAGTGTGCTACTTGTGAAGTATAGATTAAGTCCACAACACCATTAAAAGGAATATACACAGCACCAGGTTTATTAGCCTGAACACGACCATTGGCATCTATACCATCGTGTATATCAGTAACTAACAGAGGTCCTTTTACAGCCCCTGTATGTGTTACTCTTAGACATATTCCTTGTGCTGGCATTACTTATTCCTATAAGAGGGTAAGGTTATTACCATTTTTTAGTTTTAGCGCTAACCTTAGAGAAAATCTTTTTAAATTCTCGTGGGTCAATTAATGGAACACCATTAGCAGTCCATTGGACATTGTTAACAATATAAGTTCCCATATGTCGTCTTTTATCTGGGTATAAAGCGTTTACACTGGCCTTATTATCCCCCTCTCTATAGATCTGAAACTCTATACCGCCGCCACCAACAACTTGCTGTGGCATACCGTAAGACTTACCTGTAATAATATAAATCTTACCTTTTTTATACCAACTATCATAATCAAAGGTTCTACTACCTTTAAAAGCCATAGAGAAAAGTTTTCTCATTTCCAGTTCGTCGTCTTTAATAGAGGTTAACAAAGCATTGTCGTACCAGTTTAACATAGTTTGAATAGCACTCACAATGGATTTAGGATCGTTTGTAACACCTTCACCCTCTTCATCGAAAGTAATGTCTGCTTTAATAAAAGGTTTCTTAGCACCTTTTCCACTAATTTCGTAACCACTATCTCCTAAAACAGCGTAAATATGTTCGCCGTTTTCTGTAATAATTTCAAACTCACCACTACCATCAGGAAGGAACTGTACACCTTCTGGAATGTTTAATTGTCTTGTAATAGATGGAAAAACCGATGGAATACTTGTACCCGCGGCTAATTTTTTAATCGCACGAACCTCTCTTAAAAGTTCTTTGGCTGTTATTTTTCTTGACATTTTATTTTCCTTTTGGTTAGATGCCATTATCAGACTTAATTTTTCTCTGCATGGATTCGATTTCTTCTATTGTTTGTTGCAACATCGCTTTTACTTGATCTAAAAGGCTGTAGCCTTTACGCAAATCTTCGTATAATTGCACTTCTCCCACGGCTTCCCCAATTAACTTGTCTGATAACTTGAAATGGATTCCAGAGTTTTTCTTCAACGCAGAAAGTTCTGTTCCAAGATCCCAAGTCCCTGCTGTTTTGCCTTGTAATTGACCTTTAATAGATTCGATTTCTCGAGCAATTTTTCTTATTTCTGGATTTCTTGACATTTTATTCTCCTTTTTAGATGCCATTATTTGTCTCCCATCCGGAGTTATTTCTCTCTCGATAGCGCAGGCAGGGCGACGAACTAGATAATTCGGCCACTTCTCGTACCACTTTGAATAGAACTCTGTTTTAGGTACAACCCTTACAGTTTCATCTGGGTCTGGAATGTTAGGGTCAGCAACATATACATTTAAGTCTTCATCTACATCGAAGACTACAGAAGCATGAGACCAATCACGACCCTCTGGGTTCCAAGCAATCATTACAGGAACACCTCGGTCAGTCCATTCTTTTAATTGCTTAACTGTAGAAGGCATTGTTAATGTGGCTCTACACCCATAATGCTGAGCACATGCCAAAGCTTGTTCCCAAGCGGCCCCTCTCATCGGTAAAGCACCCATTACCTTATTGACTTCATCCTCATTAGCGTGTGGATAGTCTAAGGCCTGTAAACACATACTCATTGAGGTAGCCATACATGAGTATTGAGTTCGTTGTCTTTTAGGTGTTAGATTTGCTTTAGATTGTTTTCGCATAAGATTATCTTTTTCTGGCTTCGAACTTTGCTCTGGATTCTAATACTTGCTGGAGTAGGTCTTTATTGATGAACTTCCTCATATTTGAAACTGCCATAGCAACATCTGCATCTATATTTCCGGAGAACTTCTTTGACCAATGGTCTCCCAACCATGACTCTACAACGGCTGAATCAGTGTCCCACCCTCCTATAAGAAAGGACACCTTTCGATTCGTTATGCTATCTACGATAGAAACCGATGTAATCCAGTCTACATTTCTGTTATAATCGTCGTTACTAGCGACTACCCTCAAATCGGAAAGACCGTTTTTCGCTACAAAAGACTTCAGTTCTTTCTCAAGTTCTTTGAATGCTTTTTGTACTTGTGGGTGGTTAGCAGTTTCAAACCAAGGGGTCACTTTCATAACAGGGACTTCACCCGAAATGTTCCCATCAAAGTACGCGATCCCATCCACTACCTCTATATTTTTCAAGGTAAAGTGTCCCCAACCATACATCAAACCATCTGGTCCTATGCTTCGCTCAATCAGAGACTTTAACTCACTATCTTCGGAGTATTCAATTAGTCTTGGGGCGCAAGGATTCTCACCTGCTTGTTTCTTCAAAGTTCTGACTTCTCTTAAAAGTTCTTTGGCTGTTATTTTTCTTGACATTTTATTTTCCTTTTGGTTAGATGCCATTATTTGTCTTTTAGGTGTTAGATTTGCTTTTGATTGTTTTTTCATACTGAACCTTACTTTAATAGTATTAGCGTATAAACTAACTATTTAAGTTCTACCCATTCATCTAAAGCCCCTAAGTAGTCTTGTAGTACAACTTGGTGTTCTCTTCTATCTATATAGACATACTTCTTATTAGTATCTGGTATACTATTCCAATCACTTAATATAAGTTCTTGTGTGTAAGGTACTTTAAAATGTAACTTTAATAAAACCTGCCAAGGTATTGCTGTGTGTCCTTGTCCTAGGTTTCCTTGTTTAGTGTAAACAAAACCATCTCTTACAACACACCATACTCTAATAAATCTTACAGAGTCCATACTATCTCCTATAAACAAAGAAGGGTACACTTGTATGTGTACCCTTATGTCTAACCACAAAACACTAAGTCTTATCGTCTAGTAGTAAGTTTTTTGTGTAACAAGTCTAACTTTCTAGAGGCCTGACGTTTAGTCATTCTAGAACTTGCTGTACGCTTAGTACCTACAACTTGTGCATGTAAACGATCTAAAGCACGACTTGCTTGTCTACGAGTTAACTTGGCTTGTTTAAACTTATCTTTGTACTTTTCAGTATTAGCATCCCATTCTTCTTGGAACTCTTCGGGTTGTTCGGCTTTCCACTTTTCGAACTCTTTTGTACCTTCGGGTCCTTCAGAGAAACGAGCACGTCTTGAAGAATTATCGTCAGAAATATGAAGGGTTACCTCCAGTGTTCCAGAAACGGTACCACCATAGTGGCTATCATCCATCTCCCAATCTTCATATCCTTGACTTACAGCATGTAAGTCAATTCTAGGTCTTCCTTTAACTTTGGTAGTGTAGATTTCCCAATCCACGTCTCCATAATTACCCATAACAAAGTCTTCAGCCTTTTCCTCTACCTGCCACTCAGGGATTAATAATCCCTCAATAACACCTCTATCAGTTATATCATGACCTCGTAATTGGGCATACGAAAACATCTCATTAAAGTCCATAGTGAACTTTACGGTTTCAGTTTTTGCTCTTCTAGTTAGATAGGCTTGTTTATTGTTAGTGAGTTGACCGTACAACTCATCCAGTTTACGACTTGCTTGTCTCTTAGTTAATTTTCGCATAGTATTACTCCTTGCGTGTTTATAATAAGAATCATTAAACGAAACATCCACATCGAAAGTCAATATAGCATTGTCTCCAAGGTCGTTTATATCGGTTAGTTTTATATTCTCTAAAAGCACGTCCTCGTCGGTTTCTATCTTCATCTGCTCATAAACGTCTTCATCCCATTCATGAACGTCTGCTAACATCTCTAAGTATCCTTGCCAATACTTTTTATCGTTTACATTTTTTGGAAAGTTTGTTGTTCTACGGGAAACCCAAACCTCAATACCTTTTTTACGTTCCGTTCTAGCTAGTTTTCGCATAGTATCACTCCCTGTACTTGCTAATTTTAGTTTATTAAAGTTAATCTGCTTTAAGTCTAAGCTTACTTCAAACATGAAGTCTTCCCTATCATAGCGGGCGTATACTTGATCATCCTTTTGTATTAGACCATACTGTTTTAAGGATTGTTTTAAACAATTCACAAAATTATAAGCCGTTCCGAAGTTACGACTTTCAGCACTATAATCACCTTGTACAGAATAAAGAAAATCCAGTTCATCTGTATTAAAAACAGTCTTTTCACTATGCATTGCGGAACCTGTAGGTTTGTTACCTTTTGGACCCTTCCAACAACCATGTACAACTTCGTCTACAAAGTCCACTAAATCCTTAACCACACCACCTTTAAAACGAACCATTTCTTTTCTTAAAGTTTGGGAGCGTTCGAAGTAATCGTTGTCTACACTACCCTCCTCATAAAGGTAATTAGTAACTTCTCTTATAAGTTCACTATCCTTTTCTTGTGTAGCCATATCTAAAGCATCCATCAAAGATAGTGCTTGATTAATGGAACCCTTGTCTCCACTCATTAGTAGACCTTTAAGGTTTTCTTTTTGTTGTCTATTCATAACTTATCCTTGTTAAATAAAAACATCGAACGAAACAGTGGCTGTAATTTCCGCACCACATTCGATAGTGAAACTTGTAAGTGTTTTACTTGTAACTTTGAAAGGTGCGAATATATCACTTGTTAAATGAACCCTGTAATTTAGGTTAGGTTGTACACTTGGGAAAGTGATAACTTTTGTAGTCTCTCCTACAAAGTTAACACTACCATTAAAAGCACTTGTACTACTCAAAAGACCCTCCACTTGCAACATAGCACTTTGTATGTCGTCAGTTACTGATTTAGGTATCTGTGTATAAGGAGAGATAATAAAACCATAAGGGTCTTGTATATCTCGAACACTTAATGTACCACTAAGATCAGATACAATAGTAAACATATACAAAGTAGGTGCTGTACCACTTTGGTAAGTAAACTCGGATTGTACTAATGAAACAGCCATCTTACCAAACACCTGAGGTTTCGTGACCCATCTCTTCTAACTTAGCATTTAAAGTTATGAGGCTATCCTTGTCACGACTACGAATACAAAAGGAATCACTACCAATTTCAACAGCAAAATCAAAAGATTGTAAACTACCAAACTTAGACTTACCATCCCTAAAAGCTTTTAACCACGAAGGTAAAGTTTGTGCTGTGCCTAATGTAGGATACACATGCAGTCTGTACTCAGCCGAACTATGTTTTTGTAACCATTGTGTAGCCACACTACGGGCCATTAGTACTCTTTTGGTAGAAGATTTATCCATAACAATCCTTTTTACTGACACACTATGTAATGTATAAAGTATTTATTGTTATAAGGAATAAGTAATAGACTCTTCTAGTTTTGATCTGTTAGTGTCTTTTAGAATGTTAAAGTGATTAGACACATGCTCTAAACACTGTATGGTTTTATCTAAATCCTTAAAGTTTTTAATTTGTTTTAAGTTACGCATAAACCTATAACGAACTAATCCTTGTGAAACATTTAATTCTCGGGCTACTTCTGACTGACAAGTTTTTTGTAACATTAACAACATTATATTAATGTCCAACTCGTCTGTTAACACACCCCTCAAGTCTTCTTCCACACTACTAATAGGATAGTTTGGTGTGTTAATTATGTAACTTAATCTTTTAGCGGCTTTAGCTAACCTATAACATACTGTAGGTTGAGAAACACCAAACAAGTCTGCTATACCCAACTGTGTTACTTTTTTAAAAAAGTACAAGTCAATAAAATCGGCTTCCCTTGGTGGTAATTCTTCTAACACTTCCCTAATACTATCTAATTTCTCTTGGGAGTCTTCGTCTAAGACTTCACTGTATGTAGGAAAGTTATGTATACCGTCTTCGTTGGAAAACATTCCTTCAAAGTCATGGCTGTCAAAATATACAAAGTTACTCCAATACTTAGACATCCTCTACCTCCGTAGTTAAAAGTATTGTAGGAACAGTTCGGATGGCTTTTAAAGATCTTAAACTTATATAAATAAAAGCCTCACCCCTATCTTCTGTAAAGCCTACAACCTTACCCTCTAAACCTTTGTAGATACCACTTGTAATAGTTACACTCATATCTTCTTGTAAGTCTTGGCTTAGCATTTCTTGTAGACTGTCTTTTAATTTTTGCACATCTACATCCCTTACAGTCTGTAAAGTAATAGGACCTCTCTTACTACTTTTACTATGTAAAACATCTTCAATGTAATTTTCTAAGCCAAAGTTAAAGTAATCATTTTCTGGTAGACCCGATTCTACAAAACAATAACCCTCTAACACATTTAACTTTGTAATTTTTCCTTGGAAGTTTATTCGATGGTATGGTATAAAGATTTCCTTTTCCCTAGGAATACTCCTACGAAGTTTGGAATACAGTTCACCCTTTTCAGCTAAGGCTTCCCCATAAGGAGTTAACTGAAGGATTACCCAAGTTTTACCATCTCTCTCCATCTATTTGTCTCCGCAGATGATACAGTAGTATCGATCTAAACTCATTAGGTGCTAACCCGTTAGTGATTCTTTTTTGTGTATTTATACTTTTTATGGCTCTAGGGTCTACCCAGACACCTGTAGGAGTTAAAGACTGACTTACCTGACCCTTTACTGGCTTGTCTGTTTTAACAACCTCACTTTGTATATTACTTACATTTATCTTTTCTACTGTTGATTTTTTATGCTCATTAGTAGAAGATTTAGCACCACTGTTATTAAAGTTTATTGTAACACAATTATCTGGGACTTGGAACTTATCTCCATAATGACACATTGCTATATCTAACACCAATGTTTGTTTACTAGGTTTATGTATTGGAGCAGCAAACTTCATAGACAATGTTAATAACTGTTCACCCTTCTTAGATAGTTCCTCTATCTTGGACTCCTCCCATTGTTTAGGAACTTTACCCACACCTAAAAACTTACGATAAGCCACCATACAACAATCTGCTAATCTTTCATATGCAACACTTGGAGAAACTTCTTTAGATAGTAAATCTGTATTCTGTACACATTGATTTAGATCCACACCAATGTTTAAAAGTGTGTCCACAATATAATCATTAGCACCTATCTGTAAGTACTGAGTAACTGTCTGCTTATTAATGTCCCCTAACATAGACACACCTTCAACCATTTTTAAACAGTCTCTAATGTGACACTCTGCTACTTCCGCTATTGTTACTAAGGAATCTATAGTATAGTTAATACTCTCTTGTTCACACACATAAGCCAATCGTTCAGCAATACCTTCTGCGTCTACGGCTTTAATAACAAACGCTGGAGCACATCTAGAGAAGATAGTAGATACCATTTTCTCTGGTTCTGTTGTACAGAAAATACAGATAAGTCTTTTGTCTTCACTTCCTTCTATTGTGTCTTCCATCGGTTTTAATAACGCATCTAAGGCCTGTTTAGATAAACGATGGGACTCGTCGAACAAGTAAATCTTTCTTTTACCTGAAAAGGAAGCGTAGTTAAGTTCTTCTATAATTTGTGCTAAGTCAGCCTTACCTGATCTAGTAGCAGCATCTAACTCTTCAAAGTTAGCGTGTACACCACCACTTAGAAAGGTATTACAGGATTCGCACTCATTACAAGGTTCACCTTCTACAGGATTAGAACACAATAAAGCACGGGCTAGAATACGACCCATTGTTGTTTTACCAGAACCATGTTGACCACAAAACACATAAGACTGGTGAAAGCCTTTTCCTTCTTTCACAAACTGTTTTAAAACAGCAGTACTAGATTCTTGTCCTAAAACATCTACATAATTTCGTGGTCTGTACTTTGTGTCTAAAGCCATAGCTATCTCCTAATCTTGTTGTACATATATACTATATGCGTGTCAACAATACTAGGATTATTTACAAACTTATTGTTTCCGGCAATCCTTTGTCCTTAAAGTCTGGGATACCCATCTTATCCCAAAAGAACTTAATAACGGAAGAGCCTATGGCTATTAACTTATTTTTAATTAAGTAAATAATTTGGAACACAGGTATTACTAACATCAAACGATTACCTGTTATCTTTGTCAACAAAGAGTATCCTTTAAAAATAGCAAAACCAGGGAAGGCGAAACCTAGAAACTTATTTACTAAGTAACCCACACCACTTTCAGGTAGTGTTCCTAACAAGTCTCTCCAAGATAAAAGACCTAACATACCTTTAACGATTCCAGTATAATCCCAAGACAACTCGGCCACACTAATCCAGATGTCAAAGAAAATGTAAGCCTTTAAAGGTATACCTACTGTATTGGATACCTTACCATCTAGAAAAGTATTCAGTATATCTTTCATTAAGTCTAAGCCAGTATTACCACTTTTAAACTTAATGTTACTAAGGAAGTCTTCGGCTTTCTTCTTGCCGTTGTCTAACACACCAATAACCTGTTTACCGACTGGGGATTCTTTTAGGTATGTTGTAGCCTTTTCCATTAATAAGTTAAAGGGAGTAATGTTACTACTTATAGCATTAAACACCTTCATAAACTCGGACAGTTTACTTTGCATCTGTTTAACAACATCTGTAAACCCTTTATATCCGTTTTTGAAAAACTCTATAATCTTTTTAGGTAACTGTGCTGTGAATGTAATAAGGTTTTTAGCTGTAATACCTAACATACTTTTAAACTGTTCCCAATACTTAGGAACTTTTTGAAAAGCCAACCAGATGTCTTTAACCTTTTTAACCACATCCTTGATTGTAAACTTATCTACAGCCTTCTTTAAAAAAGGATAAGTAAAAGCTTCAAACACCTCTACTGTAAACTCTTGTCTTACTTTACGGGCCTGTCTACTATTAAAAGCGTACCTAGACTGTGTGGCTTCTGTATAGGCCTGTAAAGCCGCTTGTCTGAGTATATATCGTTTTACTACTGTCTTACTATCTACCATAACTTAAACCTAAAAAAGGAGAGTGTATCACTCTCCTTTTAATACAAGATAAACAACCTATTATTAACCTTGTTCTTCAACTTCCTCTAAGTTATCTAAGTCCAAGTCTTCTTGTTTAGGCATCCACATACCATATTTCTCAATGTTAGAACGATGTGCCATAATGTCTGGCTTCAAGATTTTAATTTTCATGTCACCAGTTTTAGGATTCTCTTCTACATGAATAGAACACAACAAACTGTCCAACAATGCTTCTTGTGCGTGTGTATCTAAGTCGTTAGTCCAAGTATCTGCAGCCAACTCCATAATCAACTGGTAATCTGTACCAGACATAGCGTTAATCAAGTCAGAACATTTAGTTACTTTACCAAAGACTGTTTGACCACCAGACATAGTAGCCTTTTCCCGAAACACTACACAGATCTCATCTACCAAGTAAGATAAGTGTGGGTGATTATTATGAATTAGGGTGTGTACATCAGACACAATTTCTTCTCGTGCTTTCCAAATAGTAGCAGACATTTTTTAATCTCCAAAGATTATAAGTTAAAGGATTTTTTAAGGGCTAGTGTTCCACCACTTTCCCATATTTCACCAGGATCTTTACCTCCAAAGTAAGTAACCAACCTAGTGTTTATATGTACTGTATCCAGTTTCTGTTTTAGACCCCAAATTAGTTTTCCCTGATCATTTTTATATCCAGCACTTAACTTTCTACCTGTTTCATCCATATCAAAACATATATGTACAGTAGCCTTAGGTCGTATAAACCTTTGTAAGAACTTTACTTGTGTAGGAGTTACTCTAGCACCACCCATCGCTAGACACACATGATTTTTAGGTAAGGCTTTTAGGATACTTAGATCAAACACACCTTCTACCAACCACACATCATAACCCTTACAAATTCCTTCAAACACACTAGGACACATACCTACAAAAGCTGGATTCCACTTAACATCAGGTAAGTAATACTTACGAACAAGTTTCTCTTCCATATTACGAAACTCACAGCCTATTAACACACCTCTAGGAGAGTAGATAGGAATACACAACATACCATGTAAACGATGACCCATCACACCATTAGTATGAAAGTCCGAGTCTGGGGCTCTTTCCGTTTGTGTTTTCCACACACCTATTTTTAGTTCCTGTACAAGTGTATAAGGTAAACCTCTACCTAAAACATAACCTAAAGCTTCTTCCGGTAAGGTTAAATCCTTAATAGCGTTTAACAACCACTCTCTCATGTATTACTCTGGATATAAGATACAAATACCCCTAGAAGGATTATGTACAACTACACCATTTAAGTTTGAGTTAAAGTTATAAACAGTGCCTAAGTATGTTTTATCCTTGGGTGTCACAACTATATACTTTTCAGGTACCCAACTTACTAGGGTACTGTTAACATCGTTTACTGTTTCGTTTGTATAAACATCAAACTCTGTAAAACCAAAGTAGTTAAAGTACTCTTGTACCTGTTGTAAACGATCCTGTATATTAGTGTTGTTATATTCCAAACAAGAACCCCATTGGGATTGTAGGGACATTTCTTTACACTTAAAAACAATGTCCATAAACAACTCGTTTATAGACCCTTGCCTAGTAGCGGCTCTTAATAGATTACCTGGGAACTGTCTGTTTACCCATATAAAGTCTTTCGTCGAACTAACTAAGTAAGGTCCATCTAATTGTTGATCCACACCGCATTCAAACATAATAGGAGGTTGGGGTGTCTTCATTTGAATAACTTGTAATAACATTAGTCTTCTTCTGTTGTAGGTTTTACATCGTCTTCTTGTAACACCCATAACAGGGTAGCTATCTGTGGAAATCTTACTAAGATTTCTTCTACGGGGGCATTGTCAAAGAAACCAGATAAAGATTGTTTAATTAAGTCCTTGTTGTGTCTAGTGTCAAAGTAAGGACATTTTACAGCCGGGTCCTCTTGAGAAAAACGAGTATCACATATATGTGTATTGTAATCTGGACACTTACAAATATAAACACCACCTTCTAACATATCACATAACTGAGTAGTGTCTTGTCCTTGTGGTTTTAATAAGTAGTTAAACCTACAGTTAGAAGCGGTTCTTTTAAGTAGGTTTTCAATTTCTTTTTTAATAGTTCGGAAACGAATTTGTTTTAATCGTTGTTTTATTTCACCATCGGTTTTCATTGTGAACGCCCTATTTTTGTGAAAGTAGCCGAACCTTTTATTTTTTTAATCCTATAAGCAACATCCGCTTGCTCTACTAATGTTGGATTATGTGTTACCACTAGAATGTCTAAGTTTAACTTTTCTGACAGTGTTCTTAAAAAGTTTCCTACTCTTGGAACATACCTTTCAGCCACTGCCGATAAACTTTCATCCAATAACAATAAAGGTCGTAAACTTCTTCTTGTTAGTACAACAATCCTTAGTAGAGTGGATTGTACTGTAGATACAGAACCACCATAAACATCCATAGAACTACCTTCTGTTATCATGCCAGTAGTATGTTCTTGTACTGTTACAAAGTCTACAGACACTTTACCTCTTTGTATACTAGTGTCCGCTCGTACACTTAGATTTAAGTCGTCAAAGATATGTTGTAATCCTTCTGTTAATAATGTTTCCGCTGTTGTTATATTGGCTACCATTTCATGGTCAATTAAACCACGAAGAACAGAACAAGTTTTATCTAATATATCTGTTCGATGTTTTAGATCTAAAACTTGTTCCAACAACTCTTCATGTTGTTTTTTATGTGTATCAATAAGGGCTTTTGTTCGGATGTAATCCTCCCTTAAGCCCTTATACACAAACATTAATTGATCATAAGTAGACAATTAAGTTCTCCATACAATTACAGCGTAGTATGAGTTTCCTTCTTCTACTTCTTCTTCATACTTAAAAGATGTAAAACCTGCTCGACCCATACTATTAACACCAAGATCAATTTTATCTAAACCAAAAGCGTTAACAATACCTTTCAAGTACGGATAGTCGATAGTAAAAGTTTCGAACTCTTTACTATGTACTGTAAGTCCAGCCAAACTTAGAGGGTACTCATCATTGCCACCGGCAACACTTGGCATTGACAAAACCACCTTTTGATTCTCACTATCCCAACGGAAAGTAACACTCTCATGACCTTTAGGAGCAGAAGCCGACAAGACAGCCAAACCTGCTGTTAACTCGTCCATATCCAAACTAACTGTACAATCTGGCACTTTATCTGGATCTAAAGCCAAGGTCGGAAACTGTGTAACAGGCTTAGTAACACCTAAGTAGTGACCTGTTTCCTTCTTAAACAATACACAAGAACCACTATCATCTTCACGAGTAGATGTTAACACTTCAACAGAATCCTCATTACCCAAGAACTTTGTTACTGGAGTAATGTCTTTAGCAGGAATACGAATGTTCAAGTCACCCATAGGAACTTTTGCACTACACACACCTTTTCTATCTGTAGCCCAAAATGTACCATCAATAGATTCTACTTGACACAATTCTGGTTTAAGTGTGTCGTCTGTACTAACAAAGTTCTTAGTAAGATTTAAAGCCCTTGTAATCTTTTCAGGGGCAATATTTCCAACAGTAGTAGCCGTAGACATTAACTTATCCCAAAAAGGAAACTTACTAGGATCTAAAGATCTTAAACGAATAGAGGAACGACCGGACTTGGCTTGTACATCCCCACCACCATTATAAGTAAGTGTTAACACACCATCTGAAGCACCGGACAACCACTTATCTAAACGCCAAGATTCCACTGTAAAAGCATCGCCCTCTTCACCTTCAAAGGTACAAATAATTGGAGCACCACTAAACACTCTTAAGTTCTGGGAAAGAACTTCTACTTTATTATTATGTACACGAAACAGGTAGTGTGATGTAATGTCTGTACCGTTACCTACAGCTGTTCTGGTAGTATTTAGAGAGAACTCTAAATCATTTCTTGCGACTTCAATTTTCATTATTTCTCCGTATATAAGGACATTTTATCCTGTACTAGATTGAGTTGAGCCTCGAACTCACTTAATGTTTGTTCAAGGGCTTGTTGTAACTTTGTTAAAGTTTCTTGTAAAGTGTTGGGATCTAAGTTAGCGTCTCTTATCTCTTGTTCGACTTTTAATAAAGACTGTTCTGCGGCTTGTTTCTTTCCTAACATTCTTTGTAAGTCTGAGGATAAAGTTTCTCTTAACTTAATGGCTTTGTTTAACCGGTCTTCCGTAGTCATACCTACCTCCTTATGTTGTATATACTATTTTAAGGTTTTAGGTTATAGGGAGAAATCTCCAAAACCATTATTCTTTGGTACTTTTTTAATACCCTCTACTAACTGCTCACCTTCTTGGTATTCAGAACATTGATCTTTATAATTACAAAAGATACAAGCATCTCTACTAGGTTTGGCTTTAAACTTCTTCTTATACATACTTTTCTTAGCCGTTTGTACCCTTGTAATTAACTCGTCCAACTTTTGTTGACTAACATCTACCCAAGTAATACCTGTGTCTTGTGTATTTTCTACATACGGATACCTAAACCAAACGAACCCTAACTTGTCCGGCATCTTTCTATAAGAGTATCTATACACTAGAGCATAGAAGTGTAATTGATCCTCGTCTACCTTTTCTTTTATACGACTGTTCTTACCATCTAACAGTAAAGTACCACAGTCTTCTCTTCGAACAACAATGTCTACAATCCCACCAATACTGTTATACTGGTCAATCCACGCTATCATTTTTACTTCGGACTTGGAATATGTACCTAGTAATTTATTGTGTTTACAAGTCTGTACAAACCCTTTAACACCATTAATAACTAAGTCTAACATCTGTTGTTTAGTTAACTTGGCTTCCTCATAGTCTATAAAAGACTTTTCACATAAAGTGTTAAACTTTTCTGTGGCTAGTGTACAAAGTAAATCTGTAACACCTTTTCCGTTACGATAAATCTCATCATTATAAAACAACTCAATAGCGTGATGAATAGCAATACCCATAATAGCAGCATGTCTACTTGTAGGTTTAGTAACTGGTTTTGGTTTACCCTCTCCAGCACCTACATCAATACCATCCCAACCTTTTGTCCAAAGAAACCTTTGAGGACAGTCTTCATACATTTTTAAATGAGACCAGAACAATGTACTTTTTATATTCACAGGTCACCCCCATAAATAAAAATACACACATTAAACTTAAACACCATCATTTATTAGCCTTGCGTATACTATATCTCAAGTATCTTTTGGTTCTTTCACACTCTCTTTCTGTTTTAGAGGAATAATCTGTACAATCCCTATTTAAACAATACCATCTATAAGTGTTCACACTCAGTCTTAAAGTAAACACTGCTAAACACAAGTATAAAAATATTTTTATGTTTTTCACTTTCACACTCCAAATAAACACTTAATTATACACACAGAACTTAGTTTCTTTTCTATCTTGTGTGGTTTATGTACTAGGAGGTACTTAATGAGAAAACTATATGTATTAGACACATCTGTACTTATTCATGATCCAGAATGTATTACAAACTTTAAAGGCAATGATGTTGCTCTCCCAATCTTTGTAATCATAGAACTGGATGACTTAAAAGAAAGAAAGAAAACTAATGTTAGTTTTAAGTCTAGGGAGGCAAGTAGAAATATACAAGACATTCAAGGTGACCAAGATTTACAAAAAGGAGTTTACCTACAAGAAGAAGACATTAATGTGAAAGTTATAGGCACAACTTCAGACATTGGTATTAAGGCTTTACAGTCTACCACTAATCCTAGAAAGATGGATCTGTGGATTATGGAATGTGCTTTAGAAATGAAAAAGCAATACGAACATGTAGTACTAGTCTCTAAAGATCTTAACCTTAGACTCTTATGTCAAGGTCAAGGATTAGTAGCGGAAGACTACGAAACAGACAAAGTTGATGTTGCAGACTTGTACCCAGGTTACACACACTTAGGAGAGGACCCTATTCTAAAGGAAGCCTACAACCCTACAACTAACATTCAACCTATAGAGTTAGTACCAGAACCTATTTACAATCAGTTTTATATTTCTGAGTGGATGGGTAAAAACATTCTATGTAGAAATAAGTACGGCCAAGTTATACCGGTGGATAAAGAGTTTAATGTAGGTGTTGAGGCTCGTAACTTGGAACAAAGAATGGCTTTGGATCTATTAACAGATTCTACAGTCCAACTTATAACTCTTGTAGGTAAGGCTGGTACGGGTAAAACATTTTTAACTTTAGCTGCCGCGTTGTCTCAACTACATACTCAATACGAACAAATTATATTAGCGAAGCCTATTATAGACATGGGCAACTCTATTGGATTCTTACCAGGTGACTTGGACGAAAAATTACAACCTTGGATGGCTAGTTACTATGACAATCTATCTAAGATTATGCCTACTAAAAGTTTTGTAGGAACAGGTAAAAAGAAAGAACCTAACTGGAAGTACTTACTAGATACGGAGGCTGTTGTAGTACAACCTCTTAACTCTATTAGGGGTCGTTCTTTAGACAACTCTTTTATAGTAATAGACGAAGCCCAAAACCTAACAACACATGAGATTAAAACTATTGTTACAAGAGCCGGTGAAAACACTAAGGTAGTTTTATTGGGTGACCCGTATCAAGTAGATAGCCCATTCCTAGACAAGCACTCTAATGGTCTTACTTATGTAAGTCAAAGAATGTTAGGGGAGAGTATCTTTGGAACAGTATTCTTTACTCAAGGTGTTAGATCTGAATTAGCAGAGGTTGCAGCTAACAGATTATAACAAAACAAAAAAGGGTAGTTCTAAGTGAACTACCCTTTATGTGTTACATTTAGTGGTCTTACTTTTTATCTTCTTTAGGTCGAAGAATAATTGTGGCTTTACCACCTTCTTCTTCAGGATAAAAAACGATAATTGTAAAATCGTTCAGGTTAACATTAGCTGGGAAATTAGGTGAGCCTATTAAGTACTCATTCCCGTTTTTATCAATCCTTGATAACAATTTAAACTCTAAACTACCTGACATAAATACTCCTATTGAAAATGTAACTGCCCCCTTGTATATACTTCTTTTATACTTTTCATATATTCTTGAGGCGTTAACTCTACACCTTGTCCTGTACTTGTTGTGGCCCCACACACCCAATACTTATCTGTTCTCCACTGTAAAGAATTTACAGGGATACCATACACTGTACTTTTTCTTACAGGACCTACCACAACTTTATTTTTAATAATAGTCCAAGGGTACCTAGAACCATTATTGTTTACATAAACAATAATGTCTTCATAACCTCGTTTTAATAATACTGTATAATCAGAAATCATAATTCTAACCTTTGATAGAAAGATTATTATCCCAAAGGTATGGAACAGGGCAGTTAATCTTATCTTTCTTGTAATTATCTTTTTCTATAAGAGTGTTAATACCCTCTACAGATAAATCCGTCAGCCAACAAAAAGACTTTATCTCTGGATTAAACCAACTACACTTCGCACAAGACAGATGTGGATAAACAACATCCCCTTTTCCTAACATCTCCTTTTGAATACTTAATGTCTCTTCGTCAGACCTTGGTGTTTCAAAAAACTCTACTTTAACACCAAGTACTACAAAGTAGTCTTGTAACTCTTGTAACTCTTGTTCTGTACATACAAGTTTACCTAAACTTGTACCTCCAGTATGAACGATAGTATCGTTTCCTTTAAGAGAAACAGTAAAGTGTATATTAGACTCTATCTTGTAGGTATAAAAGTTTGTCATAGCCATCTCTTTAAATGTTTTTCTTCTTCTTTCGAAATAGAACTAACACATAGATAAGATTGGTACTCAAAGTTAGGCTTGTCACTACACAGTAAAGACACCCAATACTTAACACCACGGATTTGAATATATCCAATGTCCGATGTCTTTTCTACTTTATAGGAAAACAAACCTTTCATAGTATCTTGTGTGTCAGACTTAGTAGTTAAAATTACAACATTACTTACTTTTTTGGGTTGTTCCACAATCCACTGAACTCTATCTCTTACCATTGCCATTACTCACCTCCACAATAAGTTATTATTACAGACCAACCGAAAACTCTTTCGGCATACATATTAACAGACTCTACTTGTATATTTTGTACGGCTGTAGGTCCTACTTTATTCGTAAAGTCTTTTAATAAAGCATTACAAGCCACTGAAGCAGGATTAAAACCTACTTGCATATCTTCACTACCCCAAGTAGTCATTTCCCAATGTGTATAAAACTCTTGTGGATTAAGACACACCTTTCTTACATACCCAAGACCTAACAGTGTTTCCCACATTCTATGTTCAATTGGATACTGTAAAGATCTTCGACCTTGTGTTGTCGAAATAGTTTTATAAACCCATTCCCGTTGTTTTTCTACGGTACAAGAAACTAACTCTCCCAAAGACTTAGGCTGTACTTCCATTAAAGGAACCTCTGTACCAGCACTATATATACCGAGTAAGTTATAAACTTCAGGATGTTTTACTAGGTCTGTAGGCTCATTACTTTCTACAAAGCCTAACAACTTATTATCTAACTCACTTTTAACAAAGTTAGAAGCCTGTTCTAACATCTCTCCTACAACTAAAGAGTTAAGGGAATCCGTTAACACAGGTACTGCGGGTATTCCTTCAGTATGTAAAGGACCTGTTCTAAGTTCTGGTATGTCCCCATCTAGAAATACTCTTTCAACAATTTTAGCTTCCAAGTTTGGATTTAAAATCATTACACCAGGTTTGGTTGGATGTTCCACAACAACTTGTATCTGTTGTTGTGGTATCACATCTTTCGGCTCATACAGTTTAATTTCCATCTTATACTCCAAACATCTCTACAACAGGATTAGAATCCCATTGTTGTTTAGCCTTACGGGATTGTTTAATACCTTGTAAACGGGCTAAGGCCTCTGACCTTACTTGTGTGTTACTATCTATTCCAATATAGTTACGGTTATTATCTAAACAAGCCTTACCTGTCTGTGCTGTCCCACTTAATAAATCCAAAACCGTATCGCCCTCATTACTAGAAGCCAATACCATTGGAACAACTAACTCGTAAGGCCAAGGACTATTAGACTTACCCATATAAGCACCTAAGTTCACTTCCCAAACATCCCTTTTATTTCTACCTAAAGGATGATAGGCTTGGTGAGCGTCTGGTCGTTTACTAAAACCGTCTGCAACTTCTGTATAGGAAACATAACTATCAGATAAACTAGAAGTATGTTCCTCTCTAATACTATCTTGGTTATATAAGTATTCCCCTTTACTATCAGGATGAGCAAACATAAATATGTGACCATAGGTTCTTGTTAGTCTATCCTTAGTAGACTCTGGATTAGGATTATCCCACTTCCAGATGATGTCATTACGAAGAATCCAACCTTCAGCCTGTAAAGCTAAAGCAATACGAGCAGGTATCATACCTAAGTTTTTATCCTCACCATAACGATCTCTACAAGCTAACCATAATGTACCATTAGTTTTAAGTACTTCTCGGGCACTATCTAACAACTGTACAATGTGTCCAATGTAATCCTCAACAGTATCCTCTAAACCTAAAGTAGTTTGTTGTTTAGGTATTGTATGAGTAACATTATCAAACACTTTGTAAGTACACTGTGGCCACTCTACATCCATAGAGTCTCCAATACCGTAAGAAGGTAGTTCTGTGATAATAGACTGTACTTGTGTTTTCTGTATATGAAGGTCTTGTAATACATCAAAACTATGACCCCATAGTAGTTTTGCGTTAGGTGCGTTGTCTCCTAAAGAGATAACTGTATCTGTATTAATTTTAGTATACATAGGTACTCCTCATGTTAGTGTTGTACCTTATATACTGGAATAGGTTTTAGGATTAGAGGGATAAAAGAAAAAACCCATAAGCGAACTTATGGGTTTAAACATTCAACACAATCAATCAATCAAAGAAATTATTTTAAGAACTTAAGTATGGCTCTTTCAATAGCTTTCTCTTCACCTTGTAAAAAGGTTTCCATCTTTCTACCGGTATAAAGTCTATAAGATCCGTCTTCTACTACTTCTAATGAACAAGTAATGTCGCCACCTAAAGTATCCAAGTTATCCCAATCACCTACATAACCATTAGTAAACCGAAACTCTTCTACAGTATCAGGTAAAGTACCATACTTTTCCTTTTGTACTAATAAACCTTTAGACTTACCCCATTTCATCCAATCTACACCAGCAGTTTTGTCTAAGTACATATTAACTACTCGTTTAGCCATTCTAACAGAAGCGTTACGACCCCTAAAAGATCTATCAAACTTTTGTAACTCTTCCTGAACAATGTTCAACACTTCATTGTTAGGTACAGCGTCTCTAAGAGTTTTAATAAGTTTATTTTTATTAGCCCTCCAAACTTGACCTACATACTGAATCTGGGACTTTGTAGGATTACCATCATACAAAACATCCGCCACATCCTTTTGTTTAACAGATAAGTCACCGCTTCTAGTTACTAACAAACTAGGGTCAATAAGAATAACTTCGAATATTTCCTTCATGGCATTAGGTAAGTTAGAACCTTGAACTGTCTCGTTTAAGGCTAATAAAGCGGCGTTGTCATCTAAAACATCTTCCCAGTGAATACCTTCCAAACCATAACCACTTTCGTCTGTGTAATCACCATTTAAAATATCAAACCAACTTACACTGGATTCTTCAAACAACGGAGCATCTCCACTGTCTGTAGTATCTCTTCTTCTCGACATAGCCCGTGCTGCGGCTTCTGTTTGTTGTACTGCCTGTACTTGCAATAAGTTAGCCAAACTTTGTGGTGTTGCGTTAGCCACATCGTTTCTCTTTTGTTGTCCAATAAGATAAGGGGCAGGAATACCACCATTAATAGGTTCATTAGTGGCAACAGATACACCTAATAACAAACTAGAAACAACATCGTCTGCAGAGAACATTTGAATACCATATCTGTTAACAATACGATTAGCAGCAAAGAATGAGGGTTTCCAGATGTTAGTACGATCCTCTGTATAGTTAGAACGACCAGTAGAATCTTGTGTAACAATTAACTCTCCTGTCCATTGTGAAGCCTGATTGGCAGGCATTCCTGCTTGTACTAAGGCTTCACCTTTTGTGGCCAAGTAGTTTCTTCGTTCCGCTTGTCTATAGTTTTCACCTAAGAAACCTGCTACGAAGTAAGCCTTACCTAAATCGTTGTATTCAAACACATTGGAACTATATTCATTCAAGGTTGTACCAAGCCTCTTTGTTAACATTGCTTTTAACAATCTTCCTACTTTTGTCATACTTACTCCTAACAGTACTATATTTACAACTAATGTTAGAGGATAAACAACATATTGGAAAACAAAAAGTCACGATTTCTACATAAAAAAGTGTATTTTTTACTTGTACCCTCTAAAAATGTGTTATACTGTTTAAGTGAGAGACACTGACCGCAAGAGTCCAAGTCCGACACATTAACCTTACTTTAAGCGATACCTTTTAAGGTCAAGCAGGAGAAAATACTATGTCTTACATGACACTTACCCACAAGTTCCTTAGTGAACAAATTGAAACCCAAGCCATTAACCGTAAACTCACTTCTTCTTTAAGAAAAGTATGGGTACATGAGTCTTACGATGATTTATTATCCTTTACTAATTTCCAACTTTGGAAGTGGTGTGTAGAAGGTACTTTTGATGACTACTTAAGTAACAATCCTTTTGTAGCGTTTCCAACAATCTTGAAGTTCTTAAACCAAAAGAAACAAACACAAGTATTCGGTAAAGCACAAGATGCGTTGGTTCGTCATCATACTGGTGCTCGTACTTTGTCTGAACAAAGAAACCAAAAAGTAAACGCGGACAGTTATATCTTACCTGCGGATACTCCTTCTATTGTTGTTTCTCAAAAATCTGAAAACGGAGAAGAAGGGGATACTTTTATTGTAGTAGCCGAACCAAAAGAAGTACAATATGACAAGACTGCTTATCGTAGTAACTTCTTACGTAAGGTTTTAGGTACAATGAGAGCAAGTGAACGATACACTCGTATCTACAACTTGATTTGTGAAGACTATACTGTGACTCAAATTGCTGAAATGGAAGGGGATACAATGACAACTATGCGTGCTGTTGTACAAACTCTTCGTGAAACATTACAAAAGACTTGTTCTATGGCTCGTTTGGTTATGGAACAAGATACAGATACTGTTTTCATTAAAGACTTGGATGTAGAAGACGAAGACAGTAAATGGTTGAGAAAAGCCTTACAAGTGTTGGGTGAAGACAACCTTATTACTTATACAGATTCTACAATACAGTTTACTAGAGAAGGTATTATGACAAGAGAAGAAGAACTTCTGTTCTAACACTCTTCAGGTTGATACTTTAAAAGGGTCCTATCTCACCAAGGTAGGGTCCTTTTTCATTATTAGGATCTGTATAAGTTAAACCAGGTATAACAGCCATAAACGGCAATGCTGGACTGTAAACACATACACCTAAACTATCTATAGGTAAACCTTGTTGTTGTAATTGAAACTCTGTAAGATTACTAGAATACAAAGGTACAGAACTAAGTCCTTTTAAAAACCGTCCAGCTAAGGATAAGGCTTCTTTCTCGGAATTACAATTCATAGGTGTACTTACAAGTTCCCATAAATCCTTTGTTGTATCTACAATTAGTACAGTATACATAATAGCCTCTAAAAAGAAAAAGAAGAAAATTCGAACCAGTTTGGTAAAAATGCTTTATAACATAGGTGGTGGTAAACCTATTCCTATATAGGAATAGGTTTATAGACTTAAACTACACGACCACAGGATTTAGATAATCTAACTATTTTGTCTAAACTGATAAATATGGTACTTAGTGTTAAGTAAGGGGAAACCCTTAGGTCAAGGAACAGCCTCCCACCAAAAGACTTTTTACCTACATAAAAGGTCAAGGAACTTTAAAGGATTCCTCTAAGTGTTTTTTACATATGAGGATTTTGTATACGGACACTATAACTAAACACCTAAAAGTAAAGGTAGGATTAATTAGGGAAGGTTTAGTATAGAATTCAAGTATATGTTTTTACCTGATACAAAGAACAATAAGCCTAATAAGATTAACAAGACTAAGAATAGAAATAGTGAGAGTACAATAAATAACAAGAACAATAAAAGTAAACATAAGAAGATAAGTAAGAATAAGACTATGTCTAGATACAATGATAGAAAGAATACATTAAGTACAAAAGAGATTGGTAATCTTAACTATATGATTATTGATTTAGTTATTGGTAATAATAGTATAAGTTATGCTACTTGGAGTAATTCCAATCCAAGTAAAGTAGTTTTACTTAAAGGTAAAATTAATACTATAAGTATTAATGAACTACAATGGGATAAAGTAGTAAGTCCTATTGTAGAACAAGTAAAGTCTTACTTAGGTAAGTATCCTATTAAAGGACAAGATATATACTTACATAATGTAAAGATAGGAGAGACTACTTTTATAGAGTCTAGTATAGGTTCTTTATACACTATTGAGGATACTGTATTATTACCTACATTAGTTAAACAGTTATTAGAACAAAAGAATATAGAGCAAGGATTTTAACTTATGTCTAAACCTGGGGATACTGTTTTTGTTAATTGTAGAAAACCTAAATGTACAGGACAAAGATGTCTTGTACTAAGGAAGTTCAATCTCCCTACGGGAGGAAGAAGTATCCACTATAGATGTCTTACTTGTAATGGTGGCTTCACTATTACTTTTTAAGTAATCCTATTAACTGACTTACAGATACAGTATATAAGATTACAAAGTTTAAAGGAAGAAAAGTAATGACACCTATGTTATTCCATGGTCCTATGGCTAGAGACAATGCTCTATACAGAGCACAGTCCTTAGGACGAATGATTAGTGAACCTATTGGAGATAAAGGTTTAAAAGTAGATGATGCTCGTAGCATTGTCTACATTAGTCAAAGTAGTGGTGTTGGAGATAAACCTCCTTGTGTGGTTATTGGTCCTATAGATAAAGCCACGCCCGAAGCGGCAGACGCTTTATTAAAGACATTAGAAGACTTAGCGGAAGGACCTTTAAAAATTACATTATGGGCTGAAAACTTAAATGGTGTAATTGGTACTATTAGATCTAGAACCTTACCTAAGTGGTGTCCACCTAGTAAGACTTATATTAGTCAAACGGATTATATGATTCCTACAGCTAAAAACTTACTTAAAGCCGTTAAAAGTAAAGACGAGTTAGGCTTACTAGAAATCCTTAATGAACCTGATAATAAGAAATACTACGATCAGTTATTAGAAGCTTTTAGTAAAGTTTTATGTGAGGAAGTGTTAAAAGGGGAAACAGATCTATTAAGGTTTTGGCCTGACTTAAAAAACACTTTAAACAGTAAAGGTAGTTTCTTGTTAGGTGTGAAACTATTCCTTAAAAATCTATAAAGGTAGTTATGTCTATATCATGGAAGAACCCACCACCTGTTTTAGTTATGGGTGGTTCAGAACAATTTCTAGTGCAAAGAGAAATTAGAAACGCTAAACTTAGTATGTTTAAAAACGGTATTCGTACTGAACGAGTATCTACAGACAATGAAGTAGTAGACTTACTTACAGGTTGTGGAACTTTTGGGGATACTTGTTTAATACACATTCAGATCGAGGATGTACAAGAAGACACTATAAAGGACGTATTAGACAATCCTTTACCCAAGGTGTGTTTATTAATCGAGTGTACTAAGGAACTTCCTAAAAAGATTAAGTGGTTAGACTTAGTTCCTAAGAAAATGATTAGGGAACACAATATACCTACAAGACAGGCTGATAAAGTAAAAGTGGCTAAACGATTTTTAGCTTATGAGTGTGATAGACTTTTAGGTAAAAGTAATAGTATAGAAGACAATCTAGTAGATGCTGTTGTGAAGGTTGTTGGTGTGGACTTAGGTGTTTTATCTTTCGAGGCCACTAAGTATTCCTTATGTGCTAAGTACAAAGGATTAAACCAAGTTACAACAGAGGTTGTTTCTAGTTTAATTAAGCAAGGGGATGATTTAGACTTAGATGGTTTAAGACAAAGTTTAAAACTAAAAGACAAAAAGAGACTAGCCTTATCTTTGTATAAAATCCGTACCAAGTCCGCCTCCGATCCTACAATGTTAATGTTAAAAGGTCGTGGTGGTCCGTTAGATGTTTTATACAACTTACTATTAGTAAAACAGTGTCTTAAACAAAAGAAGACACCAGAGGAAATCTCAAGTCGTTTGGGTATTCCTTTATGGATACTTCAAAAAGACCTTTTAACTGTAGCAGGAAACTGGAAGATGGGAACACTAAAACAAATGGTATATCTGTTAGCCGAGTTAGAGTCCAAAGTTTTAAAGGGTTGTCCTAATAGTTGGGCTGCTTGTGAAAGTATTTTACTGAAATACATCTAATATATCGCTATAGGTTGTAGTATTCTCTACAACCGATTTTTTAATCTACATAATCAGGAGTCTTGAATGAAAGAGAAGACAATCTTATCTGACATTACCGTACATATGAAGTATGCTCGGTACTTAGAAGAACAAAACAAAAGAGAGAACTGGTATAGTCTAGTTACTCGTAATAAAGAAATGCACATCGCTAAATATCCACACTTAAAAGAACAGATCGAATGGGCTTACGAATTTGTTTACGACAAACTTATCCTACCTTCTATGCGTTCTTTACAGTTCGGAGGTAAACCTATTGAAGTGTCTCCAAATAGGATTTTCAATTGTGCGTATGCACCTGCGGATCACCCAAAGATCTTTTCAGAGATTATGTTCTTGTTGTTAGGTGGAACGGGTGTGGGTTTCTCTGTACAGAAACATCATGTTGAAAAGTTACCTTCTATTAAAACACCTAGTGACAAAAGAACCCGCCGTTTCCTTATTGGGGATAGTATCGAAGGTTGGGCGGATGCTGTTAAGGCCTTAGTAGAATCTTACTTTAAAGGGTCTTCCAGATTAAGATTTGACTTTTCTGACATTCGACCTAAAGGTGCTAGACTTATTACAAGTGGTGGTAAGGCTCCAGGTCCACAACCACTTAAGGAATGTCTTGTTAAGTTAGAAGGTATCTTGGAAACTAAGGAAGACGGTGATCAGTTAACACCTTTGGAAGTACACGATATGATCTGTCATATTGCAGATGCTGTATTGGCCGGAGGTATTCGTAGAGCAGCCCTTATCTCTTTGTTCTCTGCGGATGACGATGAAATGTTATCTTGTAAGTCTGGTAAGTGGTACGAGTTAAATGGTCAAAGAGGTCGTGCTAATAACTCTGTAGTTTTATTAAGACATAGATTGGATAAAGAAACCTTTTTCAAAGTATGGAAGCGTGTAGAAGAATCTGGTTGGGGTGAACCTGGTTTTTACTTATCTAATGATAAAGAGTGGGGATGTAATCCTTGCTGTGAAATTGGTCTTAAACCTTTTCAGTTTTGTAATCTTGTAGAGATTAACGCCTCAGACTTAAAAGACCAAACAGACCTTAACAGTCGTTGTAAGGCTGCTAGTATTGTAGCAACTTTACAAGCCGGTTATACTGACTTTCATTACCTTCGTCCTGTATGGCAACGAACTACAGAAAAAGAAGCTTTGATTGGTGTGTCTATGACAGGTATTGCTTCAGGTGCTGTACTTAACTTGGATATGGAACAAAGTGCCGAAGTAGTTAAAAGTACTAACCAAGAAGTTGCTAAGTTGATCGGTATTAACCCAGCAGCCCGTACTACTTGTGTAAAGCCCGCTGGAACTACAAGTTTAGTTTTAGGTTGTTCAAGTGGTATTCATGCGTGGCACAATGATTATTATATCCGTAGACTTACTATTGGACACAACGAAGCCATTTATAATTATTTAATGGAAAAGGTACCTGAGTTAATGGAGTCTTACTCTTACAGACCACATGATACAAGTGTCTTGTCTGTACCTCAAAAGGCTCCCGAAGGTGCTATTACAAGACATGAGTCCCCTTTAGATCTTTTGAACCGTATTAAGTTAGTTACGGAGAAGTGGATTAGACCTGGTCACATTAAAGGCTCTAACTCACACAATGTTTCCGCTACTGTTTCTATTAAACCAGATGAATGGGATACTGTAGGAAATTGGATGTGGGAAAATCGTGAGTATTACAATGGCTTGTCCGTACTACCTCATAGTGAACACAACTATGTCCAAGCACCTTTTGAAGACATCACTGAGGAAAAGTATAATGAACTTATCCAATATGTTTCAGAGATTAACTTAGATAATGTTTTGGAAGAAACAGATGAAACAGACTTGTCTGGTGAAATCGCTTGTGGTGGTGGAGCCTGTGAACTTATCTAAACTTGTGTAAAGTTTATAAGTTAACTTTTAAGTAAAGGAGTAGGATTTAGTAAAGTCCTACTCCTTTTGTTTTTTACCCTCTAATTGTTGTTGTAATTACTGTATATAATTGTACGCATTGTATTGGAGATAGTATGAACAATTTTAGTGGACGAGTAAACACTATTGTATATGAAAACGAAGACTTTAAAATCTTAAAAGTCTTGTTAGACGGAGATAAAAAATCTTTACCTATTACTGTAAAAGGAAACTTCTATGATAAGATCGCTATTGGTACTTGGATTAGTTTTGAAGGAGAGTGGGTTAGTGATCGTAAGTATGGTAAACAGTTAAGTGTGACTAGATACCCTGTTCCTGTAGATACTTGGACAGAGGAAAAGATAATGTCTGCTTTAACAGCCCAAGGTGTTTCCATGTTTGCTAGAACTGTATTGGAGATGTACTGTGATAGTAATGATGTGAAACTGTTCGACTTGTTAAACAGTGGTGACTTATCTAATGTTGAAAAGTTAAAACCAGAACAACAAGTCTTTGTTATTGGCAGATGGAACTTTATTAGAGCACACTTAGAAACAACCACATACTTATATGATTTAGGTTTAAGTACTCATGTTATTTCTAATATATGGAAGACAATAGGTTCCGACATCGAAGATGTTATTAATCAAGATCCTTGGATACTAGTTAGAGCCGCAGGTATTAGTTTTATTGAAGCAGACAGGATAGCTGAAAAGTTAGGTGTGTCTTTAGACAATAATAATCGATTAAAAGGGGCTATCTTATCCGTAGTTAAAACCGAAACAAGTCAAGGTGACTTATATATCCCACTTTCTAAGTTAATGGATCTTGTTAGAAACTTAACAAGATCCAGTGTAGACAATGAAGACTTTTCCGATGCTATAAAGGACTTAGTACATAAGAAAAGTATAGTGGCTCATAAAAGTGAAACTCAAGGGGTGTGTGTTTATCTAAAACATAATTATGATATGGAAACATATTGTACACAACAACTTATAGAAAGGTTAAGTACAAACATAGACTTAGAAGCCTACATAAAATCTTTAACTAATGTAGGGTACGCTGTAGAAGAGGTTGTGGAACAAGGTGGTGACTTAAACCAAGTAGCGGAAGCCTGTATTTCTAACTGGTCAAAAGGTAATCACATCACTCTTACGGAAACACAGAAACAGGCTAGTATTAGTATCCTAACTTCTAAAGTGTCTGTACTAACAGGATTACCTGGTACCGGTAAAACAACCACCTTACAATCTGTTGTAAGTGTTTTAAAAGACGCAGGTATACCTTTCTTATTGTGTGCCCCTACAGGTATTGCGGCTAAAAGATTATCTAGTGTAACAGGTTGTGAGGCTATGACAGTACATAGAGCCTTTGGTGCTAAAGGTCGTATAGAAGAAGATGAGGATCTGGCTTCTTACACAGGTGTTATTAAGACAGCAAAGAAGCAAGGATTCGATGAGTCTTTAAAACAGGAGTGGGGTTTTGACGAAGAGAATCCACATCCAGCCCAGTTTATTATTGTAGATGAAAGCTCTATGTTAGACTTACATATGCTTTATAGATTATTATTAGGTACAAGAAAAGATTGTCATGTTGTCTTTGTAGGAGACCCGTACCAATTACCAAGTGTTGGTAGTGGGGACATTCTAAGGGATTTAGTAAGTACTAATGTTTTTAACCACACACATTTAGACGAAATCTTTAGACAACAAAATACAAGTGGTATTGTATTAGCCGCCCATGATACACATCATGGTGTAATGCCTACAATTGATAATAAAGACTTTGTACTATTTGCTAGTGGTAGTCAAAAAGACGCACAAGATAAGATTGTACAAGTGTCTAAGAAACTCTACAATAGTAGATACAACTTTCAAGTGTTGTCTCCTAGACATAATGGAGAGGCTGGTGTAACGGCCTTAAACGAGTCTTTAAGACAGACACTAAATCCTCCTTCTTATACAGTACCTGAAGTTAGATTAGGTAATGCTGTTGTAAGAGAGGGTGATCGTGTAATGACTATTAAGAACGATTACTTAAAAGGTGTTTATAATGGTGATGTTGGTAAAGTGTCTTTTATAGATAAGAAAGCTAAAGAGATTGAAGTTAAGATACATGAGGGGACGGATGTACCACCAAGTGTTGTTAGATACTCTTTTCAAGAAGCCACACAAGTGTTAAGATTGGCTTATGCCCAAACAGTACATAAAAGTCAGGGTCAGGAGTATGACATTATTGTGTTACCTTTGTTAAATAGTTTCTCTTTACAGTTACAAAGAAACTTGTTTTACACAGCAATTACAAGGGCTAAGAAAAAGGTTTTTATTATTGGTGAACAAGGGGCTATATTAAAAGCCGTTACTAATGATAAGGCTAACAAAAGATTTACCCTATTAGACGAACGCATAATAACAGTATATAAAGAACAACCTATAACTATGGAGTAAACAATGGAACTACCTTCTATTGACCAAAACATTGTAACCAACATCTTTAACCAGTTAATGGATATGGAAGTTGAACTAGACGAAAACCCACTTATCTATGGTCCTAAAAGACTTAATCAAAAGATCGCAGAAGTAAGACAATACCAAAGTGAGTGTGAGGCTTTATTTTTAAAAGTGTCTTTGTGGGTACAGAAATACAAGTCGGCCAACAGAGCCGCACAGTTAAACTTGGACTTAGGTAAGAAACATCTTTTGGCTAATGACCCAGAAGTTAGGGCTGGTCGAAATGTGGCTGATCGAGATGCTATTGCATCTATGAAGTTAAGATCCGAAGTAGAAGAAGTTTCTAAATGTGAAAGTGCTTTGTCCGACTTAGAGGCTATTATTGTAGTAGTTAAGTCTAAGAAGTCTGACCTTAAAGACACACAGTCTAGACTTAAAGACCAGATTAGATTGTGTCAGGAAGAAATCTCCTTAGGGGGTCGTTGGGGTAATAAGAAGTTTGGACAAGTAGAAAAGGAAGAGCCTAAGAAGGAAGGACACACTACTGTAAAACAGTTACATGAGATGTTTTCAGGACAAAGAACGACAACTAATACTAACATTGTAAAAGAGTCCTTAGGAGAGGATATGGACGATTTCCTACAAGAGTTAGAGAGTGTCAGTGTAGACACTACTGTAGAAGAAGAAACGCCTGTAAAAGCGATTGTAGAGGCTACAAGTAATGAACCCCAAATTAGAAAGTCTAATACAGATATAGACGACTTGTTAGACAGTTTACTAAACTAAAGCTTCCCCTAAATGTCCCTAAAACCCACTGGTGTAAGTAGACCAGTGGGTTTTTTAATTTTAAAAGTAAAAAAGTTTCGACTTTACCCTATACAAATAGTTTTCTTGTAAGTATATATATTCAGTAGCACAATAAACTTTTCCGACAATATAGTCACAAACATTAAACCCGCTACTATTTGGAGTAAATTATGTCTGATGGATTTTTAGACTTTACAATTGGCGAGGGTGATTCCCGCATTGGCAAAAAAACTGAACGATTCAAAGCTGAGTCAAACCGTACTTACCGTGCATCTTTTGTTTGGTTAACAAACACTGATGATAATGGTATGCCTACAGAAGACAGTTCACCACGTTTTACTGGTTGTGAGCGTATCTATAAAAACGGTGTTGGATATGTTTTGATTAAAGATTCTAATCGTGCTGCAATGATTGACTTGTTGGGTTCACAGCCTAAACAAACTATTGCGACTATTATTTGTGTGTGGCCAACAGACAAAGATGGTGACTTGGATGTAAGTGCGTTTAAATCTGGTAAGGGATGGAATGTTTCTCCTTGGATCTTTAGTGCAGATAAGTACAAAGAGATTGGTAGAAATCACAAAAGATTCCCTCTTACTAAACATGACTTGAGTATGGCTTGTTCTGACGCACAGTTTCAAAAACTTACTTTTACTCCAGAAGGGGAAAACTTGTTTATGAAATTGTTGAACTCAGAAAATGCTAAATTACAAGAAGTTGGTCGTCAGATTTTGGCTGATGTGAATCGTGTAGCAGAGGGTCTTCAAAGAGACTTGGCTCGTGATATGACTACAGATCAAGTTCGTGAAGCCTTGGGTGAAACTTTGGATACTCCAACTGGATCTCATACTTCATCTGATGTGGATAACTTGTTGTCTGACATTCTGTAATGTAGTTTGAGTTAATAGGTTGATAGGGTGGGTGTTAAATCCACCCTATTTTTATTTGTAGGTGTAAACATGAAAGTACTTGGACTTGACCCTTCTCTTACTAACTTTGGTTGGGCTATTATAGATACAGATAAACCTTCTGGAGATAAAAGTCGTTGTGTAGCAAAGGGTCTTATTAAGACTCAGGCTAAGATGGAGTTTATAGAAAGATATAAACATCAAAGACAACACCTTAAAGACTTAATTGAACAATACGAACCAGACTATGTTGGTATTGAGTTTCCAGTCTTTAATAATCTTTGGTCAGAAGGAATGTATGGTCTTTTCTTGTTTTGTTGTGAGGCTTTGAAAGATACTAAGTGTGATGTTGTATTCTGGTCACCTTTACAAGTTAAAGCATATGCTCGTTTACTAATAGATAGACCTAAAGGTTGGGCTATGGATAAAATGGATATGTGTGAAGCGGCTAAAGTAGACGGTGGTTTTGGTAGAATAAATCACAATGAAGCCGACGCTTATCATGTTGCTAGATTGTCGGCTTCATTCTGGAATTTTTATTTAGGAAACACTACAGAAAGCCTATTAAACTCAGTTGAAAAGAAGTACTTTACTAAGGAACATACTTTTTCTCGTGGTAAGAAAGCGGGTAAAACTGTTCGTACTGGGATGATGTATAGAGAAGAAGATCGGTTCTTCCTTTGGTCACAAAAATAAAACTAACAACTCTATGTGGAGAAATAACTATGGCTAAGAAAGCTAAAAGTGAAATACAAAGTGGTGGGTCTAACCCACTTGCAGCCGCTCGTGAATACTTAAAAAAGAAAGCTGGTAAGGACTTTACCAGTATTCGTGTAGCCTTGGATGATGACGCATTAAAAGAATCCTTACCTCACATTAGTAGTGGTTCAGATGTAGTAGATTATCTTATTGGAGGTGAACCTAATAAGTTTGGTGTAGCCCCTTGTCCAGGTTTTCCTCGTGGTCGTGTTACCCAAGTATGGGGACATGAGTCGGCTGGTAAAACTACTTTATGTTTGGAAGCATGTGCTCGTGTTTGTGCTGAAGGTGGTTCCGCACTTTACATTGATTGGGAAAACGACATTGTTCCTGATTATGCAATGGCACTTGGTGTTCCTATTACAGACCCTGATCGTTTTGAGTTATTACAACCAGAGTCTTTAGAAGATGGTATTAAGTATGCAATGGCATACGCCGCTGCTGGTGTTGACATTATTGTGTTTGACTCTGTGGGAGCCGCTATTCCAAGAAGACTATCTGAACGAGACGCCTTGGATGTAGCAGAGCAAGGTAAGATTGGTGAGTTACAATCTGTATGGTCACAGGAACTACCTAACTTAAAGAAAGTTATCGCTAAGACTGGAACTGCTATTATTGGTATCTCACAGATCCGTGCTACAATGAACAGTATGGGTAAACAAAGTAAACCACAAGGTGGAAATGCTTGGAAGTTTTATTCTTCTGTTAGATTGGAATTACGGCGTGTACAAAACGAAAAGGCTAAGGAACACAATAAACTTACTCATAAAACAGATGAACGTGTTGTGGGTGGTATTATTAAAGTGGAAGCCGTTAAGTGTAAGATGTCACGATCCCAAGGTCGTCAAGAGATCTTTTATATTCGTTGGGGTGAAGGTATTGACAATGTTCGTACTATGATGGAAATTGCCATTGCTCACGGTATTATTAAGAAAGGTGGTTCTTGGTTAACTTGGGAAACTTGTCCAAGTGGTCCGTTAAAACTACAAGGTACAGAGCGTTTAAGAACACACTTAATACAATCTGAAGACGACTACTTATCTTTGCGTAACACTGTCTTACCATTATTGGGTACAGGGGCCGCAGATAACTTTACAGATGAAGACGAAGAGGAAGATACGGCAGGTAATGACATCGATAATGTTTTAAGTGATTTAGACGATTTAGATCTCTAAAACATTTTCAATAAATTGTATATAAGGATGTGTTTATGTTTAAACACATCCTTTTTTATTATGGAGAAACTATGACTAATAAACAAACCCTAAAAAGATTGGCTAACCAAGTAGCTAGTCTTAAACAAGAAGTAGAAGCCCTTTCAACTAAACAAGCCGGTAACTTCGATAAGTTTGATATGCCTGAACTTATCAAAGCCTTAGAAAAGAATTTTCGAGGTATTAAAGTAGAGCAAGATGAATATAAGGGACAACTAGATCTTGAGTTATCTAAGAAACTGACACCCCAACAACACCAAGAATTAATTATGTTAGAAGAAGAAGATTATGACTTGTGGGACGAGGTATTGCTGGACCATGCACACTCAATTTGGGGACCTGTTTCAAAATGGTTGGATAAAGTTTATGGTGCCGAATGGGACTTAAAAAACATTGAAGAAACTACTAGAAAAGGTGTTGTGACTGTTTACACTACAATCTATACACCTGCAATGTAAGTAGCAATAAATTGTATATAAGGATGTGTTTTTTGTTTAAAACACATCCTTTTTTATTATGGAGAAACTATGCGTAACTTATCAGAAGACGCTCAAAAACTTAAAGACTTAATTACTAATGGTAATGAAACGTTTGTAAATCAGGCTGTTCTTTTATTAGAAGACATACAGTTGCCTAGAGATGAAGAACAGTACATTAAGGAACTTATCGTAGATTGGAAAAAGATAGCTTTCACTGAAATGATTTGGGACGACTATGGTCGGTATGACTTACAAGATGTTCTTGTAATCCGAACAGACGACGATGAGTATGAATATATGTTTCCTGTTTATGTTGGTGGTTTCTACCCTAATCCAAACATGCCTTTAATTAAGGTTCAGCCTGTATTTGAGGGAGGATCTACTGTAGGACCTTTTCGTTCTAACAATGAAACTAATGTCAATAAAAGAGCCGATGATTTTGCTATTAAGGTTCTTAACAAAAAGTTAGGACCTGGTTTGTTTGAAGTTAAGTGGGATACAGAATACGAAGACTTTGTTAAGTATGCAGAAAGATACTTTCGTAATCGTATTAACCGTTTAGCAGGGGAAGCCCAAAGATGGGTTAATCAATCGGCTTTTAGATCCTACGCAGGATTTTAAGAATGAGATTATCAGAAGACGCAATAAAGTTAATGAGACTTGTTGAAACAGGTAACCTCGCTTACATTGAACAAGTAAAAGAACTTATGTACTTAGTAGGTCTTAATGCCCAAGAGATTTATGCGTTGGAAACAGAGATTGCCTTAGTGCTACCCAACATATTCTTTAATGGTTGGGGTTCTAATGACTATGTTAGTGTTGGTCGCAGTATACAAAATCCAGGTTTAGGTTTTGCTGATGGGAGTAAAAGTGACTCTTACTCATTCAGTTTCCAAATCGAGCCTGTAAGTATTGCCCCAAACATTATTCGTGTGGGTATAAGGTTTGACGACATGATCTACTTTTGCCCTAAGAACGGTAACTGGTACTATCAAAGCTCTATCGGTAACAAGGCATTTAAGTATGCAGAGAAAGAACTTAAAGGTGTCTTTAAGGAACTAACTATAGATACCACAGTAGACGATACTTGGGATAAAGTGGAAGATGTAGTGGAACACTATTGGAATGACATATCTGCTAAGGTTCACCTTAAAACCAAGTTCTTAGCAATGGACCCTAAACTGACACGATTAAATAAGGCTACACCTTTGTGTAAATAGTCTTAGTTTAATAAAGGGAGTATAAGACAATGTTACATAAGTTATTGGATTTAGTAGAAAAAGAAGACGATTCCTTAGTAACACAAGCAATTGTGTTAGCGGATTCTTTACCTTTAACAAAACAGGAAAGGGATGTTTTTAATTCCGCGGTATACAATTACAGACTTACACAGTTAATAGAAATTAAAAATACAGAGTTAGAATCTACCTATATGGAATGGATGTCTACCAACTTTGGTTTATATGTGTCTTTAGAGCCAACCGCTATCATTAGGGATGGAGAGTTACATACAGGTGTAAAACTTACAGGTAATGGTGTTATGTATACAATCAATCCTTCTTCTGCTGGATCTTGGAGAGGTAATAATAAGGCCTTTGAGTTTGTACAAACTCAAATCCTAAACAGAAAAGTACCCGTAGTATCCACAGATGTATTAGAGATGTCTTACGACGATATGTTGGACTTTATTGATACTACTTTTGAGAAAAACTTAACAAGGTTAGAGCCTATTTTAAAGAAACTAATGGACGACCCTAAGTTCCTTAAACTAATACCTGGGACAAGATAAATTAGAATAACCCTCTAACTTTTAGTACTTATATTGTACTATATATTATGAAAGTTAGAGTACAGAATTTCCAAAGCCTTAAAGATGTAACACTAGACATTAATGGTCTAACAGTAGTTACAGGTCCCAACAACTCTGGTAAGACGGCGTTAATGAGGGCTATTAGGGGTGTGTTTGAAAACTCTCCTAGTGGCCCTTTAGTTCGTCATGGACAGAAGCAGTTAACAGTAGACTTAGAGTTTGAAGATGGTCAAACTGTAACTTGGGAAAAGGGACCTAAAGTAAACGCTTATACTATTAATGGTTATAAGTTAGAAACTGTAGGACGAGGTGTTCCTGAAGAACTAAATGATTTAGGTGTTAAACCGATTCAAGCCGGTAATACTGTAATCTGGCCACAGATAGCAAAACAGTTCCAAGGAACTTTATTTCTTGTAAACGAAACAGGTGCTGTATTAGGAGAAGCCTTATCTGATGTTGAAAAGGTAGGTCGTTTAAATAATGCTTTAAGGCTAGCGGAAAAGGATAAACGATCTGTAACTAGTGAGTTAAAAGTAAGAGAACAAGACTTAGTTAAACAAGAAGAAGCCTTACAAGTGTATAAAGGCTTTGATACTCTTGAAAGTATGTTTGAAGGCTTGGAACTGTTACAACTTAAACTACAAAAGATACAAACTACAATTACACAAGTACAGGATTTACAAGATAAGTATAACTCTTGTAAACAGGTTGTAGAACAGTATAAAGACTTAGAAGGTTTAACAATACCAGATAAAAGTAAAGTCGAAAGATTACATTTAGGTTTAACTAAAGTAGGACAACTACTTACAAGACAAAACAATTGTAAAAGTACTTTGAATAAGTATAGTGGTTTAAAAGAGGTACAAGTACCCACAACAGACTTTACACAACTTGTAAGTAAGATACAAAGGGTACAAGCCTTAAACACTAGATATGTCCAATGTGTGGACTTAGTGGACACTTATCAACAAGACATACCAGAGTTACCAGATAGTACAAAGTTATTAAAAATACAAAGTACTTTAAGTAAAGTACTTAAGTTAAGTGAACAACTTAAGAGTGTACAAACACAAATAAATACACAACAACACTCTATACAAGAGTGTGAGATACAGTATCATAAAGTACAAGGTTTTATACAGGATACTCTTGGTGAGTTAGGTGAATGTCCTGTATGTAAAAAGGTACACAATGATTAACTTAGTATGGCGAACGGATGTTCATATGTCTGATCATAAACCTAGTTCTCGTTTAGATGACTGGGATGATACAGTATTAGAAAAACTAGGACAAGTTAGGGATATAGCCTACACAAATAACGCAATGGCTATCTTAGATGGGGGTGACTTTTTTCATGTTAAGTCTCCTACAAAAAACTCTCATAAACTTATTATTAAGACAAGTGAACACCATATTGATTACAAGATACCCGTTTACTGTTGCCCTGGTAATCATGACAGTGTGTATGGAGATTATAAGTTCCTACCACAACAACCTTTAGGTGTGTTGTATGCTACAGGTATCTTTAAAAGATTGTATAACGAACATGAGGTAGTGTTTGAAAAGGATGGCTTTAAAGTACGAGTAGTTGGTGTTCCTTATCCAGGTCCTAGTTATGACAAGTCTTTGTTTGAACATATAAAGAAAGGGAACGAAGATATACTAATATGTGTAGCCCATATACTAGCCAGTGAGAAAGGCGGTACCATGTTTGAGGGTGAAGACATTATTAAGTATAGTGACTTAGAAGACTTAGAGCCTGATGTGTTTTGTTTTGGACACTGGCATAAGAACCAAGGTATTACACAAGTAGGTAATAAGACTATTATTAATACAGGCTCATTAACGCGTGGTTCTTTATCTGAAGACGAAGTTAATCGTATACCTTGTTGTGTGTTAATAGAATGTACAAAAGAAGGTGTGGTATGTACACAAAAGCCTTTAAAAGTTAAGGCTCCAGAGCAAGTGTTTGATATGGAAGGTCGTAGACGCCAAGTAGAGAGACAGATGGAGATGGATTCTTTTGTACACAAATTACAAGAACAACTGAACACTAAAACAGAAGACACTTTACACGACAGTATTAATAACTTAGAAGTATCTAATGAAGTTAGAGAAATGGTTTTACATTATTTAGAGTTAGGAGAATGACATGATAAATAAAACTTTATATTCTATAGATATGTATCAGACGGACATACAAAGAATAGGTGAGTACATTAAGGAAAATAACATTGACCATATTGTGTGTGTTTATAGAGGTAGTTTACCTATGGGTGTGCATCTAAGTAACATACACGACTTACCTGTGTCTATTGTTAAGTACCAGACTTACGACAATAAAGATAAAGCCGTATCTTTTATTCATGATGCAGACTTACAATCTAGTAAGTCCTATTTATTGTTAGATGATATTTACGATACAGGACATACCATTCAAACTATTCAGTTCGACTTAAAACAGTTTAAAGGTAAAATGAATACTTTATGTGTTTATGGTAAGGACAATTTACATAATGTGGATTGGTTACACTTACACGATGGGTCTTGGATTGAGTTCTGGTGGGAACTATGAGTATTGAACAAGAGTTTCAAAAGTGGGTTGAACAAGAAAAGAACAATCCACAATTTTTCCAAGCCATAGCATGTGCTGTTTTAGCTTGTATTAAGTTAGAACAACCTTTAGAACTAGCCTTACAATATATTTCGGATAGTTTGGATTCCTACTTATCTTATGATGAAATACCTAGTACAGTGGACCACGCTATAGAAGATATACAGGCCTATATAGACTCACAATAGTTCCTTAATAGTTACTAACTATAAAAGTTATTGGAGAAAATATGTCCTCAGAAATTGAAAAACTACAAGAATTAGTATTAAGAAACGATCCTTCTTTAATACAACAAGCGGAATTGTTAGCAGATTCCTTAGACTTATTACCCCAACTACAACCACTAATAGACATCGTTAATGGTATAAACGACTTTGAAAACTTACCTTGGTCTGGTAATTTTAGTGTTATGGAACAAGACGAAGGTAATGTGTTTACGGTAGTAAACACCAGACACTTACAACTAGCTTGTGTATTTGAGGTTTCTGTGTCAATAGAGGACGATGAACTTGTCCTCTATTGTAATGTTGTACACAATAAGTACTTTAATGTGTATAGTGTAATCCCAAGAGAATACCTAAAACGAAATAAACAATACGAAGCTGAAATTATGGATGATGGTCCGTTATCATTACAAGACTCTTTTGTTAGCAAAAAAGTATACTTACCTATAAACTTTTTCATCCCTTTAACTATATTCAACAACACTAAACAACTTACATCTTTAATTGAAAAACACTTTAAGACTATTGATAAGTCCTTTAAAGACTATGGTGACAAACTATTCCAAGACCCAGAGGCTATTAAACAATTAAAGAAGAACTTTTGGGGTGATAAGGAAGTCCTAGAAGATGTATTGTCCTTTTATGGGTGGTAATCACTTCTTAAAACTAAACTTCATTCCAGACTTTAATGTACCTTTGTCTGAACTAACTTCACTAGGAGCAGCCCATGGATCTACATCTTCGGGCTGTTCTTTATTTCCACTTAACATAATACCTGTTGTAGGTTGTTGTGTGTTCATTTGTGGGACTTTATTAATAGGAGGTGGTCTTGGTACTGGCGCTTCTTGTGTTGTGTCTTGTGTGTCTTGTTTAACAGGCTTATGTTGGTCTATATGTTTACAAGTAGGTGTGTCTAACTTAGAGTAAGTAAAACTAGGACAAGTACAAGTCCAGTTATCTTTTGTATTAGTAACAATGTAAGTGTTATCTCCACTACCTTTTACAAAGTACTTGTATTCTGTATCCTGTTGAACAGGTTGTTGAGGTAATACAGCCTCTGGTAAAAGTTCTGGTGTAAAACCTTGTGGGTGTTCTAACTCATCAATAGTATTAAGTAACTTACTAGCCTCTACAGAAACTTCTATGTCTGTTGGTATAGACCAGTCCCCTCTGTCCGAACTTACCTTTAAAGTTAGTTCTCTATGTAATAAGTCTTTAAAGTCTAAGTTTCTAATTTGTTGGAACTCTGGGTCCCTTTCGTCTGCAAACTTTGGATCGTTTAACATTCGCTCTACTTGATAGGCCATGCGTTTAGACCAAGATAAACCCCCACCTTTAGATAACTCACAAGATGTGTTCATACAGCTATTACAAAACAACTGTTTAAACTCATTGGGTGGTGTTTGAGTGTGAACACCTTCGTAACACTCTTTCCATCTGTTTATAACTCTCATTCTTTACTCTTTAACTCTTGTATTTGTCTATTAAATATACCCCAGATACTTGTATCTACATAAGGTATAGTGTCTACATCTAAAGCCTTAACCATAAAGAAACACTTATCGTGATTACCTTCTATATTAGACATAAACTCACATCTAAAGTAAAAGTCATTACGATAAGTAACTCTTTCAAGGTCGTCTCTGTTTAAGTATTTAGGTATAGGTACCATTAACATAAGATACTTATTGTCTTGTCTTGAAACAAAAGCCACAGAGTTAGTTTTAACATTATGTTTATAGTAAATATCCGAAAATAACTTTTGTGGTATTACTGGATACCCGTAATAATCATACAGTTCGTATTCAGATTCTAAACTTAATTTAAACTGTATATTCATGTAACACTCCTCTCAATAGAAACACTATCGTCTACATAAAATGTTATTACTATACAACTTAGATAGACAAACTAATACGGTGAAAACAATGTGGAAACAACAACGCAGACTCAAAAGGGGTTGAGGTTCTTATGAGGGGCAGGGTGGTCCTTATGAGTATAACGAAGAAATCGAAATGGAAGATACTATGGAACAACAATACGAAAACTTTACTAAAAATGGGTATGTGACTAACGACTTAGAAATGGTGGCCGTAGGTGGACAGATCCTAGGACCTGTTTTAGCCTGTTTAAGAGCAATGTCTATTTCTTACCAGACTTCCCATTGGACTGTATACGGATCACACTTTTTCCAAGACCACTTACTTTTCGAAAGACTGTACAACTCTACAAACGAAGAGATTGATAGTTTGGCGGAAAAGATTGGTGGGGTTATGGGAACTAGCCAACTTAAACTAGCCTACCAAGCACCTTTGATGTTTTCATACCTACAAGGTTTCTCTCAGGTACAAGATCCTATTAAAAGAGGCTTACACATTGAAAGGTTCTTTTTACAGTTAATCGAACAAAGTATTGAGGACTTAAAAGGTTTTGGTTTAATGACAATAGGTCTAGAGGATTTATTAATCACATTGGCTTCCAACCACGAAAGTAACTTATACTTGTTACAACAGATTGTAGAACCTAGAACAGCCAAATTAAACAGAAGAGTTTCGGAAGATATAGACGCCGCCGAAATCTTTTACAAAGATCCTCGTAAAGTAGAGGTTTCACAGTTTGCAGAGTCCAACGCTGTTTCTAATGACCCTACTACTTTTAAAAATACTTTAAAAGAAGATAGAGGCCACCAAAGCCCACTATCACAGGAAAAGAAAGAGTACGAAGCTAGTCCTTTAACTCCAGACGAGATTTTAGAGTTACCCGGTGGTAGTGATGTGTCTACTTTAAACAGGTTTGTTGTAGAATCCGAACAACCGGATTTACAAGGGGCTGTTAAAATGAACCAGTCTAGACAAGCCCGTAGAAACTTTAAAGCGGACTTTAATGGTTATGGGTATCCTATCTACAAACAAGGTGACAGTGTTCCTAGAAAAGGTATACCTACACACTCTGCCGTAGGTGTAGCGGGATGGTCCAGAGATCAATCTAGTTTCACTAAAAGAATCTCTCCTGAATACACATTCCTTGCTTTAAGAAACGCAGATTCTGAAAATAACAAGTACATTGATCGTTACACAATGTACATGGTAGATAATAGATTCTCCATTGTTAAAAGGTTTGGTACACATGGTTCTGCTAGAGGTGTTTTGGCTTGGTTACAAGCCCGAGAAGGAGACGGACGATATGACTTTGACAAGTTTCTTCCTAAACGTAATACCTTTTCACCTAAGGACATGATGGATCGTAATAAGTGGAAGTTTGCAAACTTACAGTCTAAGATGGAAAAGTACATTCAAGACTTACTAAGTCGTAAAGATGCTATTTTCATTGAAGACTTAACAAAACAAGTAATGCGTAAGTTTAAAGTAGACGCTAAACAAGTAAGTCAGGTTTTAGAGATTATGTTTGACGATGGTATTATCGAGACAGACTCCAGTGCTTACATTTATTTAATAGATTAACTAGAGATACATTCAATAGAATCCTTATACAAAAAACATTTATGTTAAAATAACAATTCCAAAAAGGTGTGTTATGAATAAAAAACTGACAGCAAAACAACTTCTTCTTGAAGTTCAACAATTAAAGAAACTGGCCTCTAAAGACTGGTTAGAAGATTATGTTTTCGTTTACGAAGACGAAGAAGACCTGTTGGGTCAAGTAGAGTCTTGGGCTGCTCAGCATGTCTCACAACATTATATCGAAGACATTAATGTTCAAGGTGACATAGCCTATGTCACCTATACAAGAACACAGCCTATTCGAGTACAAAAACAAAAGGTTTGTATAGATTGGTGGAAACAAGGTTCTGAATGTGACCAAGACGCTAAACAAGCCATTGAAGACACCTATGGTAAAATCCTGTCTTATATGGAAAATTGGGCTAAGAAAACAGGTTTAGATTGGAAAATAAAATCTAATATAGGGGGTAAAGGTGCTTGGGGACATGTAGAGATGAAGTTAGTCGTGGGTCGTGATTTCATTTTGTTCAATTATGTGATCGCAAGAGATGGGACCAATAAGAGCGAATGTGATTTTTACGGGTTGTTTCAAGACCCTTACGATGTTGAGAAAAATATTCTTACTCCAAATATAGATGAGTCGATGGATAAGTGTTTTACACATTTTAAATCTGTGTTTGATAAAGAAGCACCAAAAATTCTAATGAATTACCTAGACAATAAAGACGCATATTAGGATGACCATGTATGTTTGCAAACATTAATTTAATAGGTTAACTAGGAGTTAACACATGAGAAAATTAACAGCAAAACAACTTCTTAAAGAAGTTCAACAATTAAAGAAACTGGCTTCTAAACAGGAACAATTAATAAATATAAGGGAAACACTTTCAGCCTTAGAAACTTTGAAGCACTATATGCGTGGTCAGACTGGAAGAGAAAAGGATAACTTACTAGGACACTTAGAAGGGTATAAGACATTTTTACAAGCGGAAACTGAAAGGTTAAGTGATGCTGGAACACCCCAACAGTGGTTAGACTTGGTTCGGGACAAGGTTACAACATTAGCTAGGTCTTATAGCCGCGGCCGAAACCGTCGTGAATTACAGGTTGTAAGTGATTTCGAAATTATAGAAATGAATAGAATGCCTTATGTGCAGTTCGAATACACTATCACTACATCTTCTGGGACATTGTACAATCTTGGTCGTGACCGTGATAACTTTTATAATACTTTTCTAGAGGATATGGAAGACTGGTCGAGAGCATTTGATGTTGAACGAAGGGGAGGTCTTGGTTGGGATATAGATAATGAAACCAAAGGAATCCTAAAGGTAAAAGTTCCAACAAACTATCGACTGTAAAAAACCTTACTTAAACACCCTTTAAAGATGACCCTGTATGTTTGCAAACTTAACGGAGAGTATTAAAAGAAGATTTATAATGGAGTTACGTAACTATTGGTCTACGGAACCCCAGTATAAAGATAATCTTGTTATTCAAGGTAAGTTCTCTTTCGAAGAAAGACCTCAACAGGCTATTATTCTTAAAAGTAACTCAGCGTCCGCTACATCGTTAGCCGCAGACCATTTTATGGGTACAGTGTCTTCTTACTGTACCCTTACTGGTTACTATGGTAAACAAGGTACTAGTATTGAATGGATTAAAGAAGACAGTGTAGCCATTCAACAAAACAATAGTAAGTTTCCAACACCACCAGGTATCTATTATATAGAGGTAGTCGAAGAGCAAGTTTTAGTTAAAGGGGAACCTAGAGATAAACTTGTGTTCTATGTAGACCCTTTATTAGAGATAGTTAATGAAATACCTTTAAGGATTAACAACTATACTTTCGAAGTAGGTGCTGGTGGTTTTCATGCAGGTTCCTTACGAGTATTCGAAGTACCCGGTAATTTTCCTTACTACGAGGGTGTTAACTATACAGCAGACCCAGAGACAGGTACTATTACTTTATTAAAAGCCTTACCTAACAACTTGTCTTTAAGTGTTGACTATAGATACGCAGGACAATCTACAGGTCCTTATGTATTAGAAGAAAATGGTACTAACAATACGGCCATACCAGGTGTTATACTAGCCTTTGGAAGAAGAGCTTTTGCTGGAGATGTAATGTGTGTACTTGTAACTAGACAAAGGGAAGATGTCTTTTTACAGTACGGCGGTAACTGGGAACTTAGTTTAGACTTTGACATAATGGCTAGAGACCTTTACTCACAAGGTGAGATAGCGGATCGCACTGTAATGTACTTGTACACAACATTAAGGGATCGATTAGGCAAGGAAGGTATTGTTATTACAGATGTTTCTTTAGGTGGAGAAGGTGAAGAAACATATGATGATAATGGGGATGATTATTTTTACACCGCAAGCGTGTCTGTAACAGTTATGACAGATTGGTTTATGTTTAAACCAATGCCGAGATACTTATCTCGTGTTGTACCCCACCAACTTGTATCTGAAGTAGCTACCAATGCTTTAACAGATGATGAGTTAATAGAAACAGGAAACCCTACAACTTTAACTTTAGTAGAGAGTTTAAAGTTAGTAGAGTTAAGAGACCCGTTCTACTCTAATAGAACGAAAGATTTCGAGATTATTAAATAGGAGTTTTTTTAATGGACATTTTAAAGAAAGGCGACAAAGGTGCCGATGTAAGAAAACTACAAAAACTATTAAAACAACATGGTTATACTTTATCTGTAGATGGGGACTTCGGACCTACTACACACAAAATTGTGTGTAAGTTTCAACAAGATAAGGGTTTATTATCAGACGGCATTGTAGGAGAAGATACTTGGACTGGTTTATTACAAGTCCCTACTAAGTACGAACCCACAGCACCTTTACCCCCTATATTAGATAAGGCTCGTAAGTTAGGGTACGAGATATGGGATGAACCATATAGACTTTGGTTATTTGGAATCCGTTCTAAAGAAACACAGTCTAATAAGTTTGACGACACATTAGGTTGTTACTATTACGCAGATGGTGGATGGCACTCTTACTTTTGGCCAGGTACAACAGATCCTGGTACATACTGGTTAGAGAATCCTAGTTATGTTGTGGGTACGGCTATCTTAGTAGAAGGACAATACTTAGACACTTGGAAACTCGGTCTACATCAAGGTAAGTATGAAGCGTTATGTCAAAGGTCTGGTAAGGTTAAGATTTACAGGGATGGTGACAAAGATAGTATTCTAGACCGTAGTGAAAAAACTATTGCTAGTGGATATTTCGGTATTAACATACATAGGTCTTCTGCTAATGGAGAAAGTGAGAATGTTAATAGGTGGTCTGCAGGTTGTCAGGTCTTTAAAAGATTAGCCGACTTTGAGAAGATGTTAAAACTGGCACATCTACAAGTAGAGAAAACAGGAAGAGAAACTTTTAGTTATACCTTGTTGGATGAGTGAGTATACTTATTTAAACAAGAGGAAACATGAAAGTTTATTTACTTTGGTATACATCAAACGAACATTCTAAACCTATAATTGTATGTGCTTTAAGGGATTACTATAAAGCCGAAAAGGTTGCGGATAACTTACACTTTCAACTTAGTATGGACAATAGTTCTATACACACGATAGGTATTACTCGAACACTTATGAACAAGATTCATTTAGATGTTTTTGAGAGTGATTGTACTTGGATTGTATACAAAAATAATCAGTGGTTTCTGGACGAGGATACTAATGCCTAGATATAAATACTTATGTTCACATTGTGGTTTAGAGTTTGAACAACTAAGAAGTACTACACAAAGAGAAACCTGCCCTTGTACTTGTTGTAATGAGTTAGCAGACAAACAAGTTTCCGGTTCCAGTTTTACTTTTCAACATACACCAACAGGTCCTATACCTCAAAACACTGGAGTGTCTGGTATTGATTATAACTACGATAAAGTTATAGGTAGGGATGCTGAACAGAAGTGGGAAGTGATTCATAAAAGAAGGGATGTTAAAATTGCTACAGCTTTAGACGAAAGAAGAAGTGGTAGGGATGTTCATATGGATCACTTAACACCTACAGGGGATGGTTCGTACAGAACACTTACACAACAAGAGATAGATAGGGTTAATGTAAATAGGTCGTTGGCTGAAGATTATAATAAAAAACTCTCTGAAAAGTTTAAAAAAGATAAACAATAATCTTTGTGTATATTAAACACAATACTCTTTCTATTAACTAAGAGTATTAGTTCCACTATCGTGGTTAGATCCTTTTTCTTGTACTTTAAACTAGGAGTTTAAAATGACTTTCCCAGGTTCTATATACGCCCCTCCCGGTGTGTATACCCAAACAAACTTTGAGGACCCTTTACAAGGTGTGGCCTCTAATGTCCGTATTCCTTTATTGGTAGGAACGGGCTCTGAAATCTTAACACAAAATCAACTTGAACTTGTTCGTGGTTCTTCTTCTTCAGTAGACCAACGCATTGTTCAAGAAGATGAAACAGGTCGTGCTGTTGTTAGTATTTCCCAAACTGGTAATGTAACTTTAGGTGCTTTTGATGGTAACTTGGATCGTATTCAAGTTAAACATTTTCCTATTGTAACAGGAGACGGTTCAGGAACTACTGCAAAAGATACCGGTAGTGTTTCTGTAACTATTAATAATGAACCCGTAGTAGTTCTGGCTATTGACGGTTCTAAAGGTATTTTAAAACTTTCTACTTCTCCTAGTTTAGGTGACGAAGTAAGAGTTACTTACTTCTTTAATAGAACAGACACTTTGATTACGGATAACTTGTCTGAACAAGTTACATCCCAAGCACCTATTATTTACGGAGCAAAAGGTGAACCTTTTGTAATCACACAAGGTGTAAACGACACTCTTAAAATCTTGGTAGATAACCAAACTACTTTGGACATTACAATTCTTCCAAGTGCAGCAGGTGCTCCTTGGACAGCCGCTCAAATCGCTGCTTTTATTAATGGTGGTAGTGGTAGTACTTCCTTAAGTGGTTCTACTGCAGTTAATAACTTTGGAGAAACTGTTGTAGTATTAAGTGCTGATAATAGTATTGAAATCCTTAACGGGTCTGCTAATACTACATTAGGACTTACTCTAGGACAAACTACTCCAAGAAATAATGTGTTCTACACATTCCAAAGACCTATCGTAGATGGTTCTAATGGTGGTATTACCTCAACAGATCCCGCGGATGTAACAGTTAAAGTAAACGGTATCCAAGTAATCCCTACTTCAGTAGATGGACAATCTGGTGCTATTACTTTACCTTTCGCTCCAAAGGTTGGAGATACTGTATCTTGTCAGTATTACTTTAACTCTTGGCAGGACACTTTTGATTATCTGGCACATCGTGGTGTTACTCAAATCACACAATGTGGTATTACACCAGATCGTCAGGATTACACAGCCGGTGCGGACTTTATTCTAAAGGACGACTTAATCCTTTGGGGTACTGCTAGTACTGTTGAGTCTGGTGTTCACACTTTGGGTTACAACTTCTTCGATGGAACACAAGTTACCTCTTCTTTGGTAGATGTTAGACAATACTTAGCAGAATGTACAGCCGTTGTAAATACAGCAACTTCTCCTGCAGTAGAAGGTCGTAAAGAGTTCACTTTACCTTTACAAGCCACAACGGGTAATGGTAGAAATACTCCTCTGTCTTCTGATACATACAACAAAGTATCTAATGGTCGTTACGATCTTCCAACCAATAGACCAGACCTGGTTTGGGCTTATTGGGGATTCTCTGTAGAAGACGCTGTTAATCGTGGTCGTGTACAAGTAACTAAGGTTGATAGTGAAACCAATACTATCACTTTAGCACAAGCAGTACCTGTAGGGGCCACAGTATACGCTACATTCTATTACAACACATTAGTAGACCTAGAGTACTCTATTGTTAGTAATACGGCTGGAGCAAGTGGTGTTGGTACTTATACTATCACAGACGAAAACAGTAATGCCTTAGTAACACCACAATTTGGATCTAAGTCCAGTGGGTTGGCTACTATCGAATTACAGTTTCCAAGTGGTACAGAAAGACTTCCTGATTGTCGTGTAGAAACACCTTTTAATACTAACTTTTATCAAGGTTCAGTAGAAGAAGATGTAACTGTTACATTCGACAGTCAAGATGCAACATTGGCTAAATACACTGTACCAGGTACAGGTCCTTACTATCTTATCTCTAATGGTTCTGACCATTTTGATGTAGAGTTTGAAGGGTCTACTGTTACTGGTGGCTTTGTGGACTTAAGTGATCCAACAGGTGCAGGTTGCGGTATACACGCACAACTTGTAAGTAATGAGATTGTGTATACAGCCTCTAGTGGATACACTACTTATGTAGTAGACGAAACTAATAAGAACTTAGAGTTTATTGTTGATGGTAAACTTATTATGGCTTGTATCGCTACAGGTACTGTAGATGTTGGTTACTATGCTTTAGCTATTAACCAAGCCACCTTAGGTATCTTTGCATTAGCGAGTGCGGGTGGTCTTAACACACTTACAATTCCCGCTTCGGAAATGCCTTGTGATACAGATAATCTGTATGCAGGCTGGCAACTTGTGTGTACAGGAGGTACTGGTGTAAGTACTACAGTTAGAACTGTTACAGCCTCTGTTAATGGTGTGTTAACACTTGATGGTGGTACTTTCGATGCTACTTCTGTATTCCACTTGTACAATCCAGATGCTGCTCCTAGTATTACTGGAGTAACACAGTTCTTGGCTCCTACTGTTATCAGTGCGAGTGAGTTTGATCAAATTGAACTTAACTACACTGGTTCCGTTAAAGGTTCTGTTCCAATCTCTGTCACAATTCCCGCAAGTACTTATGGTTCTGTAAGTGACTTAGTATCTGCTATTCAAACTGCAGTAAACACAGCAGTTGGTGTAGCGGGTCTTTCCTGTATTATTACAGTAGAAGCCGATACTAGTGGAAGATTAGTATTTAGTTTGATTCCAGATCATACAGATACTGACGGTGGTTTCTTGGAGTTTGTAACTAATGGAACTCCTGCTCGTGACTTTGCTGTGTTAGCAGGTTTCGATACTGACAGTGCACAAGGTGGACAAGCCAAACTTGTTAATGGTAAAATTGCTCGTGTGTTCTCACTTACAGGTGCCTCAGGACAAAAGCGTTATGATAGACTTATTCTTCGTAACCGCCTTGTACCTGGAAAATCTGGTTCTATGGATGGACAATATGTTCAAGACCAAGCCTTTATTCAAGTCTTAGGTGGTAGTGGAAACAATAACTGTGGTCTTACTTCTAACGAAATTGGTGTTAGTGGTATTCGTGGTACAGTTATGGAACCTACTATTAGTTCACACATTGGACTTGAAGGTGGACAAGACGGTAGTGGACAACCTTTAGTAACTTTCTATGGTCCAAGTTCAACTAACCCACAAAGTAACATCTTTAAGTTTACTTTCGAAGGTGTACCTGTAACTATTGAGTTTACAGACGGTACTGGCGGTGCTATTACAACATCTGCAGATGTTCCTTTAGGTCCTATTGGTACAGCGAATACAGTCTTAAACCAAATCCAAGCGGCCATGGTTGCTCAAGGTTTGGCTAGTGGATTGGTAATGCAAGAAGGTGTGGGTATCCGTTTCCGTGGTGCTAGTTCTAGTTCAGATGCTTCTATTACTATTGGTAATGGTTCTGCTAACGACACACTTGGATTCAATACCGGTGAACAAGTATTTAGAACTGTTGTAGAAGTGGAAACATTGGTTAGTGCTCTTTTGGCACACGACCAAGCGTCTATAGCATTGCACTTAATCGACTGGGCAGATGGTGGTGCGTCTGCTTACTTTACTAAAGTGGGTATTGCTAAAACTATTCGTGATAGTGTTGGTGGAGAGTTCTTGTACTTACAAAGTTTAGGTACTTCTGGTGTTGGAACTTCTAGTTCTATTGCTATTGTAGAAGCCGCTGTAGACTCTGTAACAAGACCTGGTACTGGATTAGGTGTTACTGGTGGAGAAGGTAATGTTGGTGAACCATCCATAGATGGTTTCTATGTTACATCTTCTGATCCTATTGACGGTTCGGGTTCAGCTAATACTTCTGTACTTAATAGTGGTAATGGACAAGATGGTAATGTTGGACAAACCTATCGTGACTTAGTTACTGGTTTGACTTTTACTGTTTTACCAAGACCTGGTGGCGCTAGTTATCCTACAGGTGAAAGTTTCACTTTCAAACTTCGTAAGGTTGTTACAACAGACTCCAATCTTCCTATTAATACTTTACCGGGAGTAGAAACAATTGTTTCTAATACTTTAGGTGTTAATGTTGGAGACTCGGCTGTTGTTACTACTTATGCAAGTGGTGGAAATGAACCTAGTGTAGGAGACATCTACTATGTGTCGTACAACTATCGTAAACAAGATTTTAGTAGTCAGATTTACACTAAACAAGCGACTGTAGAACAAGCGTTTGGTGAAAAGACTCCTTCTAATCCTGTTTCCTTAGGTGCTTACTTAGCGTTCTTGAATGGTGCCGTAATCATTGCTATTAAACAAGTAGAAAAGGATGAAGACATTAACAACGATGGTACTCCGGACTCTGCTTCTATTGACGCTTACATTAAGGCTATCGATGAAGTAGAAGGGTCTTTACCTGGTGGTATTTATCCTAACTACATTGTTCCTATGCGGGGTGATAGTTTACCAATGTTCCAATACTTGGCTAGACATTGTGACATTCAAAGTTCTATTCGTTATCGTGCGGAAAGAACTGCGATTGTTGGTGTTAGTGCTGGAACACAACCTAGACAGGTTGGTAATATAGCAGAAGCCGTTATGCGTTCTCGTTTGAGAATTATGTATCCGGACATTGTTACATTGTCTTTAACTGCAGCGGATGGTTCTGTTAAGTCTTACTTGGTGGATGGTACTTATGTAGCAGCCGCTTGGGCTGGTAACAGAGCAAGTCCTACAATTGATGTTGCGACTCCTTGGACTCGTGGTCGTATTGTTGGATTTGATGAAGTTGCTCGTAAGTTAGATGCTGTAGCACAAAACCAAGTGGCCGTTAGAGGTGTGACTGTTATTGGACAAGACAGACAGGTTATTTCTGTTCGTCACGGTCTTACAACAGACATGACTAACACTTTGTCTAGAACTCCTTCTGTTATTACTATTGCAGATGAAGTTCAAAGACAAGCCCGTGCTACTTTGGATCGTTTCATTGGTATTAAGTTCTTACCAGGGATTACAAGTCAAATCGAGGGTCAGTTAAACGCTACTCTTAAAGGACTTGTGGGTAACCAAATTATTGCTACCTTTATTCCTGCTAGTGCTAAAGTATCTGAAACGGATGCAACGGCTATCGAAGTGGAAGCCTACTACCAACCAGTGTTCCCATTGATCTACATTGTAATTACTTTCAATGTTCGTTCTAGTTTGTAAACCGAACTAAAGGAACCTGAACTAAGGGGGGTCTTGTAAAAGGACCCCCCTTTTTATTTGTTTATAAAATTGTAGAAGATAAATTAACAAAACAAGGATTACTAGTATGACCAAAATTGATCCAAAATTAGATCAAGTTTTCCAAGAGACTTTTAATAACTGGAACGGAGACAGATCCTCCTCCCATCTAAAACAAGCAATTGTATTAGCTGAAGCTTTAGGTATGTCTGAAAAGGACTTAAATAAATACTTCTTACAACTCTACCAGAGTAATAGAGGTTTTAGTACCTTACTACAAAAGAAAGCTTTAGGTATACAATACCTTGTGTCAGATGTTTATGTAGACTCAGATACTACTATAGAGGCCCGTTTAGATTATAACTATCCAATGGGTGTTGTTGTTAACACCAAGGTCTACGATATAAGTGAGAGGGAAGCTGTTGGTTTTGTGGAGAACATATTAAACGAACAGTTAGAAGACACAGAATATACATCCTTAGATGTTTACTCAGCTTTTGACATTGAAGGTGGTTTTTATGTCGAGGGTTACATTACACTAGACTACAAAGTTTTATTATAACTTTAAACCCAGTTATAAACTACAATACTACTAAGGACCCCAACCTAAGGGAAAAGTTTATAGGTTGTGGGTCCTTTAATTTGTTTATTAAATATGATAATACTAATACAATAAATGATGAATGAGATTCCTACAGTTTCAATATACCGTAATAGACGGCACAGCCTATTTAAAACAATTCGAGTGTGAAGACTTGGTATTGTTTATGTATGTGTGCTGTCTACAATTAAACTTAGGAATACCCTTCTCTACACAAATGGTGATTGACAGTGACACTTGGAACACTGTCTTACTAGATTGTAAGTATAGAGTAGTACTTACACCAGAACACTTAGGTCCTTGGGATACAGTGGTGTATGTTAACTAGACTTTTAAAAATATAAAATAACCTATAATTTTTTCTTGTGTTTTAGTATATATCTGTATCTAACCACAGGAGAACATATGGTAGAACTGGACTTACAACAAAAAACTGAGATCCTGAAGTATACACTACAAGGCTATAAAGACCAAGACATGGTTAAACTGTTGTCTTTTGGTAAACAAGTGTCTAAACAGACTATTCACTATATGCGTACTAAGAACTCATTACCTAAAAGAAAAAGAGTTTTAAGTTTCCTTATAGACGCACCCTTAGTAGACTTGAGTTTAGTTTTAGAAGAACATGGTAAAACACTTATATCTAGCAATACACTTTGTTCTATTCTAAACAGTTTAAGAATTACTAATACTCAAGGTAAACCTTGGTCTAGTAATGGTTTGAATTATTATCTACAAACTAGAGGTGTACAAACTGTTAAAGGTGTTGTGGCTGTTCAAAGTCTTAGAAAGATACAACCTACACCAATAGAGGAAATCTGTGAGTTTGACCCTCAAGTGTTTAATCCTTATACCTTACTACCAGATGTTACTAACATCAACTTTGAGGATAGTGTTATCGTTCAACAGGAACAACCTAAACTAGAAGACCCAGAATCCATAACTTATATTAAATCCTTGTTAGAACAACAACCTTTGACATATGCTGAGATTACTAAGAAACTAAACGAAGCCGGCTATACTAATAAAAACGGTAAGTCCTTTGGTCGATGGTCCGTTACAATCCTTTGTAATAAACATGGTATCTGTATTCAAAAACAAGATGTAACCGTACTACTACCTAGAATACAGAAGTATATAAGCACTTTACCTTTAACACACACTATTACAATAAAAGATATAAAAGACATTCTTCCATCTTTGTGTGATGACCAGACTTTATACAAGAGTGTAGAAAACCTTAACGGATTACTACAACCTTTAATTAAGAACCATAACGACGCTGTTAAACAATACTTGTTAGACACTACTTTTAAAACCAAACTAATAAGTATTCTTGAAAGTCAAACACACCCAATTAGATACGATGAACTGGCGGGGATGTTTTGTATGTCCGCTATGTCTGTTCTTCGTAACTGTGAAAAAGTAGGTATGACACCCACAGCCTACTACTATCAATGCATACACAAAATTGTTAAAGCTTTTG